ACCAACAAAATTCAACAGATCAGAACTTTAAAACGGCATTTTGTAGTTTCTTCCCACAGAATTAAGACCTACAGTGCTTTAAAACAGCATTACATAGGTTCCTTCCAACAGATTAAGGGCAAAGGACTGCATTATGTGAGTATTTTTTTTTTTAAGAGGGATGTTTAACAATTAAAATATGGATAGTATGAACGTATATGATTTTGCACCCGATTTAGATTTGAGAAAAGAAGTAGAAGGTTCTATTTTTGGGGTGAAAGGAATAGAAGGCAGTGATGTTATAGTATATGCTAAGGTAGTTAGCTGTGTAGACGTCAAGGATTACAGTTGTGAGAGATGTATTTTTTATGATTGTTATAAGGATACATGTTCGTTATGGGGTAGTGATAGTTGTATAGATGGGGGATTGGTTTTGTAGGTACGAACAGGCTGCCATAGAGGGGGAGTAGGCGGCGCCTTGGGCTAAGGCCTGCGGTTGTAGGTGGAGCGTAGGCCAGGGCAGAGCCGGAACAGTTTATTGTGGAACGTGAAAAGAACAGATAAAAAAGGAGGAGATATGAAAAAGATATTTAAGACATTCTCTATTATGCTTGTCATAGAAATAGTGTTGATAGCTATTTTAGATGCTATGTCGTAAGTGAGAAAAATTTTCTTCATTAATTTTCTTATGCTTTAGACAGAACGCTCCCGTCTGCGAAGATCGGAGCGTTTGCTTTATGGGATTCATGGTGCAGCAGGTCGGTTCGATTCCGGCGATCTCACACAACATTAAAAACAAAGGAGGGAAGAAAATGAAAGATGGTATCACATTACACCCAGAGCACGGATTGAATCCGTCTATAGAAGTCTGCATGATATGTGGCGAAGAGATGGGGATTGCTTTATTAGGAAATAATATCAAAGGTCAGGCGCCGCATCATATATGCACGGGCGGAGTATGTGACGATTGCAAAAAGATAATAGATGACGGAGGCTGTTTTATTATCGAAGTCGAGGATGGATCAGATCAAAAGAATCCGTATCGTACAGGAAGATATTGTGCGATAAAGAAAGAGGCGGCAAAGAAGATATTTGGACAGGAGCATAATATTGTGTACATGGAAAAGTCTGCATACAGTCAAATAATACTATAAAAATAAAGAAGGATATGTTTACAAAAGAAGAGCGATTATTCATATGGAAAGAGGTATATGGGATAATTGATAGGTCAGAGAATGGGCAATACATATGCATTGCATTAAAAAATGTAGTATTTTATTTTTTCAAAACACATAAAGAAATAGAATTTATGAGTTTAGACGAAATGGTGAGAATATATTTCCCAGAATTGAGGGCAAGGAGAAGTATGGCTACAGAACCAGAGGAAATATGGAGGATATATGGATGGTTTGGTTGTATTAGTCCAGAAACGAAGGAGGTGAGACTGAATATTGTAAAAGATATTATAAAAGAATTAGAATAGTATTTTTGTTAACCTATTTTATTCATCAAATTAAGTTTTGGGTTTTGGCATGTCGGTTCGTGAGGATAGGCATGCCTATTTTTATGTCATAGAGGGATGACGCGGCGTGCCGGCATGTATGTGCCGGTCCTGGTTCGATTCTGGGCATCTCACAAACAATAAAACAAAAGAGTTATGAGAATATACAAGAATGATATTATAAAGGCGTCAGCGATAAGCACCAGCGACGACAGGGGATTATTACTGTGTTCAATAACGGATTCCGGTTTTACGTCTATAGCTGGTGTAATATCGGCTATTAAAGACAAGTTGCCAAACAAAGATCATAAGAAGATGGTTTTTGAAATTTTGAATGATACGAAAAAAGAGTACGGAAGATATAATAATTGCGGAGGAAAAGTGTTATGAGAAAAAATATAAAGAGCTTTTTATTGCCTTCAATATTGGCGAGCATGGTTGATGATTCTTATAGAGTAAGACGTATTCATAGTAACAATCATCCTAAACCAGTAAAAAGGGATGAAAAAAACAGGATAGAGAGGGAGTTTGATATCAATGGAAAGAAAATAATGGCTTATTCAAGAAAGGATGCCATTAAAAGATTAAAACATAAGAAGTAGAAAACGGATTTTTATGTTAATGTTAGTTTTTTCATTTTTATTGAGAGGAGCGCCGGCCTGTGAAGGTATGCGCTCTTTGTATTTGTATAATGCATAAAACAATAATAATATGACAGAGAATAGTATAGACGTAAATATCGTACCTGTAAAGAATGGTATGAAACGTGTTGTGGTATCATATTACCATTATTCACGCAAGGAGAAAGATCGCATGAGTTCTCAAACGGATTACGTGTGGGAAACAGGGAATGAAGAGATGTTTAAATACTTTGAGGCCAGGAGGATAAAAGTATTTTATAGTCAGATTCGTGCCATGTGTAGATTCTATGGCAAGAAAAATGTACGTAAATACAAAAAGCTATGATATTAAAAACGACAACCAACGAGTTTTGTTTCATCAGCGTAAGTTTCTATGAAACAATAGCGGATCCTCGTCATTTCTTTGAACAGGATTATGAAGAGATGCCAGAATACGAGGAAGAAGCAGATTTTGATTTTGATTCTTATTGCAATAAGTTTATTCCTTTTGTACAGGAATGGGCGAATAAGGTGGGCGAACGCCTTTACGGATATGGTGTGAATAACATAAAGGTAACATCGGTCGGACATCCGAGTGAATATAATTATGATACTGATTGGATGAATGTGGAGGTAGAATTTTGTGATAGATGGAGGCAAAGGATGTTATTTAATATTGGTAAGATTGTCAATGATGATAAATGCAAGAAGTATGCGGAAGCCAATTATAGGTCAGTATTAGGATACATCTTTTTAGGACCTGAAGATTTAAAGGAATTTGAAAAGGAAATAATAGAAAAGAAGTCGGATTCGAAATATGATATAACAATATTATTAAATATGTATCTAACTTTGGCTTTTGTAAAAGAATTTGGATTTAAAGCCGGAGAAGCGTGGAGTGAAATAACAGAATATGCTTACGGATGTTTATCGTATTCCGATTTTGCAACAACAGAGATGCTTATACCGGAAGGTTCGGAGCATTTATTCAAAGACATTTACACGGCAAAGGCCGACGAATTATATCATCATGTCCTGGATAAATTCGGATGGGCGTGGCGTGATCCGAAATATAAATCAGAAACAGAATTATGCTCGATGTTAAAATGGGCAAAAGAAAAAGGCTTGACCATTGAAGAGTTAAGTATTTAATTGTTAAACATAAGGCAGTAGTGGTGCGTGAGTATAGGTGCTGCCGTTAAAATATTTTATAAGATGAAAAAAGAAGAGATTCAAACTATTTTATACACAATCAAAGAAGGAGACAGTATTAAAATCAAAGTACAAGACAAAAGTGAAGAGATAAGATTGCGGGATCATGTAAGAAGAACGCAGAAATACGGATACAGGTTTTGTTTGTCTCATTTGCATGATGGAATTTTCTATTTGGAGAAGTTGGAAGAGGGAGATAAAGATAAATACTATAGAGTAATAAACAGAGGAAATGGAAAGACCGGAGTATAATAAGCTACGCAAAATGGCTAAGACTACTCCAGGTCTGATAGTGGACGAGGCGCAAAACATGATGCGTGTATCGCTGTATGATAATGGGGAACTTAAGAAGATCGTAGTAGTAATGAAATGCGATTCTTTTTTACAGTCAAAAAGTAACATAGAAAAGATAATGTTATTATCATCTTCTATAGAAGATAGAAAAAACAGAGAAAAAAATAAAACAAAATCAGAAAATGAACAGAATAACAAAAATAAGAGAAGAAATAGGAGGAAAACAGGTTGATTTGACCTTCTATGGGCGTTTTTGCAGCCTTATCGAAGGTGATAGAAAGATAATACTAAAGGCAATAAAAAACGGCCGTAAGAAAGGCGTAATCGGAGCCATTCAGCCCGGAAGACATGATAGAATTTGGACCACATGGGCTATTGCTTTTGAGGATCTGAAGGTAGGGGATACGGTAGAGTTTAGTACATCCGGGAAATACAATCCAGGTTTTCATTCTACAGAAAAGTATGTAGGATGTGTAGAATGGATAAAAGGATCGGAATGTGCGATAAAAACCGGCAAAGGGATGGCAGTAGTATTAATTAAACACGTGGAAAGGGTAGTAAGATGAAATTGAGAGAATTTGTAGAACTCTTTGATAAGAATGATGTAAAGGATTTGTTTAAGTCATTATCTTTATGTATGGAATACGTAAGGATAGATTTACATGTATTTAATGTAGGTGCTTATGTTACGTGCCTGTACAGTAATGATCTTGAACAGCTTTCAACGATGAAAGGGTGCGCTATATACGCGATAGTAGAAGTACCATGTTTATTTGAGGCATTTATGGAATATGCTTCACCGGAATTGAAAGCATATTATGATAAACTAACGAAAGAAGTGTGACATGAAAGAGGAAGTAGAACGGATAAAGAAGTTGGTAGGCATAGATCATAATAGATGGGAGCAACCTTGTACATGTGATAAATGCAAGAACATGTGTAAGGTTCCTTGTATTGGTACGCCAAAAGACATAGAGGCTATCATAGATGCCGGATACGCTGATAGGTTAAAAGAAACAATGTGGATGGTAGGGTATCTTGCAGTGAAGGAAAAACCAATAGCGATGATCCAGCCGACAGAGAAAGACGGGTGGTGCGCATTCCGCCGGCCAGACGGTCTCTGCGAGCTGCATGACCGTGGACTAAAGCCGACCGAAGGAGTTCTGGCTTCCTGTAAGATGATTGAAGAAGACAATGTTCCAACATACGAAACGTCTGTACTTAGAGCAGTGGCTAATGAGTGGGTTAAGGTGGAGAACTTTGGAGATATAATGAGGGTCGTTTTTAAATTTTTGCATGAAAATGAACGTAGAAAACAAATTAGATAAAGTAGTTAAGATCCTAAAAGAAAAAGGATTTGTGGTATATAGAAAGGGCGGAAAGGAGCCGGGTGTATTTTACGCCAAAGAAGGTGACAGCCGGATAGGATTCGTTTATCCCAACAACGGATATATATATGATAGAATAAAAATGTGGTCTTTTTCAAGGATATATAAACCACATAAGAAAACCGGGTCTTCGTGTTTAATGAGCGTCAGCGACGAATTTACGATAGAGAATGCGATTAAGAACATAGAGGATAGACTGTGGGTAAATTATGTAAAAGACGGTAACAGAAAACGACCAGAAGAATACAATAATATAAGAGAATTTGTTGGTAGCTTCACTAAATTCTACAACTCTGTAGAATTAGTTGAGGTTAAGTAGTTTTCCATGTAAGTTAGTTACCGGCACTGGTCTGTGAAGATAGGTGTCGTTTTTTTTAAGAAAGGAGGATAAAGATGGAGAAAAGAGACAAGGAAATGCCTTACGAGGTAATCATACAGGAGAGAAACAAAGTGGATTTATACGGTAACGTAGTATATTATATATATTGGTTTGATAAATATGGGAACGATATTACAAACGAATGGAAATTCTGGAGCAAGGATCCGAAAAAGAAATATGATAGAGTCAATCGCTATTTAACGGATAGTTGGCTAAAGGAATACTGTAAGAACAACAATTTAAAAATAAGTAGAATAAAGGAATGAAGCCGGGAAAGCATGCTATGATAACAAACGAGTATGGTGTCTTGGATATTATAAAAGAAAAATTTGACAACATAAATATAATGGAATATGGATCTAAATAAATTGTATAAAGAAATAGAAGAAGCGGAGGTCAATCTGAATGCAAAAAGATTAAAGTACATCAAAGAAGCATTAACGGAGAACGGTGGAAGCGTAAAGCTAAAATTTAAAGAGTTTAAAGAATGGCAAGAAGCTAATAGCGTGTTTGACTTTGATGATCAGTTTCCAGTGATAATAGAAATTGATGGAAATTCTATGTATTTAACGGAAGTGTATGTCAAAAAAACGATTTTCGTGTAGTCATGCTGGATTATACTGATATGACTTTTTATGATTATAGCAATCCAGGGGAAAATGAACAGGTTGCTTATTTTATTAACTATTGCTTAAATCAAGACAAAGATGGGAAAGAGTAGAAAAGATTATGAGAAGTATCTTAACTCAATATCTCCAGATAGAGACGATGAGGCATGGATCATTGGAGGAAAGAACAGGTATTGCGGTAGAGAGAATTATGGCACTATGATCAAAAGGTATGATCCTATTGGTTTTAACGTGGGATACAGGGAGTGGGTGGAACAGCCAGAGTAAGGCGGAGCCCGCCCTGGTAGAGGACGTGGACGGCAACAGGTGGAAAATAAACCGGTATGAAAACGATATGCTGACTGCTGGATGTCATCGTATTGCATATAGCGAGATGGAAAGTATTGCGAAACAACTGGGATGGGTGTAAGTAACCCATCCTATTTTATAATAACTAAAAACAAAAAAAATATGGAAAATCCAATTATTGTTCCGTTTGATTTAAATACGGCGAGAAAAATTAAAAGCGGAGAAATAGAAGGTTCGGTATTAATAAACAATATTGAAATAGAATTTGCATATGAGTCGAAAGACTGTGCAGATTCTTATAATTTACTTTTTGTAAAAAAAGATGGACGTGGAATAAGTGCTGTATATGCTAACACAGAAGGTTGCACTCTTGGTAACTCCACTCTGGAATTGAAAGTGGAGGCTGGAGCATATTTTAAGAAAGGAGATGTATTAACAAGCACTAAAGGATGTCAATTTATATATGATGGACTTATTACCAAAGGAGTAATGGGAAGTATATGTGGAATGGCAACATCTGGAGATATTGAGTTTGATAATAACAAATTATGGACTGATGTGTATAGCGAAGATGAAAATCGGAGTGTAAGAAAGGCTGAAAAAGAAGAGAAGAAATTTTTAGCAGAAAAGATTATAAAAGCCGAAGACAGCAGAAAAATAAATATAATAAAACAATATTTAAGCGAATATAAGTATCTATTAGATAAGATGCCAAAACATGACTTCAAACCATTTGAACGAGTATTGGTAAGAAGAACTAACCAAGAGAGGTGGAAATTGCATTTATTCTCCAGAGGATTAGGAACATATGAAGAATATGAATGTTTGGGAGGCGTAACATTTAGTCAGTGTATCCCATACGAAGGAAACGAACATCTTTTAGGAACTAATAAAAACAAATAAGATTATGGAACATAAAATGGTAACAATCCCGTTTGATTTAGAAACGGCAAAGAAAATAAGAAAAGGCGAAAGATTAGGTCAGATTGTGGCATTGACAGACGAAGACATAAGTCTGTATATAGACAAAGAACTTGCTAATAAAGGTATTCCAATTGAAGCTAAAAACTGGAATATGAAAAGCAAAAAAGAAGTCATATATCCAAGAATGGGAGTTCCGGTATTTGTATTAAAAGATGTTGGCATTGGTTTTAGGACCATAGAAGGTGCAACTGAAATGGCTAATTTGCTTATTAAGTATAATGCATTTAAAATAGGGACGGAGTATCTAACAGGATCGTATGATTCGTTTTGGGTCATGAAGGAAAATGTTTGCCCAGCCATTGAAGGAGTAGCAGGATATAGCAAGGAAGAGTTTGATAAGATAAATAAGGAAAATAAAGATCCAGAATTGGTAAATATAAATTCCTTCAACAATACTGTGAAAAGGGCCAATGAAGTTAGAGATGGGATATTGAAATACGTTCACGATATAAAGCAGGAACGTTCATACAATAATGACATGGTTGGCATCTTTGAAAGGTATAAGAATATAGCAGACGGTGACATGGAAGTAGCTATGAATTTTATTAAGGAGGCTTATCCGTTTAATGAAGAAACAGAGGTATTTATCAGGAAAAAGTTCAACATGTCTATACCAGTTGAGCCAGAAGAGTAAAAAAAAAATAAGCTAAATTAAGTTATTTAAAATCTTTTTTATTATTAAAAGATATATCTTTGTCCAAAAAACAAACAAGATGGAAGAAAAGGAAATCAAAGAAGCTATGACTGAAGCTTTGGAACGCTTAGAGGGATGTAAGTGTTTCGTAGCTACGATAGTAAATGAAGAAGAAAGAAGATTTGATATGAGCCAAAGAATGTCACATCATCAATTGGCGTTAGTTATAAAAGGTATCTTATCTAATAATGAGATGATGATGATGGACGTTCTACAGTGGTGCTCTGCCAGACTTAAAAATAATATAGATAAAAAGAAGTCAACTAATTAAATATTAATAACATGAATCGCTGGTTTGAAATTACGGTAAAAGCCGAGATAGACAATATCGAGAACGGCAAAAAAAAGAAAGTAAATGAAAAGTATTTGGTAGATGCCTTATCTTACACAGAGGCAGAGTCAAGATCTTATGAAATCCTAAAGGGGTTGTATAAGGTGTTTGATGTTGTCAAGATCAATCCTATTAAAGTGTCGGAAATTTTCTTCAACGGAGAAGCTGAGTACTGGTATAAGTGTAAGGTAAATTACATTACACTGGATGAAAAGAAAGGTAAAGAAAAGAAAACGCCATGCTATATGTATGTCCAGGCCGGCAATCCGAAAGATGCTGAGGCTGTGTTAACTAAAGGGATGCAAGGTACGTTGGGCGACTGGAATTGTGAGTCTATTGCAGAAACGAAAATCATTGAAGTATTTAAATACGATCTGCAAAAAGGTGTAGAAAAATTGGGAGAAAAGAAAACTGATGAGTGATGTTGTTTCCCGTGTAGCACTTGCGATAGCAATTGTATTATTGGTAGTAGCAGGTGCTACTTTACTGATAGTGATTAAGACAGAAGAGGTACCAAGATGGTTAATGAACTTACCATATACGTTATCTTTAACGGCAGTATCTTTTTCAACTATATCACTTGTATCGAAATATAAAAAGTGGAAAAGAAATTGTACATCTGCGAAAAATGCGGACGAAAAGTAATGATAAGAAGTCATGGTTTATGCCAGGCTTGCAGGAGCAAAGAGTTGAATCCGAAGAAAAAAGACAGAATTACATCCATTAAAAACAGCAGCAAGAAGAAAAAGTTAGAGAACCCGGATTTATCCGGGTTTTTTCGTCTTATGTTGGAGGAGTTGAGTACTATTCGAATGTCTATGACTGGTAAAGCTATTCATTTTCCTACAGTATGTAACGTCTGTCACATACTTCCGAAAAGGATATATAAGTCGGTTGCTACTTGCAGGGATAATATAGTTTTCCTTCATGAATCGGAGCATACGGTATTCGACATGTATCTTGACCGGATGGAATTTGATAAACTTGAAACAGAATTTCCTTTTGTGTGGAAGTATGCGGTAAAGAAGGTACTGGATATGGAAAGCAGAGGAATGATCAAGGAAAGAGGTAGGTTGATTATTGAAATAATTGATAGATATGAGAAAAAAATATAAGGTTACAATAGAAGCTGACGATGAAATTATTTTCATTGCCAACGTAAAAAGAGGAGAGAGTGAGAGGGAAATTGATTTTGAGGGAGCATCCGCAGATATGGATGAGGCTGAAACTGTATTGTATTATATTAAAGAAGCATTAATTGGGAAATTGCGATGATAGAACAGAAAATAAAAATATTAACAGATTTAGGGTTTGTCCCTATGGTGGAAGGAGAAGGAAATACGTTGTTTAGAATGAACGATGTCGTGATGTCGGTATCAGATCCTAATCAAACACCAGAGCAATTGAAAAAGGAAGTTATGTCTTTGATAAAGAATAAAGATATAGCAGAAAGAGGCGGACAGGTTCCAGTAGTTGAAGAGCCGGCTTCTGAGCCAGAGCAGGCCCAGAAGGAGGAACCGGAAGCTCCGGCGGAGGAAGCCGATCCTAACCCTGGAGAAGAAGACTCGAATCCGTTTACAGAAAACCAGGAAACGTTAGAGCCGTTTTATATCTGTGATGAGTTGAAGAAGATTGAGACACCCAAATTTGTAAGATTGACATTAGACGGTAATCGTTTTTATGTAAGGAAGATGGATGATGGGGCAGCCAAGATATATGCTTCGGTAACAACCATGATTAGAGACGGATTCGTAGATGACAAGACGGCTCTTCAAGAATGGAGACAGGAGATGAGGATGATTGGTCGTAATCCAGAAGAAGTATCAGAATATGATGCAGATAAAGGAACGATCATGCACTACTTATACGGATTGTATTTAACTGGCAGAGATATGGTCTTAAATAGAAGTTTTATAGTTAAAACCGTACAAGAAGGCAAGCTTAAGATATCGAAAAAGAATCTTGACAAATTTTTTGGTAGTATAGATGACCTTGACGATATGATTGTCAGAGTTATGAAATTTGCCAAATTTTGTTCGGAGTATAAGGTTAAGCCGATGATGATTGAAAGAATATTGTCATTAGAAGACTATTTGGTAGCTACGCCAATAGATGCGATGGTTAAAATGACATTCAAATACAAAGAAGAAGGTTATTTTGGAGCCGTGTATCAAAGGGCTACAGGACAGTTCAAAAAAGGTGATCCGAAGAAGGAGGTAAGAGAAGTGGAAAAAGAAGAGATTGTTATCTTAGACTTTAAATCAGGTGACATACGAAATGAACACGCTTTTCAATTGGAGGCTGAAAGAAGAATGGTTAAAAACTGGTACGGGATTGACGCGCGTATTATGAATTTTTCTCCAAAAAGCACAAACAGTAAAGGTTATACGCTAAAAGAATGGTCTGATAAAAATGCTGCTATGGAGAAAGCGGACTGCGTGTTCCAGCAAGGGATGTTGAATCACATTAGAAAAGACAAGAGGTTTAAAGTGAGAAAAGGAGTATTGAATATCAACAAGCCGTACAATGAAGAGGATCATATTGTTGTATATGATATTGCTGAGGAAATGTCTAAAAGATTCATAATATGAGCGATATTGTTATTCCTAAAGGAGATTATGTGGAAATTGTAGAACCGATATATATCAATCCTTTTGGTCATTGTTTTATTAACATCAAAAGGGGTTCAAGATTAAGATTATCGGAAGATTTGAAAATAGGAGATAAGTATGCAATATGCATACTCGTATCTTATGAGAAATATGGCAAGACCGTTAAAGTGATAATGCCTATACTGGCCAGAAATACAAGAAGGGTATGAGAAGAAAGATTAGGAGAACAGGAGAGATAATAGACGTAATTACCTTTAGCGGCTCAACTATAAGGAGTGATTATGACAAAATACAGTTCTATGATAGTAATGGAAGTGTGATAAATGGGAGTTTAAATTATTATCTCGATACCCTTCCTGTGGATGATGAAAACAAAGACGTAGATTGGGAACAACGTAGATTCGATCTTGTTAAAGCCTATTCTATTGAGTTTATCAAAATGCAAGATAGAAAAGGAGAGATAGATTGCGGGGTATATATACCAGATGTGGTGTCATGGTCTATAACTATAGCAGATAGAATCATAGAAGTAATGAGAGGAGTTAAAAATGCTTGATTTCAGAAAATACGAAAACGTACCTCGGTTTCAACTTGACCGCAGGCCTGGCAGGAGCCGGCTGAAGCTAACCTGCCCAGCTTGTGGGAAAAGCCGGTGCCTCACCCCTTATATTGATGTGGCAACAGGTCAGGTTGTTGGCAACGAGTTTGGAAGATGCGATCATGAACGGACATGTGGTTATGATAAACGACCCACTGGTAAGGATGTAGGAGACAAAGATCTTTGGATTTCAGGAAATAAATGCATAAGAGCTTATCGTCCTCCTGTAAATCCTGATGTTATAAATTACATACCTTTTAGCGAGTTTGAGAGGACTGTGGTTCCAGATGATAGAAATACTGTATTTAGGTTTTTATCGTCTCTATGGGGAAAAGAAAGGGTATCTGACGTATTTAGGAGGTATCATGTTGGAACAATGGACTTATGGGGATGGAAAGGGTGTTGTATATTCTGGCAGATAGATAAGGACTTTGTATGTAGAACCGGCAAGATTATGGATTTTTACATAAAGACCGACAGCCAGGGGAATGAGATTGATGTAAAAAGAGTGAAGGAAAAAGACGGTGACAATGAGCGACCTCATGTTATGTTTTATCACTCATTGCATGCAAGAGACTTCTTGTTTAGACAATGCCTGTTTGGAGAACATCTTCTAAGCCAGTATCCGGATAAGGTAGTTAATTTGGTGGAGTCAGAAAAGACGGCTATTATATGCGCCGTGAATAAACCAGATGAGTTGTTTGTAGCTACCGGTGGATTGCAGAACTTAAGACCGGAAGTGATAGATGTTTTAAAAGATAGAAAGACTGTAGCTTTTCCGGACAAAGGACAAGCATTTGACACATGGAGTAAAAAGATAGATGGGATGATGATGAAGTCAAGAATAAAAGTATCGGACTATCTTCAGAGTGTTGAGAATGTAGGGGACGGAGATGATGTGGCAGATTTGATAATTAATAATAAAGTAAAAGAAAAATATTATGAGCCTGGACGTTTATATTAAGAGCAAGAAGAAAGAAGAGGATCGTAAATGGGTTGCAAACATCACCCACAACATGAACAAGATGGCACAAAAAATATTCGTATCAGAAAACAAAGAAACACTATACGATTATGTTTGGAGACCAGAAGAATTGGGCAGGGAAATAGATGCTAAAGAGATGGCGAAGATACTCACAAAAGGTATATATATTATGATCTCCAAGAGAAAGAGTCTTTTGAGATACGAACCAGAAAACGGATGGGGGTCTTATGATTCATTTCTTAAGTTTCTTATCGAATACAAAGAGGCATGTGAAGATAATCCAGGGTGTGTAATTGAAGCAAGTAGATAACATGAAAAATTATAAAAACACTTTGAACGAGGTAGTGGTGATCGAATCATCACCAGAAACGTATTTTGTTTACGCTATTCGTAATGCTATTCGTATCTCTAAATGTGCGTATCCTACAGCCAAGAAAGTAATTTTCAAAAGAGAAGACGTAGAGGTAGAGATCTCGGAAATGGAAACCGAAAGCAGTTTGTATGAAAAATTTAAAGAAAAACAGAAGAATAGGGTATGGAACTCAATGTGCGGCAACAACGGGTTTTAAGAGGCGAAATTTGCCCTTATTGCGGAAGAGAAACTGAGCTGGTTAATGCCGATAAAATATATAGCAGAAAAGGCTTAGGGATGGTTATGATGTGCAAACCATGCAATGCTTATGTTGGCGTCCATGAAGCAGGACCAAATAAGGGGAAAGCTAAAGGCCGGCTTGCAGGACCATCACTGAGATCTCTTAAAATAAGAGTCCATGCCGAACTTGATAGGCTATGGTCTACGCCGAAAGAACGAGAAAGGATGTATAAAGATTTATCAGAATTTCTCTCTATACCGGAAGAATACACGCATATAGGCATGTTCGGTGAGAAGACGATGGGAAAAGTCTTTCAGTTCTGTCATATAAATAAAGAACGATCAGGTTCGAGGATAGAATGGCATAAACCTGGAGATAAGTGTCCTAATAAGAACAATCAAATAGTGTCAGGGAGTAGCGCATGCAGGGGATGCCCTGAGTATCTTCATGATGAGAAAGACGGATATGTTTGGTGTGATCCTGATATGAGCTACGGCAAGTTGAAATAGGATGCGAATTGCCTATCTTTGTGCTATTATTAATCAAAAATGTAAGAAGATGGGTAGATCAACAGAGTACTACAGGACTCATCCTGAAGCCAGGAAGAAAAAGGCTAAAAAAGACAAGGAGATAAATGCCAGACCGGAACAGAAAGCCAAACGCCGGGAGCTTGGTCGTAAAAACTACGAAACGGACAAGAAGAAAGGCAAGGGCTGGAGGAAAGGCAAGGATTGTTCTCATACCAAGAACGGTCTTAGGTATAAATCAGTAAAAGCTAATAGGGGATCCAAATCGGATACGAAAGGTGACAAAAATGCAAGAGGAGATAGCAAATAGGATAGATATAAGAAGGATATTCAAAACCTCCAAACAGGTTATGGAGGAGGCGTATGAGAATATCTTGAAATACAGGCGGGGAGAACTTATCCCCGCTAAAACCGGATACGATTATATTGACGAGGCTTTGCTTGGAGGTATTTTCCCTCAGCATGCTATTGCCATAGGAGCCCGGCCATCTGTAGGTAAATCGTATGTGGCTCAAAAGATATTGAAAAATGTGATGAATCCGATGATTAACCCGCAAGCAGAAGATTATTTTCTTGTCAATTGCGAGTTCGAAATGAATCCTCAAGATCTTCTTCTTCGTAGAATGAGCCAGGATATGAAAAAAAGAGCTCCTGAAATATTAAGAAGGCAGGAATCTAATACGATAGAAGAGACGAGAATGTTTGAAATCCTTCAAGGTGAAATCAGAAATAATATAATATACATTGATGCTCCATGTACGGTAAAAGAGTTTGAGGCGGCTGTGTATCATATAGCTACCAAACACAAAGACAAACGTCTTATAATATTTAAAGTCGATCATATTGCTTTGATAAAAAGAATGGGATTGGATCCTAAGTCGGCTATAGATGATTTGGTGGCGGTTATGAACGAGGCTAAATTAGTGTATAAAAACATATTTTTTCTCATTATATCCCAATTCAACAGAGAGATAGAAGGACGGATAAAAAGTCCCCAAGAGCAGCCTCCCCGTCTTTCTGACTTTTATCAGTCTGATACGCTGGGACAACTATGTACGTTAATGATAGGCTTGCATAATCCTCGCAGATACGGACTGGATAAGTATATGATATTTGGGAAAGACTGGTATCAGACTCTTGACCGGTTTAAAACTGAAAACAAAACATCATTCAGGACAGCCGGACTGGTGTTTCATCATATACTGAAGGTAAGGCAAGTTAGTATGGAAGAGCTTACTAATACAATCCACCCAGAGATCCTGCCGGGGCATGGATGGATGTACGGGGAGGGAGGGACGAAGTTCGTGAACCCCAACCAGCCGCCGACGCCGCCCAAGATCTATACTGTGGAAGATGTTACGGATAATCAAGAACAAGAAACAAAGGAAGAACAGTCAGTATATTAAAAAAAAGAAACGTATGAGACTTACCGTAGAAGAAAACGAGTACCTGATAAGTAAGTTCCTTTTGGTTCTTACTGAGTTTGCAGGGGATGAGAGAGAGATGTTTTTAATCAACTCCATACATGACAAGGCGGTGGCGGATATGAATTATCGTCTTCCGTCTTTAATAAGCAGAGAGCGTAAAAGACGAGTCATTGAGCTTCTTAAAGAAGGGACCAGAATAATCAAGGACTTTTCAGGTTATGCAGGTGATATGGGTATGATTAACGAATACGATCGTCTAAAGAAAGAAATAGGAACCATCCAAGACCAACTTGGCGACGTAGAAGGTCAACTCCGGGCGGCAGGGGAAGTTATTAAAAAAGAGCTTGATATGATTGCTGACCGAATAAAAGAAGATCTTCTTGATCGGGAACTGGCTAAAAGTAATGCCGAGGCTGAAAGAAAAGCCAAAGTAGATCCGAGATACGAAGTGGCTTTAGGCGATTACAAGGAAATGTTGGAAGTAATTTTTACAACCAGGAACAAGTATTCTACGGTAGATTCTGTACATGACGATCTTCGCCAGTCGGTATCTACCGGTAGAAATTCGATTATTAAAGAAGGATACAACAGTTAAAACAAGGAGGAAATATGGGAAAGAAGGAACTTAAAGTAGGAGAAACGTTTACTGCCGGATTTATAAGATTGAAATGTGTGGAAGGTGATACATACGATGGATGTATATTCGAAGATTACGATTCTTGTTCATGTACAGACATAATTATTGGTTCATGTGGACATATTGATAGACAAGATGGCAAGAATGTTATTTTCATTAAAGCTGATTAGGTATGTATATTAATTTCAGACAACTTGCAGCATCAGGCATGACTCCTAATGATCTGGCTAATCTTCTTGCTATAAGACAGAAGGATGCGGTTATGATCGAAGCTATGCCAGAAGAAGACGCTGGGAGGTATATAGAGCTTGGCCTGGTTGAGAAATTAAAATCGGGCGTGATGAGATTAACCAACAAAGGAACGTCTTTTGTGAATTATATAGAGACACCGGAAATGACGGATGAGGTTCTGGAAACGTTGAAGATTATGATAGGAATGTACGAATCATATTCAAAAGACATAGGTGTCAGCAGAAAAGAAGCAGAATCCAGGTTATGTTGGTTTATGGGTAATACTTCATTTAAGAAAGAGGTCATACTTCAGGTAACGGAGTCTTATATAGCAGAGTCAGGAGATTACACAATGAGCTTATGTAACTTCATATGGAAACCGCCTTCTCAAGCTTTTTCAGTCCATATGAACCTTAAAAACTCAAAGCTCTTTGACTTAATAGCTGAAAAATTTAAGATCGCTACCGAGCCTTATTTGGAGCCTAAGAAGAATAAGGAAATGGATTGGTTGTTTGCCGTATCTAAATTGCCTACGCCGCCGGCTAAGGCTAATCCGGATTATTTATTTACCGGAAGTTCGGAAACAGACAAAGAGCGATTGAAAAACATAAAAACGTATTTATTTAACAAAATTAGAAAGCAATGGAAAAAGTAAAAATCAGAGAGATAATAGAGGATATAGTTATTACTCATTTTCCCTATTCAATAATAGAGCTGGTTCATGAAGAAGATGTATCATTTGAAGAGCTTGAATTAGATTCTATTGATGAAACTGAACTTGTAGTGGAGGTAGAAAAAGAGTTTGGTATTCTTATTTATGATAACGAGATGGATAATATTAAATCCATTAAAGATATGACTGATCTTGTTTACAAAATAAAAACAGAAGGACATGGGAAGTGATATAATTTTATGCATGGCTTTGATAGCATCATTTACTTTTATCATACAATTCTTGCTATCGGTGTTAGGGTCCGATTTAGATACAGATATTGATATTGATGATGCTTCGGATTTAAGTATGTCCTTATCAGACATCATATCATTTAAAGGGATCACACATTTTATTCTTGGATATAGTTGGACCACATACTTTTCGGGCTCTCATTTGGTAGGGGTCATAATAGGGTCATTTTTCTTTATCGTTTTGTTTTATGTATATAAGTTGCTTCTTAAGCTAAAACAAGAAACAATATACGAATGCCCAGAAGATTTAAATGGTAGAGAAGTGGAAATAGTATTTAGATCAGGGAAAGATCATTATATGGTAAATATTACCAGAAATGGAAGACAGGAACAAATAAGAGTAAGATGCTTGTCTGGGAAAAATTACAAAAACGGTGACAAGGTGAATATAAAATACGAAGAAGGAGAATTAAGTATCTAATTTTTTTTATATCAACAAATTAAATTTTAAAAGTTATGACAATAATTATGTATGTATCAGCAATTTTAGCTGTAGTGATTATTTTGACGATCATCGGGATCTTATCAAGGTATCGTAGGTGTAAGCCTAATCAGGTATTGGTCGTTTATGGTAAGACAGGTGGGGAAAAGAAATCGGCGAAATTGTATCATGGTGGAGCAGCATTTGTATTGCCTATTATTCAAAGCTATGATATTTTGTCTATGGAACCTATGCAAATAGATTGCAGACTTACCGGCGCTTTGTCATCTCAAAATATCAGAGTGGATGTGCCTACTACTATTACGGTAGCGATCAGCACAAATCCTGAAATCATGCAGAATGCAGCAGAAAGACTTTTGGGAATGGATACTGAATCTACTGAAAATCTTATTACGGATATCGTTTATGGCCAAATGCGTTTGATCATTGCTGAAATGACGATTGAAAAACTTAATTCTGACAGGGATGAGTTTTTAGACAAAGCAAGAAAGAACATTGATAACGAGCTTAACAAGTTGGGTCTTTACCTTTTGAATATTAACATCAGCGACATCAGGGACGAAGCTGGCTATATCATGAATCTTGGCAAAGAAGCTGAAAGTAAGGCCCTGAACGAAGCACAGGCTAATATCGAAGAACAGGAAAAGCTGGGTGCTATTAAAATTGCTGTACAACAGAAAGAAAAAGAAACGGCTGTAGCTAATACCCAAAAAGAACAAGAGATTCAAATTGCTTATACTGAAAAAGAAAAGGAAACGGTAGTAGCTGAAACAAGGAAAGAAAAAGAAGTAGCTTTGGCTTTAACAGACAAAGAAAAACAGATTGGTGTAGCCCAAGCAGACAGAGATAGGGCTGCGGTTATTGCAAAGACTTTGGCTGACAAAGAATCAGCAATCGCAAGATCTAAGGCAGAACTTGAGGTAAACAAAGCTGAGGCTGAAAGAATGGAAGAAGTCGGGAAGAATAAGGCTGAGGCTGATAAACAAGCAGCTATAGCAATCCAAGATTCCGAAGCTCAGATCAAGAAAGCTGAAGCTGAGAAAAACGCATCTGTGGGTTATAACAATGCCCAGAAAGAGGTTGCTATATCAGAATCAGAATTACAGGTTATCAAAGCTCAATCAGAAAAGAAGGCCGGAGAAGAGAGAGTTAAGTCGGAAGCGGCTGTAAAAACGGCAAAAGAGCTTGCTGATAAAGAAGTGGAAGAGGCTAAGGCTGAAAAAGTTCAAGCTGCGCTTCGAGCTGAAAAGATTGTGCCAGCTGAAACCCAGAAGCAAGAAGCCATTCTGCAAGCTGATGCTGAAGCAGAAAAGATTAAACGCCGGGCTGCCGCTGAAGCAGCAGCTAATTTGGCAAAAGCAGAAGCCGAAGCAAAGGCTATTAAGATGAAGTTGGAAGCAGAAGCCGAAGGTAAGAAAAAGTCGTTGATGGCAGAAGCAGAGGGATTTAAGGCTATGGTGGAAGCAGCAGAATCGAATCCTCAGATTGCTATCCAGTATAAGATGGTTAATCAGTGGAAAGAAATAGCCGGAGAACAGGTCAAGGCATTTGAACATATTAATCTTGGAAATATTACGGTATTTGATGGAGGTCAGAATAGTACCGGTAATTTCCTTAACAATGTTGTTAAAACCGTTGCTCCGGCATTGGGAGTCATTGATCAGCTTCCTATTGCAGATACTTTAAAGAAGTTAAAAGGAGATGATAAGAAATAAATGTAACGGCCCAAGGTTAAACTTGGGCCTAATTGAAGAACTAAAAAGGGGGATTATAGATTTTATGCCAGCAGGAATAGTGATTTTTAGTGCTTCCTTATTTACGATATTTATAATATGGATTTCGGACAAGATTTAGAACCAGAAGAATTAACTGAACATTATGATCAGTGTTATGATATTGATTTTGAAACAAAAGAAGTAGAAGAAGAGGAATATGACTGACGAGGAATTTGCATTAGATAATAAAAATGATAAGATAATTATCGAGAAAAAGATATCTTACTTAAGTAAGGGTGATAAGGTGTGGATCGTGTCTTCGGATGGGTATCTGTTGCACACAGACATTGTGCGTAGGGATCGTGGCAGATCTTATGTGGACATAGACGGAATACTGTATTGGAAACGAGGATTGGATGGCAAACATCGTAATCGTAGCAACTATATGCAGTTTGCTATGACACCAGAAGACGGAAAGAAATATGTTACTTGTTATCCTGAAGGATTTAAAGATAATAGTTTATGATAGTACCTAATACACATCTGCTATATAAGGAATTTAATGGCATAAAACGTCTTGCTATATCTTATTCTCAGATAGATACGTTTTTAACATGCCCAATGAAATGGTATAAAACTTATATAGAAGGAAAGAGATCTACAGAAAAGCAGGAGGCTACATCTTATGGTACGGTCATTCACAAGACATTGGAATACTTTTTTAAAAACGGAAAACAGCCTTCTGGTAAAGATCTTGGGGAAGCTATAAGTTACTATGCTTACCAAGAAGACATACCTTGGCAATCGCCAGAGAATATGATGATAGCCATGAAGCAATCTGGAGAGCTTCTTGCTTGGATTGTGGATCTTTTTAAAAAAGACGGGAATAGGTTTATGATAGCTGATAGTGATCTTAATCCTTGTGAGAAACTTATAAGACATGGTGCTATAGTTGGAGTCGAAGAAGATTTTGTGCTGCCGTACCGTCTTCCTAAGCCAGTTGATATAAATGGAACCGTTCATACTCATGTGTATATAGTGGGGTCGGTAGACCTTCATCTGGCTATAAAAAGCAAAGGGGTGATCCATCATTATGTCATAGATTGGAAATCGGGGAATAAGGTTTTTGATTCTAAGAAGCTGGAAACAAATTTACAGCATCCTATATATTCGTTTTACATCTATAGAAGATATGGTGGGGTTCTACCAGATATGAACATCTATTTCTTTACCAGGACAAGGCAGTACCAAAAGGTTAAAGTAGATGAAGAACGTAAAATAAAATCTATAGAGATGCTAAATGACACTTTATCTAAAATGTATGATTTTGAAGATAATAGTGTAAAAACATTTCAAGCATACATCCAGGGAGCAGAAGGGGCCAGGTATAGCAAGCGGCGTGCCACCCTAAGCGAGCCTGTTCCGCAAAACAAGCTGCCCTGCCCGTCGGCACTGTGTTATTATTGTGACTTTGGATTACATAACAAAAATGAATGCCCTTTCTCTTCAGATTGGGATCCGTCTAAAAAGATAAAGCAATGAAATACGAAGACATTCAAAAGTTAAGAACAAAATACCGGCAAGATCCGGAAGTTATAAACATAGAAGACATGCGAAACGTTGCTGTAAGATGCGGGAATTTCAAGAAAGCATTTGAGCTTCAAGAAAAGCTGGAGGATATATGGTTTAACTACTTAAAAGGAATACAATGAAAGAAGTTTTAATGGTTGGAGTAATGGCCTTTTTCTCATCATACTTGTTTATGACAGCTCTTATAAAAATAAGTAGAGCAGTAGATCGTTATAAGATGAAGAAGAAAACTGACAAAATCAAAGTTGGGCAACGATATGAATCAAGAAACTTCTTTATGGATCCGTATGAAAGAGGGAAGCATATTGTTAGGATACTGGATATAAACAACGGATATGCGTTGTATAAGTACGAATCTGGTTCTAATACGTTATATTCTACAGAACTTGAAGATATTGTTAAAAGATATGTTTTAATTACTGACGTTAAACACAAGTAAGTCATGAAAAAAGAAGTTACACTCAAGGAGGACATGGCTGCGTTTTATAGAAATGCAGGAAAGGAACTATGGATTTATAACGGACTTTTTAGAAACAAGGTATTGTCTATAAAAAAAGATAAAGCCATTATCATGTGTGAAACTGATGCTGAATATTCTGTGCTGATAGAAGATAATCAGTTTATTGCCGTAGCAAAAAACATGGATTATGATTACTGCTGTGCATTCACATTAGGCAATGCTGAGGCTTATGGCGATCGTATGGGCATATCGTGCAGTGTATGCCTGCTTGAAGATGACGAAGATAAGGCAAGGGAGATGTTAAAGGAGGCGATAATAGAACTTTCAGAAAACAGTAAAATAGATTGCGATGGGCTTTGAACTTAGACCTTACCAAAAAGAAGCAGTAGATGCCGGGCTTAAGTTTCTCACGGGAAGATCTAAGAAGCCTGGCATAATCGTAGCCCCATGCGGATCAGGAAAGAGCCTTCTAATATCCAAGATAGCGCATGAGATAAATAGACCGACGTTAGTATTGCAGCCCTCGAAAGAGATTCTGGAACAGAATTATGCAAAGGCTACATCATTTGGATCTGAGCCGACCATATACTCTGCTTCATGTGGAAAAAAAGAGTTATCATCCATGACCTACGCCACACTTAAAAGCATAAAGAAAGACGTAGCAAGGCTGAAAGATATAGGGATAGACACGTTGTTAATAGACGAATGTCATGCAGGGTATTCACCTGAAGAAGGTTCTGAATTTATGGAGTTTATGAACAGGTTCCCAGAGGCGAAGGTGCTGGGCTTCACCGCCACTCCCTGCCGCCTCCGAACCTACAGTTCCATGCTGGAAGGAAACTACAGCAAGCTCAATATGCTGACGAAAGACGAGCATAATTTCTTCAAGAAAATAGTTCATGTGACTCAAATACAAGAATTAACTTCTCAAGGGTTTTGGTGTCCACTTAAGTACGAACGATGGTCTTTTGATGAATCGGCTCTGATGTTGAACAGCACCGGAGCTGAATACACCAACGAATCTATTAAAGAAAGTATTGTACGAAATGGCTTAAACAACTCTATCTACAAGCGCCTTCTTCAACTTATGAACGAACGTAAAGCCATTTTGGTTTGCATGGATTCTATTGAATCATGTAATAGAATATCAGAGTTCATGAATGCCAAGATGGGAGCCATAACCGGTGTCGTAACATCGCTAACAACCAAAAAGAAAAGAGAGCAAATTATATCCGATTTCAAAGAAGGAAAGTTGAAGGTGGTTTTTAATTATTCAACGCTTGCTACCGGATTTGATTTTCCTGAACTTGATTGTGTGATGTTTGGTCGCCCAACATTCTCATATTCAACATATTACCAAATATTAGGCCGCGCCATCCGCATCCATCCTGACAAGAAAGAGGCGCTGATAGTTGATTGCTGCGACAACATGAGGCGTTTCGGTCGGATAGAAGACTTGACAATCGAACAATTCCCTTCTAAGGGCTGGTGTATGTTTGCCGGAGATCAACTTCTGTCCAATATAAGGATGGGTGATATTATTACCAAAGACGAGATCCTTCGCCGGGCAGCCTCGCTTAAATCTGTGAATGGAGATGGTAGGAGAGAAGACGATCTTGACAGTATAATAATGTGGTTTGGTAAATATGAAGGGATTAGATTCAAGGACATACCGGTGTCGTATTTTAGGTTCTTGGCTGAGAATATGGCAGTAAAACCAGGAGACAGGAAAGAAAAGATTATCGAATATTATAATAGAATAAAAGCATGAACAGCAAAAGACGTAAGAAAATAGAGGATATTATTTCCAATTTGGAAAAGCATAAAACAGATCTTGAGTTTATCAAATCAAAGCTGTCAGAGGTTAGGCATAATCTGGATTCAGCCAAGGATGATGTTGATATGATTTTAGACGAAGAGACGGAAGCAAGAGATAATATGCCGGAGTCGTTACAAGATACAGAAAGATATTATCAATCAGATGAGGCTGTAGCTAATATGGAGGCGGTTGTTGATGATATAGAAAGTATTGTAGGGGATTTAGAGAATGCGGTTTCAACCATTGATGATAAAATCAATGACATAGAAACTGGTATTATAGGGAATTTAGAGGCAGCCATAGGCGCATAACGTAAAAATATAATCATAAAATTTAACACAATATATTTGTATAGATATAATACGATACATATTTTTGTATCGTATTATTTTTTATGTGTTATATTTTATGAAAACAAATGTTACAATGGTATCAAAAGACCGAGAATTATTTGGCGTAATAATTAAGCAGGACACTAAAACTTCGTTTATGTCCTTAACAGACCTTCAGGAAGCCTATACGAAGAAGAGGGTTGAGATGGGGTGGAATGAAAAGAGAATAGAGAATATCCTATCTAATAAGGAGAGTGCGGAACGTGTTTACTATATCCTTGAAAAACAAGGATATAAGATAGAATCAGGATTTCCTGGTTTTATACAATCTGTTGAAAAAGAGTCACTTATAAAAGTGATGAAAAAAATGGGAGCTTATAAGACAATGGGTAGAGGAGAGAATAGGAGAACTATGTGTAATCCATATATATGGGTGCTTGTAGCTATGGAACTAAACCCTATGTTGTATGCTGAGGTTGTTACGTGGTTAACAGATAAGCTTATCTTAAACCGAATAGAGGCAGGTGATAAATACAATGTCTTGTCAAGAGCTATATCAAGATTTCCGGATGCCGATTACTCCAAGATGGCTAAAGGCTTAAATTGGATTGTATTTAATGAGCATGAAAGCATGATAAGAAATAGGGCTACACAGGAGCAGTTGAAAGAACTTGAAACCCTACAGTCTAATCTTGCATTCTGCATAGAGATGGGAACCATCTCTTCTTTCTCTAATTTAATGAACATGATGAGATCTATATATGTAAAGAAATGGGGAGAAGAGGCTGTAACTTCTAAAAACGTAAAATAATATGGGAGTAAAAGAAATAAGAGAACTACTTAGACTCTACAATCTCGAACATAGTGTCGTCCAGAACAAAAACTCTGGGCGGTATTCTATTATTCTCCATAACAACATCATAGGAACGAACGTAGATGGAGAGAAGGTAGTTGTGTTCAGAACCATTCCGGATGGAAGCAATACGTTCTCTATGGAGCGAAATAGATTCTATGAGGGGTTTGTAGAGGCTTTTGATGACGATAAGGCGATTGAAGCCGTAAGACAGTATTTTGAGAAAAACAGAAATGATAGGGTATAAGACGAAGATGGATTATATTACTATCGAAATGAGGTAAAACAACGATAAAGCAATGGAAAAGATGGATGATAATACTAAAAATATCCTTTATCCAAAAGGATCTATTTTTCGCATATTGAAAGATGATATAATCAGTGCAGAATTTAAAATAGCCAAAGGAGCTATAGCGGAGGCAGTATCAGACATAGAAGTAAATGATAAATATGCTGAGGTTTGTTGTAATGGGGAGACGTTCGTCATAGAAACGGATATTATGGATATTATTCTTTCCAAAGACCCCGTAGAAAATAAATCGGTGAAGAATGACATCATAGACGACAAACTACGATGGGATTTGCTTCCAATGGAAGAGATTGAGGACATTGTAAGAGTCTATCATGCTGGTGCAAAGAAGTACGGACCCAATAAATGGCAGAACCTTGACAACGGGTTTGAACGGTATCGTGCTGCGGCTGCCAGACACCTAATGGAATACATGAAAGGGGAAAGAGTGGATTCCGATACAGGATGTTTTCATCTTGCACAATGTGCATGGAACTGTATAGCTATGCTGTGGTATGACAAGCATGGAAAAGGGTTGATACCATTAAACAAGGAGGAAAAGAAATGACAATAGAACAACTAAATTATTTATTAAGAAAAGAGCTTTATGCTATAAAAAACCATAAAGACAATATTGATAGAATCAAAAAAGAATACTTTGATTCCAATTATGGGTTAAAAGAAGGAGATAAGATCCGTATTTTACACGAAGCAGGAGATGAAATGATAGGCTTCTTGAAAAAAGTTGAAGTATGTGAAGACGGAGATCTGTACTTGACAATCCAAAAACAAAACGAAAAAGGTGACAGAGGCAGAGGGATATGGAATATGTATCTATCATCAAAATTAATTAAAATAGAAAAATTATCAGATTAATAACGATATGATTAGAGCAAGATTTTACATTAAAAAATCCGACTGCGGTAACGACTACCGTCCAGTCAAATGGCCTATAAAATATCCATATTGGTGTAGTGGTGAATCCGATGATTCATTCATACTTGTAGCGTATGCCGAAGACGAAGACAGCATAAAAGAGCTGTGGCCGGAAGCATACGATATTAATGTCTTAGAAAAAGATACTGAGGTTAAATTCACATTAAGATTTCCTAAGCCTAAATGGTATGAATTGCAAGAAGAGAGATCAGAAGAGTATGATAAATTATATGGTAAATTCGTATGGGTTACAGACATGTGTCTAAAAGATGGGAAAATAAGAAAGGTAAAAGCCAGAATAGAAGATTGTGGTGGTCTTTTATTAGCTGACACTCCTGGTCGTTACACCCCTTATCAGATAGGGGATTGTGCTTTTGAAAGCAAGGAAGAGGCTTTAAAACATGCAGAGGAACAGAGAACGAATTTAATTAAGTCTCTTAGGTTACAAATACATGAACTTGAAAATCTAAAATTCGAATGCGATGATTGAATAATTTGATTATTTTACAAATAACGATTACATTTACGATATAAATCATTCAAATGAGATTAGTTGAAAGGCATATAGTTAAAGACAACCGGTTTGAGGATATTTGCTTCAAATCCGGCTTGTTATATAATTATGTTCTTTACAACATTCGTCAAGGAATCTTTTCAGGTAACTATTTAAAGGAATTTGATTTATCAAACAAACTTTGCAAAGAAAACCAATTCGATTTCAGGAATTTACCTAATCATGTATCCCAACAGGTGATTAAACAGGTATTTAAAAACATAAAATCCTGGATAAAACTCAAGAAGGATTTTGAAAAGAATCCTTCTAAATACGGAAATCATAGACCTCACCTTCCGTCATACAAACAAGGTAAGAAACAAAACATGGTTGTTTCCACCAACTGCAATTGTAGGGTAAAGGGTGATAATTGTATTTATTTTGTTAAAGATATAATCAAACCTATCAAAACAAATGTAAAGAAAGACGAACTAAAACAAGTTAGAATAATCCCTCAAGCTACATGTTATGTAGTAGAGGTAGTTTATGAAAGAAAGGAAACTGATCTTGGTTTAAACAAAGACAATTTTCTTTCGATTGATTTAGGATTGAATAATTTATGTTCATGTATTAGTAATGTAGAAACTAATTCTTTCATTATAAACGGACGGGTTATGAAATCAGTAAATCAGTGGTACAATAAGAAGAAAGCTAAGTTGATGTCTTTTGTTGGTAATAAGGGAACTTCAAATAGAATAAGAAAAATTACTTTGTTTAGAAATTGTTGGATAGAAGACAAATTGCATAAAATCAGTAGATACATTGTAGACTTTTGTAAATCTAACAATATAGGAACAATCATCATTGGATTAAACAAAGAATGGAAAAACGAGATAAATATCGGTAAAAGGAATAACCAACATTTTGTTTCTATTCCTCATTCTAAATTGATTGATAAGATTGTTTACAAAGCAAATCTTTTAGGGATAGAGGTAATTACTCATGAGGAATCTTACACATCAAAGATTGACCATCTTGCTTTTGAATCTCTAAAGAAACAAGAATCCTATTTAGGGAAAAGAAAGAAACGTGGATTATTCCAAAGTTCCGTTGGAAAGCTAATTAATGCTGATATTAATGGAGCTATAGGAATAGCAAGAAAAGTAGTCGGTGATTCTTTCATTGGAAAGATAATCGATAGTGGATTTGTGTTTAATCCGGTTAGAATAAATATTTTGTGATATAAGGTTGAATCTAATGAATAAAATGAATAATTTTAATAACATTAACTACGCAGCAAAAGCCAGAAGAGCTTATTTAATAAACAATTTCGATAAGATTCTTAACAGCCTCAACACGCTTCATTCAACGGTTGAGACCATGACGTTGTTCGTAAATGACCAGGCTTATAATTACATTCTTAAGCTAAAGGAAGTAATTAAAACCAGTCCTATGTATAAGCACAATATCAAGCGTCTTTTAAATGATATGGACAAAGAGATAAAGAGGTACAATGCTTCTATCTACTACATAAATAAAGAGCGTAGTGAGGTTATAGCTGATATAACACAAGCGATGGAAGATTGCCTCATGCCATACATAGACGATCTGGCCGGCGCTATAAGGGCAGCCGTGTGGTCGAGGGGTGTGTCCGAGGAGCGGACGGAAGCGGCGGTCCTGGCCCTTATCGTGTCTTCCTTGGCTCTGACATCCGGAAGACTTATTTCAGGTGGATATCAGATTATGAAAGAAATGGGTGGAGGTCAAGGAGGTAACCCGTTTACGTTTATGAGCATTGATAAGATAAGATACTTATCTACATTATTATCTGATGCTATTACCAGTGGAGAGATTACTCTTGAAGAAAAAGAAGCCGATGAAATAACTAAGGCGATGGATGTTTTTATTGAGAAGATGTCCGATTCAGATATTGTTGACAAAGTAATTAGCATACTCGAAGAAGCAGAATCTAAAAATAAGGAGGAACGATCATGAATTACTTAGATGGGTACGTAGAAGAGGTTCTTTCCGAGCCGTATTATGATGATTACGGATCGGGAATTTTCAGGTGGTGGGTGAAAGTGTCTTACGATTGTTATGGCATGGGAGCCGTTACTACCTTAATGTTTGATACAAAAGAAGAAGCGGAAGCGGTAAAACCAGGTTATAAATTTTTGTGTTAATGATATTGGGATGTGATTATGAAGTACTTTATTTTATTGATAATGTTGTTATTGTCATCATGTGATATTGACAATGTTAATACTGGATGGGTTATATGTGATTTAGAACCTTTGAATGATGGGCGTGTGTTATACAAAGGAGAAGATAATGGCATTACATGTGTTAGTAGTACCAAATACATCAAATTCATTGGACGCCAAGGGGAATACAATATTGGAGATTCTGTTAAAATCGTAAAAATAGAATAAGATGGAAAAGAATTTAAAACTCGTATGTCCTAAATGTGGCGAATATCACAATCCCAACTCTATACATTCGATGGATGTATCGGATTTTGTAGAAGGGGATATTAGGACCATTATGGAAGAACGTGGGTGGTGCTTTCAGTGTGCATGCTGGCAGAATATATACAACGTACACAAAGACGATCCAGGGTGGATTAGAATAGACGGCGTAAGCTGGATTCTTAAACCTATGGTGGAAAACGTGCCAAGAGGATGGAATGGTCTTGGATGTGGCGGAAAAAAGATGTATATCAATATCGAAGGGAAAGGCATTGTTGCATCAAATAACTGCTGGTGTCAAGGTAATGTTCCGGATGTGTTTAAGGATCTTATACCGGATAATGCTACGTTGGCTACCAAAGAAGAGTTTGACAAAGCTTCTATGGTAGGATATATTATGAATGGCGTTGGTTTAGTTTTTACGGATAGGGTACATTTTTTATAAATCAATTAAGGTAATTATATACCTTAATCAATTACTTAAAAAAACAGTTATGAAAACATTAGAAGAATATAAAGAAATGTTTAATCTAAGAGATGAAGAGATAAAGGAATTTGAATCTTTTTTGCAAGACAAAAACCAAAGTATATACTACTCCAAATTTACCAAAATAGTAAAATATAAAAATGGAGATATTGCTGGATATGGTTTGGTTCCGCCTGAAAAAAAATGATTTTATGAAAAATTTTGAGAATAATTTTTGATTTGGATATATATATCACACTCTGTGACCTTATCGAAAAATTCAACTCCTCTTTTGATTTCAATATTTTTAGTTTCTTTTATGAGTAAAAAATAAATTATGGCAGTTATATACAATTCTACATATAGACGACAGTATAGGGTCTATATGTAGAATTGTTTTAATTGTCGAACGTAACTGTCTCCGATGTTACCACATATTCACCTATACTTCCATGTGTTTCAGAATATAATTCAAGTTTTATATAAGCGGAATAGGTGGCATAGAAAGTGCCCTGACCCAACCTGGTTATAATAGGTCTGACTATTGATGTTAGGGTCAAATTTTGAAAGGATGCAGGAGAAGGCTCTGGTTCGATATTAGTTTTAACAAGTCCACAACCCCATGATGTATCTGAGCCGGTTTCGTAGATCTTATCTACAGGATCTCCTATTATCGTATCTGGGTACTCATGTTGCTCACTGGTGTAATTCATTACAATAGGATTATCATTGTTTACATTGTATTTTTTACCAGGAGCAGTATATGATATTTCACGATATGTTACATATTTCTTTTTTTGTTCTCTCACTGTAAACTGGTCCGGCAAATAAAGACCTATCAAAAAACCTAAAGAAGGAGATTCTTCTCTACCTATAATAAGTTTAATGTCATCCTTCTCTACAAGCTCTTTCGTAGATTCTGTTTGTTCGCTGATAGTCTCTTTTGTATTAGATGGGACTCCTCCTTGGATACTTATAGAACTCAGACGTTGTTTTATAGAAAGAAAGGTAAATACACCACTTTGTGGAACGGTCCCAACTATTTCATCATCTATGATTACCCCCCCCCCCTATACAGTTGCTAACTATTTGATATTCATATATTTTTAATGATGTTTCAAATCTTCTTCTCATATTCCTTTTAAGTAAGTATTAGGTGCAACAAAATTACTTATTGTCTTTATTATATGTATAGTATCTATAAAATATTTATCAATATCCATAGAAAGCTGAGGACGAAGATCTGAATCGTTTGTCTTATCTGTTATATAGAAATAGTACAGAACATCCTCCAGATAAAATGTAAGATAAATATCCCCTGTGACATTTCCATTATTGAAATAGCAATTGATGCCGGAACCAGATGGAGTCATATGGCAATCTATACTCTGGATATCTCCCATAGTACACACGTAATTGGAACTGGCAATATCAACCGCATATTTTCCAACATTTATACCACCACTTTCCCTCGATCTTGTGGTAAGTATATGAACGGCATTTTTCCAAGTGGAAAGAGGTGCAGATATACTAACGGCGAAAACGGGAATTATCGTCTGAAATAAATCATATAACAAAAACCTTCTTCTCATTATTTTATTTTTTTGCAAGATAGCATTTTTTTTCATAACAAAAAAAACCAGTTCTCTATCATCCCTGACTGAGAACCGGTAAGAAAACAATTTCAGAAAAAATTAAACCTACATAACCTTTAAAGTAAGAACAAAAAACGTATAGTCTACTCTTTGACAATGCTAAGATAGCATATTAGAGCCATATTGTAGTAATATAAGCCCAATATTCTTCGTCTACTTGTAGCTCACATCATCGTCTCCTTCCGAATCAGGAGTGGCACCGATGAAGAACATCATTGACTTATTGTTCGTCTGCTGCCACCAGTTATAGGCGCGCGCTACGTCTTCCGGCGTCTTAATGTTATACCATTGTTTGATAAACGTCTGTTTAGCGAGTTGTCTAAATAACTTAGACTCACCTTTGTATGTACCAGATGTTACTTTATCAAGTGAGTAGTTCCTGAGATCTGTGAGATCCTTCAGTTTCCGTCCCATAACAAACGGGTCATTAATGATATCCACCACATTAAGCTCCATAATAAACGGCATCTGAGAAGCTATTTCATTTATGGTTCTAAATCCTACATAAGATCCGAATTGAGTAAGCCAGCTTTCCTCGTTTTCATCATCATCACGCCATCCGGCAAGAAGCATAGACACGACCTGCATGATGAGGAACGTGCCGGCATAAACACTGAGGCGTTTAAGATTAGTCTTTTCCACCTCACCCATCTTATCTTTATTTTCGTTCCAGGCATCTATGATATTTTTCATACCAGGCTCGGAAGCTAAGCTAAATGTTTTAGCTATCATATTCTTTAACGTAATTGACAGCCCTTCCTCTTCTTGCATTGTCTGGAAATTGAATCCCCTTCTTTTCCACAGACGTTGAGCCGCCAGCACCAGCCATCCTCGGTGGGCAGTCATGAACCTGGCTATCCAGTTGCGGGATGCGGCGGTCCGGTTTTCTTCATTCAAAGATCCGTTACATATCTGAGACAGGCTACGAACCTGATTTCGGGTTATAGCCATCTGAGTTTCAACCTCCTCAACAGTAACACCCGATCCTGGTTTCACAACCACCTTGCCGTCTACGACATCTACCATACTCCATAAAGTACGATCTTTTAATGCATCCCATTCTCTTTTTATGGTGCTCTGTTCTTTACCACGTTCTTTTTCCATCTTGAAATCCTGGAACGTGTAGAACCGACCTTTGTAATAACGAACGTTATCCATAGTAGCGATCATAACCTGCGGATCAAGAGGGTAGTTCATGATTTCCATAAAAGCATACATCGGTGAACGCATTAAGGTCCGGGCCACCCTATTATATCCGGCACCATACATACGATTTCGGATATTGAATATCCCCATTCTCTCACCTATGACATATAATTTGCTTTTTCTATCTATGTCTCCGGTTTCTGCTATACAAGATGGCGCAAGACGTGAAAACTCAGCCGATGCATATTTAAGGGAATCTTTGCTTATATATTGTCCTACGGCAGATTCCATGATGAGGTTAATATGACCTGTCAGAGCGCCGGTAGCTGCCACAAACGGGGACAGCGCTAAGTTCATGACCGACATAAACCTTTCAACGGCCATCATAATTCTTGTAAGATCTATCGTGTATCCACCGATGTTAACCGTAAGTTTCTTGGTGTTCATCCTAATGCCATAATAATGGTCATTAAAGAAGTCTCTAAACATCTGGTATGCTTGAGTTGCCTCAGCTTTCTTACCGCCTTCAAATTGCTTATTCAGTAACATCTGCTCCAGTCCTTGGGCAAGCTCTATAGACTTCTGCTTTTCGTTGTATAACGATGATTGCATCATAAGCATCGAATAAGAATAACCAAAATCATGAGATACGTCATCTTGGTTCTCTAATTCATATATGTAGTATTTAGGTATAGACCTAATCCTATCTTCTGGATCATATACTTCCCCTTGTCTGGTTTTACCGTATAGAGAATCGTCTACTCTGTCCAGACAGAGATCTGATACAAAATTACGAACCGTATTTTTGAAGTTGATACCCAATCCCTCCATACGTTCTATATCTTGTTTGGATATCTGTGGAATAGCATACAAATTGGGGCTCTGCTCTTTGTATAAGGAAAGGGATTGTCTTTTTATTTCCTTAAGTTTTTGAATCATATTCCATTGCTCTACGTTTTTAGTAGCAATCTCATTACCATCAGCATCATACTTAATGCCGAAGTCATTGAAATACGATTCATCACGATACAGGCTCTTCTTGGGCATACGATAACCATACCCATGATCTTTTACATAATCTGGGTTACGACCGCTATTTTCAGCTTCAGATTCAGCCACCCACGCTCTTGCAGGGTCGAAAGACAGGTACGATATATTCATACCATAATCTTGTGTGGATGTCCCGTTCTGTACGTCTTTAACCATCTGTGCCACGTCTATCTCACCTCGACCTATTTTACCAAGCATAGCCGCATATCCGGTAGGAGCCATGCGTTTGTAATATGAAAAGACTTGACTTCTGGCAAATTCATTAACAATAGCATTAGCCTCTTCTATACCTGATTCTCTTGTGTTATTTAAAAACAAGCTGGCCATCTTAGTATTGACAGCATTCCTAAAATCTCTACCGTCTAATTCTTTGCTTATTCCAAGCTTTTCTGACAAGTAGTTGGTTTCAGATACAGTAAACAAATATCGGTTATCAGCAGCCTTAAATAGTTTATCCCTTAAGGCTTGAATCCTTTTTGCTTTCTTTGCCGTAGTATGACGTTGCACAAACTTCCATTCCACTTCCTTGGAGTCAGCAAGAGCATTTAAATAAGATTGATTGACTTCGTTTTCAGCCTTACTGCTTTTAGTAAGGTATTTATCAATATCTTCAAGACCCACCATCTTAGCATAATCTATTAAAATAGCGTAGTCGGTTTCAATAGCTTCAGATGCAGCCCTAAAAGCATCTCTTTCAGATGAGGTAAATGTCGCTTCATTGATTTCTCCGATGTCAGCCACATCGCGGTTATTCCCAATTATTTCCTTGATGATAGCCCTGTTTTTTTCTATATCTTTCACAATAGCTTCTACGTCTGTCGCATCTCTATCACTTGTCGTAGAATTAATGATATCATGCGCCATTTTAAGATACGAAGCCTTGTTGTTTGATTCGGTGCGTGCCGACTGATCTGACTCTATATCATTCCAAAACTGATCATTAAAAGCCAGGTGTCCTCCTAACATAAGCGTTCTCAGTGCAGCCTCCCCTCCAGACTCACGCTGAATCGTTCTCAATCTTTCCAAAAATGATTCTGATACGGCATTAGTAACATTATTTGATTCTTTTCTCCATACTTCATTTATAGCTTGTATTTCTTTAGCCATCTTGAGTTGATCACCGGTTTTATCGACTCTTCTGGTTCCTACATATATGTATTCTGAAGCTGCTTCCTTACGTTGTTTACGAAGCAGTCCTTCTTCTTCATAATTACTGCTCTTGAAGTAAGCAACTTCATCAAAATTACCATTGCTATCAATAAAAGGTTGCCTCAATATCCGTTTTTGCCGGGAAAGAGCATTAAGATATTCTTTAGTTGTTTGAGAAACCGGATACCCCAATTCTTCTTCAGCCTTTTTGTATATGGATTCCATTCTTGTGGCATAACTTTCACTAAATTCCAGTTCTGAATTTTCAGCATCCCACTTCTCCATCTGTTCTGTATAAATCCTTTCCTGCTCGATGGTAAAGATGTCGGTATTAACCCTATCAGAAGAAGGTTTGAATTTAGCGTTCTCAGTAACCGTATTTCCGTCCTTGTCAACTACTTCTCTTTTAAACACATAATTACGGTTATTGTCAACCACATCATTGATTTCTTCTTCTGATATCTCTATGTTCATGGCAGTTGCAAACGCTCGCATCTGCGCCAGCTTCTTATTACGATCGTATTTAGCCATATCAAGAGCACTACGAAGATAATTAGAAGTCTTGCCGTCTACTTTCTGAAGCAGTTTTTCAAATTCAGATTTATTGAAACCATGTTTTTTCGCATATGCCAGGAAGTCGGATATGGCTGGCTGGGCATTCACCATCGCATTATAATTGTCTTTGGCAATCATAGCTCCAAGAGCGTTATTAAACGGGCTGGAAGAATGTTCTAATATACCAAACCACCTACTTATCCAGGACACATCGTGTTGGACTTTATCAAAGAACTCTTTTACTTTCTTTACCTTATCTGCCGGCACATGAAGTTCGTTCATTAACTTGTCAAGCAACGTACTTTCATCAAGATCTTGTACTGATTTAATATCAGACTGAATACCATTGATGTCGGCAATGACGGTATTGATCCTATTTGTATAATCTTGCTTTTCACGTTCGTCAAATTCGGTACTTCTGTTACGGATATATCCTCGAAGATCGTTCATGATCGGAAGAACCTGATTGTTGATAATATCTACGTTCTTTCGATCATTGGTATTGAAATGAAGTTTACCGTCTTTGGTATCACCATGAAGGATAGTATTTACTACATTGCTTAAGTATCTGACCTGAGCTTCGGCTGTGGAGATCATGCTATTCATGGCAGCCGCCATCTCATTTTTGTCTATTTCGGTCTCTACCTTATTTATCTTATCTTCTATGGTCTTAAGTTGAGCAAGGGTCATAGATGTAGTTACAGCCCTATCAGAGCTTATCTGACGTAAGTCTCTCAATGTTTTTCTCAATGCCCGGATCTTAGACTCAAGAAACTTGTTCTTGTTCATAGAGGAAAGAGAGTATAATGTAAAATCATTATCCTTTAAAAGAGAAGTATCAAATCCTTTATCTATGTCGGTAATAGCAAGATCACGAATGTTTTTAATAACGTTATTCAAATCTTGTCTTTGGGTAGATAAAGCTGATTTAAGCCAGTTTACGATTCCAGAGAGAAGCTGCCGGACGCGTCCCAGGAAGGAGGTGGGCTCTATGGGCGCCGTTCTGTCCTGCATCTCCCTGGCAAGGATCTTTCCAAGAATTTCTTTCCTAACTACATTGTCAAGTTCAGTTCCTTCATATACCTTACCGTATGTATTATAATACTGATTTGCATACTGATTCCATTCTTCAGTGCCTTCTACGTCTTGCAAAACAGATTCAACAGCATTCTGATCTCTGTACGCCTCTACAAGGAAGTGGGCTGTTTCTTCTACTAAGTCAGACAAAGTAGCATCTTCACCGACTGCTATTACGTTATTGGCAATATCCGCCAATGCTTTAGCAGAAGGTTCGTGTCCGTATTTAGTTTGGTACTTCTCTATATAATCGGTCATGCCAACGACACTAACGCCCAGCGTTTTCAGTATCTCAACAATAGAATTTCGTTGATTACGTTCCTCTTGGCTATAATCCGATACTATCTTAGCTTTAGTATCAGCATAAAGATCATTGTCTTCTAATATAAATGAAACTACAAGCGCATCAAAGTGATCGTATTTAGCATCCAATTCATTGTATCTTCCAGACTTAAGATCGCTCTTTATCTGCTCCTTGCTAACTCTTTCTGTTCCTCCGGTGGCGAGTCTCATAGTCACCTTACTATTATCCAATGAATTTATGGTTATCATGCCTTGATCATTCATGGAAACATCAGAACTGAAATGATTACGAAGTTCGGTATAAGCTAAGGCTGAATTGAAAAGTCTAATTTGTCCTGCATGTCCTTCTCCTGTAAGATAATAGCTTCTTGTTTCCGGATTGAATATCTTGGATCCTGACAAAAGACCTTTCTTTATAAGGTAGTTTATTATCCCACCTTTTGTTGATAAAGAAGTGGAAGCAGAGGCAGTCATGACAGGTATAAAAGATTTGGGGTTGTTAAGGACATACTTTCCAGCCTTGTAAGTAATGTCTGCCACGCCATCCCAGGCAGATTCTTGAACGGTGCCAGATAAGAACCCTATTCTGATATCATTCCCGCCAGAGCGAAGAGCTTCTCCATAATCTTCAAATAATTGATTACGATCGTTCATAAAAAACAAACGAGGTTCTCCAGTCTGATACGTTACACCCACAGGATTAGAATCTGTTTCTGGTAGCTCTTCTGGGCTAAATATCTTAAGACCGTCTTTTATAACCATATAATTAACACCATTATCCTGTACCATAGATACGGGAGTAAAGTCCGAAGATATAGCATCTTGTAGATACTGCCCGGAGTCTATTCCTGGTCCTTCCGGTACTGAGATCCTTGACGGAACCATAGCATCCACCAACATAATATTATCACCCAGATCTTGGCTGTAGAATCCAAAGCCTGATTCTTGAATCCCATAAGGTGCATCTGATTTCGACACAAGAATAGGGTTGCTCATCTTAGAAGCCTTATCCAGCACCCTTTCCCTGTAGGCTTCTGGAATAAGACCGATGTTGGATTTTACTTTATTGTAAGCCTGTTTATTAACAGGTACATTTCTTCTCCAGTCACCAAAAGCCTTTAAGAACTTATTAGAAAATACGGTTTTAAAAACAGTAGTAGCCCGTTCCCTATTTTCCATAAGAGGAATAGATGCTATTTTATCAAACAACATAGACCTGTCCCCTGATCTGGTAGAGACAGAAACAACTTTCTTTTTATTATCTCTTTTAATAATACACGTTGATACCATGATAAAACATTTTTGTTATGAGACAAAGGTAGCCAAAAATCAAGCATATCATAAAAAATTAAGCCATCTAACTTCTTAGTCTGATGGCTTAAAAATAATATGAAAAAAAATTATAATCTGACGCAAATCGTCAAGTTACGCTTATGCATTGTATTTGTACCCATTTCTATGAATAAACCTTCCCGATTCGAACCTTTCCACATCATCCGGTCCAATAGGTCCGCAGTCTTCCCTCCTTGCCTCATACCACAGCCCAGGCTTACGAAGTCGGCAAGTTATGATATAATTGAAGCAATTGTGCGTAAAATGAAAAACAGATCCTACAGGGAAATACCTATCAGCTTGAAATACGATTCTTTTTCGTTTAGTATCAAACGTGATATCCCCTACTATCTTAGCCACGTAATAGCTTCTGCCATTTAACGTTTCATCTGTTTGTGGTATCCAATAATAACCTTTTGTCATAGCGCAAATATATAAAAAAGTCGGATAACTTACGTACCCGACTTCATTATTTGTTTAAATAGACCAGTTCCGTCTATTATAATATGACCGTTTCTCATGCGGTCATTATTTGGGTTATAGAGAAAGTTAAGACCATCCACTTTCTCTTGTTTTTCAAAAGAGTTGATATCCTTTCCTCTACTTGCCCTATCAAAAGCCTTCTTAAACAATTTGCCTCTGAAAGTCATAATAATCTTTCTGGTAGCGCTATTCCCGGCTCTTACCATTACTTTCCTTGCCTGGTCTTCCGAGACAAAACTGCTTCGAAAAATATACGATGCTGCTGCTTGTATGTCCTGCTTGGTGATCATATGATAAACATTTCTTTCAAGATACTGATATTTATTGCGTATATCAGTTTTATTTCATCTTTATTATATACGTCAAAAAAGGATTTACTTAAGTCCTTTGAATCTGCGCTCAATTAAATTATGCAATTACCAGTTTGACATACTCCCATCGCTAAAGCGAATGGGATTCTTGGATACAAACGCAAGAAACCCCGATATTGCTATCGCTGGAATTACTCTTACTCTCCAATTCGGAAATGCCCTTCCGAAGTATATTACGGGCTGCAAGAATATCACGGTCGTTAATCGCTCCGCACGCTGGGCATACCCACGTGCGGTCGCGTAACGACAGACCTTTATTAATGCAGCCACATTCACAAGTTTTGGAAGAAGGATACCATTTGTCAATCTTGTGTACAGTTACTCCATATTTTGAAGCAACATACGTAAGTTTGTTAATAAAAGAAGAATGACTGAGATCAGAAACTTTCTTTCCCCACAAACGTTTCATTCCTTCAATGTTTAGATCTTCAATAAAAATATAATCATACTGTTTGCATAACTGGTGTGCTAATCCCCATTGAAAATCTGATCGAAGATTGTTTATTTTACGATACGTTTGTTGAAGTTCAAACAGTCTCCTTCTTCTATTGTTGGATCCTTTCTTTGTATTAGAAAACCGTTTGTTTAGTTTTCGAAACACATGCCATAATTATACTTTTTTAATTCAATTATCAATTTGTGAATGCTACATTTGCAGCTGGGATAGGCAGAGGTCGCGTCTTTGCTGATAAGGGTTTCTCTAAGTTCTCCCTTCCCATTCTCTTTAAAAACTTAGTCCACATTTTAAAAATTAGAGAAAATGACGAACGAAGAATTTATCAAGAACGTCTCCCTTGAGGGAGAGGAATGGAGAGATGTAGTCGGATTTGAGGGACTTTATATGGTATCCTCCTTTGGGAGAGTAATTTCCCTTGGAAGAAAAATAGTCAACAACCTTGGCGTTAGAATTACAGATCCATTTATTAAAAAGACCAACAACATAACCAATTCTGGCTATATTCAAATTCGATTATGGAAAAATAATAAATGCAATCATCTATATGCACACAGATTAGTGGCGACAGCTTTCATCCCAAACCCCAATAATTATCCATGTATAGATCATATAGATACGATTAAAACAAATAATCATTACCTTAATCTAAGATGGTGCACTAATTCTATGAATCACCTCAACCCTATTACAAGAAAAAGAAATTCTTTATCAAAAATAGGTGCTAGAGGGATAATAGAAAATAAAAGCAAACCAGTTGTTAGGATAGATCCCCAAAACCCAAATTGTATAAAAATATATGAATCTCCAATGTTTGCCAAGAAATCAGAGGGATATAACCAAGGTCATATATCTGCTGTTTGTCTTGGCAAAAGGAATCATCATAAAGGATACGTATGGGTTTATTTATCCGATTACGAACCACATACCAGTATTTCAAAGATCGAATTATCTTATAATAAAAATATTACAGACGATTTTTTGGAATCAATAATGCAACATCCTTTACTAAAAGATCTTCTACCTAATAACGCCAACCCTTAGATTGCGGCATTATTGTTGCAGCAACCGTTGTTGCATCCGCAACTGTTGTTGCAACATCCTCCATTATACCCATTAAATCCATAAGGATATCCGCCATAGCCGTTTCCAGCAAATGGATTACATGTTAAAAATGCAGGCACCGGGCAAGGACGAATCTGGTTAACGATGTTTTGAGTTTGAGCTTGCTGAGCGGCAAACAGCTCCAATGTCTGTTTTTGCTCACGCAACGAATCAATCGTATGCTGCATTTCCCTCTTCTCAAGATCACAGAAAGCATTCTGAATTTGCTGAGATTGAGCATCGATTTTAGCGCTCAAGATATTGAACTGCGTAGTAGCTTGTTCACGATTGTTAGCCAGACCTTGGTTGAGACCGTTCTGCAAGATATTGGTTTGTTCCAACGTGCGAAGCTGGTTATCAAAACCTTGCTGAGTAATCATTCCCTGAGTCTGGCAAGTGCTTTGATTGATCAACGAACTCAGATTGCAGCAGCAAGAGCTGATTTGATTTCCGATTTCACAACCTTGTTGTTGAACTGCATTAATAACAGCCTGAGAAGTCATACCTACCTGACCGGCTACTTTATCAATAGCACCTTGTACGTTGCAGATAGCGTTCTGAAGTTGAGTAGTAGAACAGTTCAATGCAGAAGCGATCTGATCTATGGCGCTACGATTACCCTGAATTGCCTGCATCAGAAGCTCACGACCATAATCGTTATTCAACTGAGCGGGTAAACCATTGGCGCAACAATCACCACCATTTCCAAAACCGTTACCGAAGCCACGTCCACCCCACAGCCAGAACAAGACAATTATCCAGAGCCACCAACCGTTAGCCCCACCGAAACCGTCCTGGTTATTACGACCGTTCATTAAAGCCGCTACCAGATTCGGATCCATTTTATTACCACCTATCAAATTAGCAAACATGCCGGGAATCATTGAAAGAAGACCGTTAGCGGCTGCACCACCACCGTTAGCCCCAGCTCCATCTAAAAGGACGATTTTATCACCACCCATAATTTATAGTATTTAATTGTTAAACATACGTGCATGAAGCACGTAACAAAGATCATGATTGTAGGGTGGAATACAGGTGTGTTTATTTCCTATAGAAGAGAAATATTTTCAGCAAAAACAGAAACAAAAAAAAATAGGTAGTGCTTTTTCATTCTTTTAAAACACTACCTGTAAATAAACTTAAGCAAATTTGCCATATTTTAAAAATACATTTTTGAGTTTTCCTTTTATACCATTTAAGGTTACTTTATATCCGGCTCCTGTCATATAGATAGTTTGTTGATTGATTCTATCACCAGAATACTTATCTATGAAATAAGATCTATACACTCCATACCCTTTAGCTACAACATTACTATATAGCTCCCATTTGCCAAGACCGTTCCTAAACATAAACTTGGCTTCTTCAAGAAATGAACGTAAATTCTTTTCAGCAATAATAATACCATTTTGCTCTAACTTTTTAGCAATATCACGAATCAGCCACATATTGTTATGGTCTACTTTTCTAAAAGACTCAGCAAATTCTACATCGGGCTTGTGTTCTTCTATTGTTTTCAAAGCTTGTTGCTTCTCTGCCTCTGCCTGCGACTTTTCGGCTATAGCTTTTTGAGCAGCTTCATACTGATCAGCCCAGGCTCTTGCTGCATCTGCCGGATTAGAAAAGTCAGGGACCAAAATTCCCTTTCCACTGGAACTTGTTTTATATTCTCCTGTTTTACGAATAGAAGGAAGAACCTCAGATGTTACCCATTTCTTAAATCTCTTAGCAGACTCTAATTTTGAAGATAATATAAGAGAATATAAACCAGATTCATTAATTATTCTTATATTATCTATGTATCTGGTTTTCAATAGGGATTGATTCACGCCCCATTGATTATCAGATACTTGCAAAATTATAGAATCATCCACATCCACATGTCTTTTTATCGCATCTTTAGCATTTACATACCCAAGAGATTTAGCTACATCTGACGCCACAAACCAAACATCCCCTTTTGGGTCTACAATAATTCTAAGCTCTCCAAAATCAGAATTTTCAAAAACAGAAACTTTATCCATAATAAAAAAAATAGGCCCAAAAGAGAATGTCAGATCCCACTATGACAAACCCTAATGAGCCAAAAATATCTTTCAACATCAAACAACCAGAGGTGGGATCTCGTTGTTCATTGTTTCTGGAACAAAGATAGGAACAGGATCTTAAATAGCAAATATTTTAATACTTTTTAAAACAAACCAGGGCCCGCATCACTGCGAGCCCTGATCTACACTAATCTAAACTAATACCATGAAAAAACTTAAATCTAAAAACTAAAGAATACACAAATGTATGAAAATGTACGCTTTTCACAAAGAATCTGTATCCTATTCTTTTGTGTGATTCAAGACATGGGATATAGTTCTGATACTTAATCCGGTTTGATTTCGTATCAGATTATAAATATAGGATTTTGAAACTACAGTTCTTAATTGACCTAAATCATTCATAATGTCTTTATACATAAGATGAATGCTATTGTTACGTTTGATGGTACTGATTCTCATTTCCTACCGTTATTAGTTACGTTCCGTTCTTACTTTTTCCCTTTTTCCATAATCCCTTCCTGAAACTAATATTGCAAACTTAATGAAAATAATCCAAAAACAACGAAAGTCTGACTTTTCTTGTATGTTGCTGATATACGTGCATATATAAGAAAAGTGAGACTTTCACAAGCCTCACTCCCAGAAGTGTAAATGTAAAAAACTAATTATATTACATGAAAATTACCTACATTCTAATTTATTAAGATCACCTAATTCAGACTTGCTTACAGTCATGTCTTGCGTCAGACCGGATCTGTTTTGGTATGGAGCGTAATCGGTTTCTACTGTCTTAGCCTTCTGAGTAGAATCGTATTTCACCTCCGATTCGGTCCCTGTCAGATTTTGGTAGATAGATCCGGAACTGCTCTCGCTTACTTTAGTCCAGATCTTGTTACCTACTCTTATAAAATTATCATAAATACCTTCGGCTGTTATAACACCATCTTGCTCTACGATATTAGGACCCGATTTTTCTTTTAACAAATACGGGTGCCTGGTGTAAAAATAGTGTTCAAAATCATTCCCGGCATACGAAGAGTCATACCTCTCTAAATAAAACAATTTTGATAAAGAAGGGTCGGTGCTGGTCATGCTATAATCAAACAACATCAATCTGTCTTTTCCAGATAAAGATAATTCTATTGATTTCAAAATATCAGGATCATCAGAAATAAGACCCAAAGATGGACCAGGTTTGAAGTCAAGATACTTATAGGCATTATCATATAATTTTGTTTTATGGAGTTTGTTGTCAAGGTAAGATTGGTATAAATCGAATAAGGATAATGGGTTTTCGCTATCTTGTTTTTTGTTCATGTACCGACTAAATTCCCGATCCACATCCGCGTAAGAAACATCAAGTACCGCCGGATGCCCAAACGCCATCCTGGTCATTACCATGTCCTCCGTGTTCTGAGAATCCATGAACGATCTGACGTATTTTTTAATGGAATCCATGAGCGTATTATCATCTACGTTCCGTACTTTCTCTTTATCCAAAACGCCGTTCTTAAAACAAGATTCAGGATATATTTTAGCAGGAAAGTGAGTTAGGTCGTGCTTGGCTAACACTGTTGATATTTGATACATCTCGTTAAGATCATCTTTGCTGATCCTTTGATATAGATTATCTCCTACCTTAAGCAATGAATGTTTCTCAAATGCCTCTACTGGGTCTATATCGGATTCAGAATAAACGATATTCAAATTATCCATATACTCCGGTAATAATCCAAAATAATAATCTGTGCTATCACCAAGAACATCGTCTATAGAAGATGCCAGCGTAGGAGCATAATTCACATCATTGTGCCTGGCCACATAAATATCAAGATCCAGCATCAAATTATCTATCTTATTCAAAGATTGTTCTGTGCCATCATAAGTTTCCGATGTCCCTATTATATCTATACCAAACCACGTACAAGCCTCTTCTATATCCCATATCATGCTTCTTAAATCAGATTCGGTGTCAGCGTTAGCCCTATTTAAATAAGCTGATATACGAGCTCTTAGAAATTCTATTTTACCGGGATTATAATAAGACAGGTCTTGTAGCTTAGATAAAGATCTTTTCTTCCCTTCTACCACATCATCACCTTCTATGTTTATTACCGGTATCTTTTCCATAGATGAAAACTCATCAAACATAGATTCAGCAAATTTTTTATCAGAAACAAATTTCTCGACCAGCTCAGGATACAGGTTCCTCAACGATTCAAAAGCAGATGAAAATTCAGAAAAGTTTTTTATGCCGCCTACTGTTTTGCACATAGCCCAATAAAGCTCAGAAGGATTATATGGTACTTTTTTACCAAATTGGTTAAACACTCCCTCCTTGTAAACAATAGGACCATACTGATAGTCAATAGACATAAAATAATTATCTTTTTCCCTATCATGTTCGTTATTGGAATAATCCAATAACTTCCTCATGGATGTCGAAACTTCATTAAGAACAGAAGGGTCAGATAAGATTCTACTTATCTCTGTTTCATTATACAAGCCTGATCTTCTTAAATTCTGCTCATTCAGTATCAAACTACCATCTACATAAAAATAATGAAGAATGATGTTGGATAATGATGGTGCCGTATAAACACCATAGGTAGATAAAAGAAAATCTCTTACATCCTTAACATCCTGAGCCGTTAGAGGATCGGCAAAATAAGTTTGACGCTTCATATACGACAGTACGTCATCCAAAAGAGGTTCGCCATTGGAGTCTGTATTAAACATATCCCCAGGGGCAGGGTTATTCCAATGACCGTAATACGATAAAAAATCAGGAGTGTAAGCCTTCGCCCATACCTGAAGAGCCCGCTCGCTATCTCCCAATACTTTTAATGCACTTTCATATAGAACGGAAGGCTCCCCGTTAGGAGCCTCAACCCGTTCTATTTTATTTCCCTTCTTTTCTATCTGACATTTGACACCCATAGTGATAAATATTTTAGACAAAGATATTATAAAAATAGAAATTATGAAACTTTTATTTCATAATGCGAAGCCTCTGTTTCAACTATCAATCTTCCCTCTCCTTCGAACTCAACACTGTTATTTCCCGGACCAGTAACAAAAGGGAAATCAGATACGGATGTTACATAATCTCCAGAACCACCAGAAAAAGACTGACTTTTACTTTGTTTGTAATTGATAGTCAATTGTGTTTTACCTGGCTGAAGAGTTCCAGATAAATTTTTAGTATAAGTGGTGGTAGTCGTAATATTCCCATTTTTATAGCAATACATTATAAAGGTAGTAACCGGACTCTTTTTAATATTACTATCTGGACCTTCATGATAAGATTCATTTCCTCCAAATATGCTATTAATATGACAATAAGGACCAACTCTTTTATTTGAAGTTTTAGCCTTATTCTCTACTCCCTTCAAAGATATAGTAACCTTGCTCTTGTATTCAATATCCCTCCAGTTGCAAACTCCTTCACTTACGTTTCCAACAAATCTGTCATCAACATAAACCTCTATATCCCCCTGCTGATTGGTCTTCAACTGGTAAGAAACAAGACTTGAAGTATCTTCGTATCTCCTTCTCATACTCAACACTCCTTATTTAACTCATTTATAGAATCTGAATTATCAGAATTTTTTACAAGATTCTTATTCCTGTCTATCTCTTCCTGACTCATGTTTCTTATCATGTTCTGTATTTCTCTTCCAGATTGTAATAAGGAACGTATAAATTCACTGGAACTTATTTTAACTCCAAGATCGGGTTTAGCCCTGAACGCCTCACCGGTGTTGATGTTGTACAAATCATACAAACCTGAGTTCATGTAGAATTTGTATATCCAGTTTCCACCAGCTTTTTTGTATCCTAATTTGGTTAGCTCAGTTACACTCATGCCAAATTTAATGCCATTACGAGCTATTATCTTCTCTGGTATAGATTCTACCTTAGCCGGAACAGATGTATATGCTTCGTTACCGCCATACAAGAAATAAGGAGATGTTACCCTTGATATCGGAGGAAACACTTCTTCGGCTATATAAGGTTTATCTTTTACAGCCTTAGACTCTTGCTTTGGATTGGATATTCTAATAAAAGGATTGTAAGTCATAAAGGTTAAACCGTATTCCACCTTATATCCCGACACGTTATTGAGGCTCCTTATAGCTTTAACTGTATGATTATGGGCAATAGTATCTATCCCATATCTGGATTCCATATCAGTCATGATATTATTAACCTCATCTCCTTCTACATAAATCTCATCTCCTTCTTGAATAGAGGTTATGCCGGCAGCCCTTCTAAGTAACCATAAAGTAACTTCGGCAATATCAGAGAACTTATCTCCGTTCTTCCTATAGTTATCTACTCTTCCTTCTTCAGATCCAGGTAAATAGACATCTCCCTCAGCTTTGCCATCATCTCTGGGTTGTCCTTCGCTTTTTCCATCTCCCTTTTTATCGCCATCTTCCTCAGTGCGTACTGCACCGCCTTCTGCACTTCCTTCTTTCCCATCATTTAAAATATTATCTGATTCTGACTCTATAGACTCCACAACAGCATCATACTCTGGAATGCCACTAAGGAAATCTGCTACGTTATTCAAAAACTCTATTTTTTCCTCGTTTGTCATATCAAGACTTTCCACGGGCCCCCATATGGCAGGCAAGTTGTTTGATTCTATTGCAGTAGAAACATCTTCTACAGTTTGGTTATCCACCGTAGACAAAACTTCAGAAACCAAACTATTGATGTCAGATTCCATTTTTTCTACTTCCTCTTTTGTGCCATATTCTTTTAGGGTATCCATGCCATTGACTCTAAGAGAATAATTCAAAGCCTTGCTTGGAACAAAATTAATATATTTCAAAAAGTTTTTCAACTCTGATATAATTTGTTCGTCAGATCTTGGACCAACATAATCCGCTACTACCTGATCCGTTTGAGAACGAAGCCAAGAAACATATTCTTCTAAGGTCTTACCTCCCTTTTTAGAAGGAGTGGATATTTTATCACCTACTGTTCCTTTAGGTTCTAATCCCATTTCCTCCTTAAGACTTTTTGGATTACCTCTCTCACGAAGAAACCTCAAATCGCCTCCTACAATCTTCCTTGCTATAAAATCAAAAATATTAGCATAAGGCGGCAATCCTTCTTTTTCTATATGAGATTCTATTTCGTTTAACATAAGAGAGAAGTTTTTCCTGGAGGTACGCTTCTTGCCAGGTAAAGACTGCGCAGCTTGTGCCGCAGGAGCCGGCTGAGCTGGTGGCGCCGGCCGAGTCCCCCGGACAGGGTCTTCCTCTGGCATTTCCTCTTCGTAAATATCCACATCTTCCTTGGAAGTAACGGTCTTACCCTCATCGGAGAAAGGGAGATCATCTTCTATAAGTGATTTAGGTCCGGAAGATGATTTACCAAACTGAATCCTGATCTTAGGAGCAACAAACATCTCACCTTCGAAATCTATTCCAGATTCTACCTCAGACGTCACAATGTCTTTCACACTCCTACTTTCATCTTCTACCCACTTAACAACATCAGGAACCATAGATAATTTTTCTATAGCCTCACGAGCTTTTCTAAGCCCTGAAATAGGATTCAAATACGATACTTGATACGAAGCTGGATCAAGACCTAACTTGGTTAGATACGCATTAAGATCTTGTATGTCATCTTGACCCATCTGTAACAATTCAGAGTCACCGGATTCAAGCAGCATATCTATAAAAGAAATCCATTTCTTTCCTTCCTCTGATTCCACAGAACGTAGACTAACCGGGAAAAGATAATTAAGACCGTTTTTGCCTTTGATGACAACTACCGGAACTCTTACATTTTTGTAATTGTTTTTCTTATCGTTTAATATAGAATAAGCAAATGGGAATCCTGTGTATTTAGAACCGTTCTTAAGCACGACTTTGCCATTTAAGACATACCCCACATCAGATACTTTTTCAGCTCCTTTTTCGGTAATAGGGAGATTTTCTACCTGACCATATCCTTGACCGTTTACTCTCATGTTAAACACCGGTCTTCCAGGAAGGGTCTGGGCAACAACATGCGTGCCGACGCCGATGGTAGCTGACCGGCCGGCGTCCTTCTTCCACTTGTTAAAAGCCGTTCTTCTTATTTTACTTATACCATCTATGCCCCCTGTGTCAGCTTTTACAACAGAAACGAATCTGTTTCCACTCATAACCTTGATAACCATATTGGATACCAGCTTATTTTCAGCAGATTCTATTCTTTTTTTATCACCGGACTGAACAGCATCATTGTATTCGGCAAAAAGAGACTGATTATAGGTATCATTTGCATCTATCTCAAGATTAACCTTATCTCCTTTCTTCAAAGAAGATAATGCTTCCTGATCTATTTTATCTACTTCATTCTCTCCGAATCCAACACCTGTTCTGTACGGAACCAATTCGTCTGAATCAAGACGCTTATAAACCAAAGAATATGAATTACCCACGTCCTGAATAGACACATCTGTGTAACGGTTAAGAACACGAGCCGATTCTTTGTCTATAGACCATCTTGCATGATAAGGCAATTCCATTATATTAGCTGTTTCTCCACCTATGTTAAGGGAATACCTTTTAGTGCCATTAGCGTTCGTTTCAGAACTTATTTGAATAGGAACCAATGATTTTATCGAAGATACAAATTTGTCAGCTCTAAGACCTGCAATTTCATACCTTTCATTGCCATCATTGGATATTATTCTTACCATCAACGTCTCTGGATTCTGGGCACTATCTATGTTGGCTCCCGGCGTATTATCGGATTCGTCTAATTCATTTACAAGAGAATCTATATTAACATCATCTTCCCCAAAATTACTCAACGTAGATTCAGAGATACGACCTTTATCAATAATCCTGTTTTGTTCGATATAAGGAAGAAGATCCGTGATGTTTCCAACCTGGCCAAGATCTTCTATGGTAAATACCGAATCGGCAAGCTTATCTTCGTCAACTTTCTCCCCTTTGTCCCGTCTGTTCATTATATCCACATACGAAGAAATAGCATCATCAAGTTCCTGTCTTTGATCTGGTTCCAAATTTGATTTAGCCATATCAATAACGGTCTTGTTTTCCTCATACACAGATCTTGGACTTGTAAGCCTATCAGCCCTTTCGAATAATGATTTTATGAGATTAATAGGACTGTCACCTAAAGACGACACATAATCATCAAAATCTTGTTTGTGTTTATCATACACATCTTTTTCCCTTGCAGTAAGAAGATCAGCATTTCCTGTATATAATTTATCAATTATAGACTGCCTCACGACTGGAACCATAATAGGGTTATCCATAGCAGCTTCATAATCTTCATCCGATACAGATTCCGTAAGCGGCGACTCTTTTATATTATCTTCCGCTTCCTTCACCCTATCTTCTCTTACTTTATCAAGTGCGTGCATAAATGCCTTGATAGTCCAAGCTTCGTCTTCCGAAATCTTACCTTCTGACATAGCCTGATCTACCACCTCGTCAGTATCATATTCACCAACTTTATTAGGCTCTGCAAAATCAGGAACCTTGTCATCCTCCTTATAAGGAGTAGACCATAAAGAAGACAACGCTTTTAAAAATCCTCTGTTTTCCTCGGCTAAGAATCTTTTATCAAGCATCTTAGACAAGAAGTTATTCATATTCCTATAGTCTATCAAACTCCTACGGTATTCATTTACCAAGGATCTCATGGCTTTATCTTTAGCTGTAAACTCCTTTTCTTGTCTTGATTTTACATTGAAATAATCATCAAAAGCCACGAGCGTATCATAAGCCTCTATTACATCTTGTGAGCTTATAGGAGAAAGAGGTGATGATAAAACAGATTCGGTTTTACTTACCAACTCTTCTATCGAAAACTCTTTTCCTATTAACGTTGATAACTCAGACAACGAATTATTGTAATTGGTTCTAAGATCTTCCAATTCTTTGGTTTTTCGTTGTATAGATTCAGCTTGTGGGTCTTTTCCATCTACGTTACGAGGACGGGTGGCAAGATCTTCTATTTCGGATTCAAGTTCTTCTATCCTTGATCGTATGCCACGGATAGCCATCGCCCGCTCCCTCGCCCTGCCCGACAGCCGGGAGAACGTACTTAGCGCATCCGCCACGCGAGGCTGCCCCGAAAGCGTTTCTATGACAGAAGCTATGTCTTTCATCCTTGATTCTGATTGAAGGCCAAGGAAGGCATTACGAGCTACGTATTTTCTAAATTCGATCTTAGAGTCATCACCTATAAGATCTTCGGCAAAACTCTGGGCAGATCTGAAATCAGAAAGACGATTGTTGTAATTATCAATAATAGAATCCTTGTATTTCTTTGCCTCTTCCAAAGACATTCCGTTAGCTTCGGCTATTTCTGAAATAGGCATCATATCAATCATCTGCCTGAAATTTTCAGCCGAATCCTCTAAGGTTCCCATTTGGTTGTCAATAGACATCTTTTCAAACATAGCATCATCAAGCTCCTTGCCGGTCATAGACTGAGCATCGGAACGAACTTGAGGCCCTAAACTCATTGACTTTTTCAACGTATTCAAAGCCGCCGTATTAAGATTAGAAGATGCTTTGTTATATTCATTTACTTGCCTTTCCAGCAATATCCGACTATTACTATACTCTTTCACTCCAAAGAAGCCTTCCCTCATACCGAACAAAGAACCGATAATAGCACCGATTCCTATTTCAGTCCACCCTTCTTTAGATGTATATTGCTTTTTAAATCCTTCAGAAATAGCATCAAGAACATCGACGGCTCCGTTCATAGCCACATTGTCATATCTTGACTTAACATATTCTTCAGCCGTGTTCTGGACAGCACCTTGAGACCCTTCTTCCCATAAGCCTTCGGACACAGGTCTTTTCATGATATTGAAAACATTACCAGCTATCTTCTGTCCTATGTTAGGGTTGGTTATCTTAATAGCCATCTCTCCTGGCTTTGTAACTTCCGTCCCTAATCCAAATAGATGCTTATTAAGTTTCTTTTCCAGTCCTGGTATAGCCTTTCCTCCTAATCCTATGTATTTACCAAACAAGAGCCAGTTGGACAATCCTACTATACCCATATTAGCTGCAAATATCGCACTACCTACATCAGCATTAGAATTACGAAAAACAGCCATTTCCTCAGCATTAGGATCACGACCATAAATTTTACGATAATAATCCTTGAAGTCGGATTCGGATTGTTTCATAAAAGAATTTGCTTCAACCGATGACTCAAAGCCGGCACTGGTAGCCAACAACGTCATGGTCTTAGCAGCCTCTCCTACATTCCTCCCGGTAGCAACTCCTTTCCTTACATAGTCGTTAAACACACTTTTGAGACTTCCTATACCTCTGTTGGCAGCTTGTCTTGCTGCCAGCTTAGCTCCGACTCTTCCACCTAATTTTGCGCCTATGTTACCTAATGAGCCAACTCCCAGTCCTCCGGTCATGTATGCTGATATCATGGCTCCTACGGTAAAAGACATTCCGTTGCCAAGGACGTCATTCCATAAAAAATTACCAGTATCCTTAAAAAGCTTCTGACCAAAATTGTAATCTTCTACTTCTTTCTTGTAATAATGTGGAAGAAGCATGTCTATTCGCTGATCAAGATCACCAACAAACTTATCCATGTTCGTATTCAAAGCTGCCTTATAACTTCCCTCAGATGCCATATTAATAAGCTTGTCGGGTAATGATATAGTTCCCTGGGCCCCATACAATGCAGACTTTAAGGCAAATTTACCTACACCATTCCAAAACTTACTCCAAACACTTTGCCTTCTGGCATAATAATCCTCATTATTTATACCTGGGATATAATTGGGATATTTTGTGCGCCATACCCCATCATTACCCATCTGATGACTTTCACGGATACTTACCTTTGGTCCATAGGGATTAAGAGGCGGCGGGGCGGGTGTAGCCCCCCTGTAGCTGTTGCGGGCCAGTGCCTCTGAGTAGCTGTTGCTTATCTCCTTGGCTATATACGGTTCTTCATACTGGGCAGCAGCTATCCTTGATGCATAATCTGGAAATTCAGGTTGAGCATACACGCCCTCTCCCGGCATATAATTAGGAACCAGAGGCGTTGTCGTCTCTGGTAATGTAGCCGGAGTGTAATTTTCTTCTTCGGCTAATTTCCTTTGCCTTGCCACATCTTCGTAAGTGGTTTTAGCAGCAGGATTATATCTATTTACATTACTATCTGTTGCCATAAAGCTTTTGCAAAAAATCGTTCAACTTACTAAACTTATCGTTATTGTTGGGCGTAATATCCATCCCTCTCATATATGGATCCCTCATCTGATCAAGACGCTCCTGAACAGCTTCCTTCACGTATTTTACAAAGAAATACTGAGGACACTTCTGGTGAATGTTATTCCAGTAATCCGCATACTCATCATTACCTGGATCCAAAGGAACAAAATCCGAGAATAACAATGCAGGATTTTTAGAATTTTTAGTCCTTTTGTCATAGAAATTGACCGCTACCTCTCTCGAACCCCTATCATCCATTCCTTCCAACTGAACTGATATATTATCAGACATGTCAATAAAATTATCAACAAGGGTTTTAACAACATTCATTTCTTCTGGCTTAAGGTAAGAACCATGTATTTTTACTATATCATAAAGATCATTCTTGACATCAGCCTTAGAAGCCAAACGGGGAAGACCATTACGTATAAGATACTTATCATAAGAATAACCTTCCTTCTTTCCGGTATCTACAAAATCACAGGTTCCAAAACTTGATTTGTAACCATCTACCGGATAATTACGCTCCTCAACCGAAGGATCTATACCTGCCTTAAGAAGTTCATCATTCGTAATCTCAACCCTTTCTGTAACATAAGAGTCTCTACCGGATCCTACTTGAGCAGTCAAAAATCTTCTGACAGTGCCATTATCTATCTCGGCGTCCATGTTGATGGTATTAATAGCAGTAGGATCCAGATTGTTTACCTTTCCTGCCATGTAACCAGACAATCTTCTAAACTGAGCCTTCTGTAAAGACTTTTCCGGTGAATCAGCATTCCAATTATATCTTTTGTAAGAATCAAGATAATGATACTGAGATAACTTATCAGAAATCTGATCGGGAGATACAGACATTTTTATCTCATCCTGCATCTGACCTGCTATCATATCAGACACCCTACTGTTTTTCTCAGCATATCTTAGCTGGGTAATAGTTAACGGTTCACCTTCCTGATAATCTTTTAAATCTATATCACCGTCCTTATCTATGGTCATATAATCAGATATATTAAAATCAGGATCGCCATTGAGTTTCTTCATTCCATTAATAAGAGCCAACGTACCAGTAGAAGAACTATTGCCATCGCTTGTAATAGCATCAGATATGTTTTTCCCCAACTTACCGGCACTCGCCTTAGCTCCTAATGACGGAGATATAGCACTAAGAATGTCTATTCCTCTTGAAGGATCCATCATATATTCTCTAAACCCTACGGCATCGGATACACCAGTTGTTATGGCTGTGGCGAGTAGGAAAGCTCCAGCCTTATCATCAGTATCAGTAAGATTCATAAAAGAATTTCCTTTCATGAACTTAGCATCACGAACTTTCCTGATAATATCCTTATTTTTTTCAGTAACTATATTATCTATTTGATAATCAGTTATATTATTTATAACCTTCAAAGCTCCATTTGCCTTAGAATCAGAAACCAATAAAGCGTCATAAGCTTCCGACAATCTGTTATTGCCTTGTCCGAAATATCCGTTTTTCTGACCTCCATTATTTTTTAAATACGAATACACTCGTTCTTCAGGAGTCATATTAGCATACAATCCTGGGTCAGTCTTTTCTTCTTCGTATGATGCTGCAACGATATTGCTTCTATCTGTAGGAGATAATGAATTATATAGTTTCAATAAATTTGCTCTACGCTCTGTGGAAGAAGATGTGAGTTGTTCATAAGGGATATTAGCCAAATTAACAGATCCTATCTTACCCGTTCCAGAATTGATAGCCGTAGGCCCGTCCATAGGAGCCATCGGCACTCCTACACCGCCTGCTCCTCTTGTGCCTCCGGATGAGCTTTCAGTGCCCATCTTGGAACCGTAAGTACGCATGTATTCGGTTTCAATCTTAGCCTGAGCAAGCTGCTCATTCGCCAATGATATTTCAACCATAGACTTGGCATTGTCAGTCAAAAACTTTTGCTGAGCCCTATCCTCTGCCAATCTTGCAAAATAAAGATCATCTTTCTTCCTTTCAAAACTTGTATTGTCGTATCTCCATGCATCAGTCATCTTATCGAAAAGATTATTGGTAACAACAAAATTAGCAGCCGCTACCGGATCTGATGAAGCTATTATCATATCTGCCTCCCTCTTGGCTTCTGCTTTCTGATTTTTAGCTTCCTGTATCTGACTATCGATACGATCAATAATATCCTTATTATCCCCTACTGATTTCTTTTTTGCTTCCAATGCTCCTATATGCCTATCGTATCTTTCGACATAAGATCCAATGTATTGGCTAACCAAATCCGGATTACTGAATACTGGATTGGTAGCTGCCATGTATGATGCTTCTATTCTCATCTGATTCCTCATGTTTTCAGATAAGTTAGCAGACACGAAATTCCTTATCTGGGAATCAGTAAGTTCATCTACGTTGACTTCTATAATTCCACCAGTAGGTTTACCCTCTACATCATATTCTGTAGTCTGAATCTTCCTTCCTTTATTGTTTTCCCTAAAATCACTAACCAATTTATTTATTTCCTTAGTATAATCAATATAAGGAGAATAATGAAGACCTCCAAGCCTCGATCCGGCTTTACCATCTGATCGCCATTTATAATAAGGATCCAAAGCATGCCATTCATTAATAGGAGAATAAAGTTCAGGATGATTCTGTTTTATAGATTCTATTTCCTTCATAACCCTCTTACCTTCTTTGGTGCCGGCAATCGCGTTAATGACCGTATCATCCAACACCGAACTTATTTCTCCTTGTATGGCTCTCGTAACACCATCAGAAGAAAGATCCACGCCTTTGAATTTTTGATTGATGTTAGCAATCACACCTGACATCTTATCTTCCATATAAGCACGGGCTTCAGGCTTATCTATCTCTTGACCCATAAGATAATCTACCTGGGTATAGATCTTTTCACGAGCAGCATCAACCTTCTGCTGTTTGTACATCATAACGTCCTTAACAAGATCTATGTTGTAAGGACTAACATACGGGGCATATTGCCTTAAAATACTATACTGTGAAGCCACTATTTGGTCCTCCTTCTTCTTTTAGTTTCATCATCTTCTTCATTTAAACTTCTCAAGTAAGGTGTGGAATAATCACCCATATTCATCACATCCTGATCACCTTGAACGTAAATAATTTGACCACTTGGAAGCATTCTCATATTCGGAGCTATGGAAGCTATGGTGTTCAATGAAGTTCTAACATTAAACTTATTCTGTATCTCGCTGTTTATACTGTCATAATAACGAGCAAGATTTTCATCCCTTATAGCCATAGCCTTCAATAATCCGGATTCATAACGTTGCCTTTCCGCTATGTTCTTATCATCTGTTTGAACATAAGCCATTTCATTAAACCTATCAGCTTCGTTTATTTGCCTTGCGTTATTGAAATTTACTTCATTAACATACTTGGCTATATTGCTTCCAGCTATGGCGTTCATATTAGCCAGAATAGCAGCCCGCTGGGAGTCGGGCACGTCACCTACTGCGTCTAACTGAGCCGATGTCGCACGGTTGAGCTCGTTGATATACTGATCAGCAGATTGAAGAACCGGGTCTATTCTCGGAGCCTGATGTCTTTCCAGGCCTTCTATCTCCAAGCCAGTGTCAAGGGTTCTTAGCATTTCCGGGAAGATAGGACCGAACGCCGCCGGTCTGCCCTGTCCTTTAGGTCCGTTGTCTTCAACCACCTCCTCTGTATCGGTGTCGGTTGCAGTCGCAGGCGTACTTGCTTTCGGTTTTACCTCTATCCTTCCAGGAGATCCAATCTTAGGCGGTGTAAGGTCTGGTGCTATGGGACCGGCCTCAATAGGCTTCATTTCTGGTTTAACAGACTCAAGAACGAAGTCTATTTCCGGCATTAACCCACTATCTCTTAAAGCAACAAACTTATTATAATCGGAGCCCAGAATCTTCTTAGCGGCATCAGATTTATCACCAAATAAGTCAACATAATTCTTTATCCCTTTTTCGTTTAACAATCTTTTTTGCTCTGCCGAAACAACGTCCAATCCATAATAAGAACGGGTGGCTGTTGTCTGACCAAACTTATCATCTACGGCAAATGAATTATAAGCCTGATTACCTCCGTAGCTTCCGGCATCCTGGCCCCAGAATCCGTACTCATCTCTGAATTTCTTGGCTGCATCAGCATTCGTGATAGCACCTACATCAGCTAACGCCCACAATGCATTTAATTGCCTGTTGTATCCTTTCTGGAAACCTTCTGTATCAAAATCACCATCCGTATTGTTCTTGTTAGCCCATCGGTTTATGTCGAGCAAATTAGATACCGCCTTATCATTTACCCTGCCGTATCCTAAATTGCTTCTATGTTGGAGATTCTGGTTGGCATTGACACTGGAATCAGGATTAAGAATCTGCTCTCTGTCCGCAACATCTACTATAGACATATTAAGAGTACGTCCAAATAACTGATTGATAAGCTTATTGTAGCCGATAGCATTCTTTCTAAGTTCCTCCAGCTCCTTCTGAGTAGGTCCACCTTCAGCCATTTTCCTGGTTTGCTTAACATACTCGTCATATATCCAGTTCTTAGCATCTGATTCTGCAATATTAAAAGCCTTAGCTTGTTTCTTTACCTGATTCAGATCAACAACCCCGCCATCCCTGAAAAAAGCATCCATCTTCTCGTTACGCTTAGATTCTTCCTGTTTGCCATAAACGATTTCAGCGAAAGAACGAAATTGTGCTTCAAGCTCGTCTATCTCTTTCTGGTTTTCATTGACGTACTTGGAAAGAATAGAAGCATTAAGATTAGATGTGTTTTTGTCTTTTACATCTTCATTTTTCTCTAATCTCTTATATACACGCTCCTGATCTTCGTACTTATCAGACAAACCAATCTTCTTCTTATATCGATCAAGGAGTGTAGCATACGTATCTTTTGACGTTGCCTTAATACCATAATTTTCTCTAACGTAAGAGGCAAACTCATCATCTATCTTACGATAATCGGAAACAATATAAGCCTCTGGCAAATCAACCGGAGTGCCACCATTTTCATGTCTGTTCCCTTTGGCTTCCATAGGCCCTACGGAGTCAGGAGTCAGCACGTACTCGCCTTTCTCTATCTCTACATTCGCAGCATCTTCCATAGACTTGGGAAGAGGATAAATATATTCGCCGGTCATATCAGACGTATCCATCTTCTGACCGTTACCTAAATTCACGCCACCACCTTCACGTTCCCACTTGATGAATTGCTGACGACGCTCCTTGGCAAGTTTTTCCCTCGCTGCCTGCTCGTCTCTGCTGGCTGCATACGCAGCAGATGAAGCTCCCATGATATTACGGGTAAGACCTAATCCTAAACTAACACCAGACAAGGCAGCTTGAGCCACATTAGCACCGACCTTATTACCGGCTCTTATCCGGCCAAGACTTGTACCGAACATTTGAGCTCTGCCGGTTAGATCGGGTGAATAATATGGGGTAGTCATAGGATCAAGAGGATTACCATCTTGGGAACGTTTTTCTTTAGAGGAATCAGCATCAACACCACCTACATTCATTGTATTATCAACGACTGATTTCTCTACGTTTTTAACCATACCCCTATTATCAGCGAGATATCCTGCATATCCTGCATCATTGTTTTCAAAAAACGGATCGGATGTAGGCATACTACTAAATGGATTTATCTCCCCCTCCTCTGTTTCTAAAATCACATCAGAAGGCATATATATATTCTGAATATCAGATTCACCCCATTTATTAACAGGCGTTCCATAATCAAGAATAGACTGAGTAGAGGATACATTAATATCCTGTTTCTTATCCTGAACACTACCGCCAGGAGCGAATATCGGACGATTTTTTATGATTCGTAATTTCATACTATCTTTTTTCACAAAGATAAGAGAAACGAACGAGAAAATCCAACGTTATGGGATACGTTTAAAAATCAATCATGTACGGCAGACAAACCGCCCGAATCAGGGTCGTACTTAAGACCGCATGCCCGGCGATAGTTCTTAAGCGCTCTCTTGTACAAAAACAGCACTGTCTTGGAAACTATTTTCTTCATAGATTTGGTTAAAACCTCTTCTGTTGAAACAGACATCAGACAGCTATTCAAAAACGACCTGACATTGGAACCGAACAAGATCTTCACCATTTTTCTAAACGTTCTAAAAAGATATGATGCAGAAAGAGACTTTAACCCATTGCGAACCAGTCTCTTATTCAAATACGAAACAGCCTTTTCAGATAGACAGAGCCTATTCTTTCCTTCGCTATCTACCTCTGATGAAAACCACGAATATAAAGTGGTAGGATGTTTCTTAAGGTGATTAATGAAGGAAGTCATTATCCCTTCTTTTAAAGCCCTTTTGTGGGCTACGCATGCAGCAATCTTCTCTTCTCTTTTTAAAGAGCTGTCAAGGCATCTAAACACCGTCCTATCGTCTCCGATGAAATACTGAGGACGTTCTTCCTTGAACTTAGCCCGATAAGCGGCATATCCTTCCTTACGAAGCATATCTATCTGAGACCGGATATAGAACCTTACACACTTTTCTTCAGCCTCTTGCACGCTTTTAAGATAAGGAACTGACTTTCTTCCATATCGAAGATAGTCATAAACCATAGCCTCTATGAAGTCATTGTATGGGAAGAATCTTCCAAAACCAAAGTTCCAAACTATGAAACATCGCACTCTATCTTTCCAATAATCAGATATGAGAAAATTGCTACAATATCTCAACTTCCTGTCTTTCTGATAAAAATGATGAGTATTCTTATCGTAAAACAGGTTAAAATATCTCAAATTTCCTAAACATTGACCAGCTGGGCGGCGTACCACATTGTACCCTAAATTACTGAAGCTATTGTAGATAACTTCTATCGGAGAGACTTGCTCTTTCTTAAAGAGTTCGTCGTGTAACTTGTGAGGATCTATTATTTCGATTAACTTTGTCTCCATAATTATGTTATTTAGTGCAAAGATATGATTTTTCATCATATGTTCAAATAAGAAAATGCACGGCCTTGTATCCAGTTTGAGAGAAATAGGATACAAGGTTTTTTATTTTATGACGGTTTAGATAAGAGACAAAAGAACGGCTCGAAACGTAACCGACTGATCGTCAGTGGTGGGACAACAAATCTTGAATTAAAACTACGCCTATAAATAGTCTCCGTTTTCCTTAATATTAAGACCATTTTCAATGATCTTACTCATTATATTATTTATATTATTTTATATACTTTACCATTTATTCATATAATTGTTTGCAGTGAATGAACTTAACGACCGAAGGGAGTTAAGTGAGTGAACGGATTGACAAATTACTTTTTCCGTCTATTGTATTGTTTGCCTAATTGTGTGAAAAGATTGAGTATCGTGACCGAAGGGAACGATGCGAAAGAACTTATAATATTTAAAAACGACTGAACCTATCGACTGAAGGGAGATAGGTGATGGAGTGACGTTAATAGTTATATTAGGTAGCCAGTGGAGAATTAGGCAGGGAGTAGGCGAGACGAGCGCCCATGCCCGTCAGGACAGTGAAAGTACGTAGGTCTGTTCCGTCCAACCAAGGCGATGATAGTTCCATCCTTCACGAAATCGCACAAAAAAGCCGGATTATCTTGATATCGTTCTTCAACCTTCGGTATCCGTATAACGAGTCTCAAATCCGGCTTCGCTTTATTAACGAGAAATAAAATAATTGTTCTAATTATCAGTGACGCCTTTAATGCGAAGCTGAATATTGGGAAGCACGGCATTAATCAAAGCCATTTTCTTATCCTCTTCGCTTTCTTTTTCATGCTGTCTATACATCATGCTGTAATCACTGTCATCACCATCCTTTTTCCCGTCTAACGTCAGTAAATGATTTACGATGTCTTTACCATACGTTTCAGTCCATGTACGGAATCTCTCTTCCTCGGACTGTCTCTCCTGGGACTGGGCTTCCGGGTTAGGGAGGGCGGCTGCCACTTCTACCTCTGGAATCGTTACCGATGCTGCTATTTCTCCATCATCTCCGAATCCCATTTGACCATACAAAGATACGGAATTTTCTTCAATTTCCAAACCAAGATTTTTAGCAACTTCCATAGCATAGTCATAACGGTCATCATTTCTTATAACACTCTTATGAGGACGTCCTGCTCCTTGGTTCCAAGCTACTACAGCATCCTTAAGGTTATCGGCGTTCATAAAATCCTGCCGGCTGTAGTTGTAATACCCTGGTCCTTCTTTTCCTTTTCTTGTGTACAAGAAATTAGAATATCCGGTTTTCCCTTCGTATTCGTCAGCCAAGAACTCAAGTTGGTCTTTGAATGTGGGTGTAGAATGTCCTTTCTTTTTGGCGTGCTTGAATAGCTTATCCATGCGTTCGTTGTGCCATTGCTGTATGCCGTATGATGTTCTGTTGTCTCCGTATATGTCATCTTTAAGACCGGATTCAGCCATGAGGTTACCTATGATGGCGAGCGCCTGTATTTTAGACATGCCTCTTTTATCAGTAAAGTATTCATATGCTTCACGTTGTTTGCCAACTACGCCACCTTCTTCGTATTTCCTTACAAACCTTTTAGGTAAAGCCTTGTCATTATTTCGAAGCACACTACCTTTCTTAGGATCGTATTTGATACGTTCCCTTATTCTAAGAGGGACATCCCTTTCTGGTATGATGTCTTCTGCTATCTTCTTTCGGCTAAAATCATAATCATCCTTCACATCCAACATACCGGCATCCGGATCCCATCTTACACTGAAATTCTTCAACGCACCTAATCCTGAAGCTTCGTTTACTTTTTCAAAATTGTCACCATATACTTCTTCTCTGAACGGACTTACACCTTCATTTACTAAAATCCATTTTCCTGGATTTTTAAATATATTTTTATTTAGTTTATTAAGGACCTTCTTATAATCTCTTATTTTTCGTTTACTTTTTTCATCAGCATCCTTATATGCTTTGTCAAGCATGTTGTTCATATACTCTTTATCTAATAAAGATTGTATCAAAATAGCTTGTTCTTGAGGCAATCCTACATACTGAGCATCATCATCATCGTCATCAAAACGATACTTGCTTGCCGGTAATCTACTTATATCTCCATCCGTGTAAGCCTTCCACATTTTCTCTTCAAAATCTGTGGCTGTATCTTCCCCTGATCTCTCCCTGTTAGGATCCAACATTCGTTTCACAGTAGGAATAAAATCGGCCATTAAACTAATAGGATCAGTGTCTAATATTGGATTAACGGATCCATACCACTTATTAGGATCAGCGTTATTAGCTATACCTACTGATTTTACATCAGAATCAGATACCCTAACTTTCTTTCCATCATATCCTCTCCCTACATGCCCTGTATCGCCGTATTTGGCAGCCACATGACGAGCGTCTTCGTATCCTGGATCATCAGTACCTTCTTCTACAGATTTGCTTTCTACGGGCTTGTTTTCAACCAGAATATAGTTACTGTCGTCATCCACCGTCCAAGGCTGGTCTGTCGGTGTAGAGAACACCAGGCGCTCGAAGGCACGGCGCTTCTTCTGACCGCCCATCCCCTCGTCATTTTCATCGTGATTTATTTCTTTCACAGCCTTATCGTAGTCGCCTTCTTTAAGGTATTTAAAAAGCATCGGGCTTTTAGAATACTCCGGTCCTCCTGTATTGTAAAATAGACTAAACAAAGCATCTCGCTGATTATTGTTTAGATTTTTAAAATTAGGAGTTCTTCGTATAAATTCTGGAACGAACGTATTAACAACTCCCTCAAATTCTTTATCAGCTTCTTCCTCTGTTATACCATTCTTGTATTTTTTAAGAATATGAGGAAGATGAAACCCGTATCCGATTGTTATATTCCCTTTCTTGTCATCATATAATTCAGGTTCGAATTTCTCCCACGACTTCAAATATTTAAGAATATTTTCTGAAGGCATCCAATCCGACTTATTCTTCTTTTCCATCTTTCTCTTCCTCCTTCTTGAATTTATGGTAAGCATCACAAACTCTGTCAACCAACCATCCCATCAGGTAGGCGGCATGCTCATCTTCTCCGGCTTCAAAACTGTAGTTAATATTAAGATACTTACAGTACAAAGAAAGACCGTGCAGACATTCGTGCCCTATGGTTTTAACATCCATGTCAGATAACGAATGGAATAAGAAACATATTTCTTTTTTATGATTGGTTCTGTTTCCTACAAAAATAGTTCTACCACCATAATCATCAGTCCACCCCTCCCAGCTCTGATCTTCTACTTCCAGGTTGGCAAACGTCTTAACTATGTATTCCTCATCTGCTCCAAGCAATACCCTTATGTTGTATGGGTATATATCATTTTTATACGATACCTGTCTCATAATAATCTGTTTTCCAACAAAGATAAACAAAAAGCCGAAGATATGCTCACGCACTTCCTCGGCTATACCCATTAAAACTTTTTATTATGAAAAGCTACAATTAAAATAGAAATAATAATCAAATTTTTATCTTCTTAATTTTCTCAACCATATTCTTATATCCACAAAACTTGCTACTAATAACATCAAAGATAGATTCTGACCAACCGGCAAGGTTAAGAATATTGGACCCTTTGTAAAACATCTCACTTCCATATCCTTGAATAGAAAGAGAAACGATCTTACAATCCGGGTTCACTTTCTTAAACTCCTTCAGAAGTTCAGCAAACTTACCACTTGTATAATGAGAGGTTCTCTCCCATACAACAGATTTACCATCTCCTACCTGCATATCTGAAATAACGTACAAGTTATCTACCTTGATCTTATCTTTAACGCACTTATCCAAGAATATAAAAAGACCATCTTCGGTAGCACCACCGCATTTTTCGCCGGCAGCAAAAGACGCTTTGTTATTCCATAAGACCCCTTTACTTCTATCATATTCGTAATTGATAAGTTTGTCACCAAACATACCGATAAATACGTCAGGGAGCACGGAAGCAATCATGCAACCAAATAAGTTACCGATGATAGCCGTACTTGTTTTGCTGAAGGCAGATACCGTTGATGATCCTCCTCCGTCTCCACGTACAGAGCCAGAGTGGTCAATCAGGATAGCCGACCGCCCCTCCAACACCGGCAGGTTCTTGCAGGATATGGTAATCGCCTGCTCCAGCGCATCCAGGATCTTATTTTTCTTGTATGCTGTAAGTCCAGCACGTTTCTTATCAGATTCAAACATAATATCAGAACCAGGTTTCTTTACGCCAATAGCCTCAACCTCCTTATAAGCAGAAGCGAAACGGAAAGGAAGCATCTTAGAATTAAGAACCTTCTCTTCTGTCGTAAGCTGCTTACATACCTCATTAATCTGATCGGGAGCGTATTCGATTATGTTTCTAAGGTTACGGACCATATTGAAAATAGGCATACCCTTTACGTTAGAAACCACGTCCCTAATAGCATCACCGAGCGCTTCCTTCTTTTCTTTATTGTCTTTCTTATCCTGACCGGCTTTAGACATCTCCTTTTCAAGAATCTTACTTTCGTACAGCCCGGACAAAGACCGTCCTTCCATAAGATACTGGAAAGCTGTTTTATTAGCCTGATTGCCTTTAGGGTGGAATAAATTAACAAGGTCGATCATCGTAATAACCCTGCTATTCATCTTGTACTTATCAATCCGATAAGGATCAAGACCCTCCAGGGCTATTTTAAATCCTTTCTTGATAGCACTGGATATACCTCTTAACTTCTTCGGATCTTTGCCGTTAAGAGCTGCATAGCAACCAAGAATCTCACTCATGTCATCAGGACGCATAACGATCTTATTATAGAACCTGGACGCCCATTCTTTACCAGATACCTTGCCAGCCAATACAGAAGCCATAAGATGTGTGACGGACCGTAGCTTGCCTTCCTTCCGGACGTACAATGCCGTCTGCGCTGCGAAGTACGGATCGACCTGATCCATGAGGTTCTTAATCCGATTTACCTTGTCTTCTTCCTTCTCGTAATAAGAATCAGATAACATGGTTGTCATCACCGTAGAAACCAGCTCCTCCTCTACACCAGGCTTATACGCAGCCTCTCCCATGTGGTTGGTGATTGTAGGCTTAACACCTTCATTTTTCTTGTTAAACTTGCCCATTGTTGTTTTCTTTAAATGTTATACAAAAAAAAAGCGACAGTATAAATACCGCCGCTTGAAAAATCAAAAAAAATCTATAGAATCAATGAGGGAAAATCGAAGTTGGGTTAAGATAACGAAAATAATGGACTTGAACCATTGCTGATACTTTAAAAGAGTATTGCTCTACCATCTGAGCTAAAATTCGAAGTAACCAACTTCATCACCACTCATTAATTTTTATGTCTTTCAAACAGAGGAAAAGCGGAGCTGGATCTAAAATGAAAATATCTGACTCATTCGAAGTAACCGGACTCCTCACCATCTGTATATTTTATCAAAACAGGGAGAACCTGAAAGGTGTTTGAAAGGAGGTTTTGATCTACCACTGATCTAATCTTTCTTGCATGAAAAATATAGGACTCGAACCTATGACACAAACCGAAGTATCACCTTCCATCACCACTGTCTTGTATTATAATCTCTCTTGATTACGATGCAAATATAGACACTAAAATATGATTTACAAATTAAAATGATTTAAAATAGGTTAATTTGAATAAATAAATCAATTATGATAATACAAACAAATTATACCCTGTCCTCCTTTACCGCCTTCGCGAGATAGTCCGCCTCCGCCTCCACCTCCGGCTCCAATGCCACCATTTCCGCCATTCGTAGGATTGCTTGACCCTGAATTTCCACCATTTCCACCTGATTCAAGACCTGCCGCCCCACCACCTGCTCCAGATCCATCCGAACCAGATCCGTTCGAGCCTTTCCCCGAAGTTCCACCTCCTCCAAATAGGCCAATAGGAATAAGTACATTGTTATATTTATATCCTGTACCACCTTGATGAGATTGACTATTTCCACCTTTATAACCGCCCATACCATCTGCATTACTTACACTGTTTCCACCGGTCATTCCTGACGATGAATTTCCATTACCCGACATAGATGCGCCTGAACCACCAGCATAACCGTAAGAACCATTCCAATGACCAGGAGAGCCTCCACCATTATTACAAATCGCGATATCGGAAGATGGGTTTTCTACCAACTTTGATAGAATGGTATATATACTGTCTGGTATTTTAGAGCCATTACCAAGCCCTCCTGCTCCCTCACTATTACCTCTTTGCCCTCCAGCACAGATTATCGTATCCCCGTTTATTTCAAGAGTTGTACTATCCCCATCAGTTCGTGCATTTACAGGCTTTGCAATTTTATAAGTCAAAGTTTTCGGTAGCAAAGAGATTTTTATATTACGAGCCAATGCTATTGTTCCAGAAGCTCCACCGCCACCACTGTTTGTGCCACCTCCGCCGCCACCTCCAACTACAAGTAAATCAAAATAACGATATCCTTTTTCTATCGTATAATTCTGATCTACCCCTGGATTACCCATTAATTTCACCAATTTTGGTAGCTGTTCTTTACATGTTGCAAACCTTCTTCTCATATTATCTATTCTTAATCTTATCTTCGGAAATCAACCACTGGAATATAATTTTCCGGTTGCTAATTACTTTCTTTATCCTCATCAGCATCCAACTTCCTCTTAACCTATCCAGCCATGACCGTCTGAAATTAAGGGCATCAGGATTAACTGACTTATTTATATCGTTATCGTCCTTGATCCAAATAGGGGTCTCCGATCGGTCATCATCAACCCTGTTGAAAAAGTCATTTAACTTATGTCTTCTATATACCTCAGTATCCAGGACCTCAGTATAGTCGCCTACGATCTTCGGATACGATATACGTTGCGCTAAATTATTCTTTTCTTCTGGAACAAGATGAATTTCACCTGAGTTGTTTGTGTCGTTGTAGATAGTTATCGTATCCAAACCTACTTTCCTGTCAAGTGTGTAATTCACATCATCAACGTATTTCCTTGCGTCAAGCTCATACTCAACAGAAGCCAGCGTAGAACCGTTATATTTCTCTCTTATCGGTACTTCTAATATAAATGGATATGTTGTTCCATAAAATGTCTGGAAGCTCTTATTCGTCAGCAAATGGCTCCATAAGCCACCTTCTTCGTATGATGCCGGGAAGTTTATACCTGTTTGGAAATATTGTTGCTGTTCTATATAATAGTCGGGACAGAACGAATAATAAGAAATCCATTCTTGCTTCAGACACGAATATCCGATAGTGAACGACACGTCTTTAAAATACTGTTCGTCTTTTAAAGATATTTCCTTATCGTTTGACAGCACCTCTGTTTCATTGTACAAGAACCTTCCACCATCATATTTGTAATATGCCGGGTTCTTAACAGGTATATAATCTTTTTTCGTGATAAGTACCCTCTTATACCTATTATCCCATCCAAGAGACAGACCAAGACCGATAAATTTATTATCCGTATCTTCTTCTGTCATTTCTGCACCGGTCAAGATATTAGTTATTCCGTATCTAAGAATCTTAAACGGAAGATGACGCTTAAGCCAATGTCTGATACCTACACTAAGTTCCTTGAGATTACGTCCGTTCGGATCGGTCATAAACACTTGTGCTCTTTTAGTATCTACCCAGAAATGACCAAATTCTGAACTAATTATTTCAGTGCTTTGGGTTCCAGAATAACCAAGGTCGGTCGTGTTGTACTCCAGAGGCCGGGACGCGAACAGACCGCCGGTGCCCATCTCAGCCTGCCCTGGGGAGGTGCGCTCCTTGATTACGTCTATGGCGTTATGGAGTGAAACTTGATCCTCGAACCTGACAAGAATCTGATCGGATTCAATACGCTTCATGTGAATAAGCTTCCCGTTGCTGGTTGGGAACTCATGATAGTCCATAGGCTTGTACGTTAGCCACGGATCTGTTTGACTGTTTTCAGATACGTCAGCCCTACTCCATATAACACCATTAGGTCGCTGGTAAGCACAATCATAAAAACGACGTTCGTATGTTGCCGGCAATACATTAGGCGTCAACGTCATTCTTGATGAGTAGATAGGACTTATCTTGTAATCATTATCCCTATGTATAGACACGTTCTTCTCCTGCGTCCACCAAACAAAATCTCCTACTTTTGGGTAGAATAATTCATGGGGCTGAGGTCCCTCTAATCTGAAATTACAATTTATTTCAGACTCTACAAGGAATTGAGGAATACCATAAAACCATGTGTAAAATCTTCCATCAACGTACTTGCCGGCCGTATCACCATTTAGCTCATATAAGCTTTTTCTATTAGGATAGAACTGATATCGTCCTTTATTAGAAGATGTCCAACTGTTAAAACGTTCGTTGTCCGTAACCTCCAGAGCGTCTTCCCCGGTGTCGTAATTGACAAAATACCGAGGATATCCGACATTTCTATAATCCATATAAGGGAAAGGTATCATATCTCCAATACCAAAAGCGCTATTATAAAAAATAGGGAATTTTCTCTTTAACGAAAACCTGGTTATCACCGTATCGCCACCGAACATCAGTTTCTTTTCATTAGTGAAAAATCCACATCCACCTATGGAAATCCATTTTATATCTTCTATTTGACCATATTGATCCGGCCTATATCGCATAAGCCTCATATACGGAGAACAGATGTATGAAACTGATTTGGATTGCTCGAATGTTCTTCCTGCTACAACATCTCTTCCAGCAATAACCGAATCATCTATACGGCTACTGTCGTAGTTGTAGACATAGTTCGGATATTCCAATAAATATTTCGATTTACCATCTCCCTTTTCACCTGGATCACCAAATGATAAAAATAACGAAGATTCACGATCTATATTATTAACAAATAAGAATCGTCCCTCATTATCGTTTTTACCGGTTCCCCATTTAGATGACATACTGGCATCCATCATAGGATATACACCGGACTTCATGTACTTAACAGAAGATAAACCACGAGCAAAATTTCGTTCATACTTATCCTGGTCTGTTATACCTATCATTGAATTATATAATCCTACAGAAGTATAATACCATGCATGATTACGTCTTGGTCCATTGTTTATAAACGTATTAAGCCAATCATAACGGTACTTACCGTACAATATTGGTCCCTTAGCAAGAGTTTGACTGATGGTTGACACCATTGAAGAAAACAGCATAGCCACACTTAAATTCGTTAGGAATCCTCCTCCGGTAAGACCAGCCGACCCTCCTATGTATCCAGACTGCGCCCTTATCTGAAGCTCTTCTGCTATCATAGCGGCTATTGTGGCACTTGATTCAACTGCGGCAAGTGACGCAGCCATCGTGTATGCGGCAGGACCTAAGATAGTCCATTTTGGATGATCTTCGACAGGTACGAAACTGCCCACAGACATTCCTCTTTGAAACCCGTCTATACATACTTCATTTGGAAGTTCGGGCTTGTTGAAATAAATATCAGGCGAACAGAATGAATACCACACGTTTCCTCCTTTGTCGAAAGGATGGGATATAAACTCGTCTCTTTTGCCAGACGTATAATTATATTGATCTTGTGATAGGTCATTATATGGGTAATTAGGATAGATATTTACATTACCATCGTCTCCTATGTATCTAAGCATATCATAGGCTAATCCTGAAGCCACAACTGACCTATTTAGCCTCCTATCTCCACGATACAGTTCATATCCTACAATCGTATCTCTTTGTTGTTGCGTAATCAAACCAGAATCCACCGCAAAATCCAAAAACACTTGTATGGTGTTCTCATCTACCATAATACCTACCGGATATATTTCAGAAGCTATGTCATATCCACGTTCATCACTATTCATAAAAGGTATATGCTTATTATCTGGGAACCGGTAATGACGTATAGGTTGTTGGCAAAATACGGTAGAAGTATCTACTCCTCCATAAGAATGGCCCTTGAAATAAGATAATCCATCTTTGTCTGACAAAGGAGCACCATAATATTCTGTTAACTTATTCATAATATTAGAATAAGCTTCTGATTTTTTTGGATCATCATAAGATCTGCCTGTGTCTATTTTCATCCTACTACTATCATAAAGTTCAAAATTAGCAGGATATTTCTCAGATGATTCCCAATATGCAAAATCTCCGTATTTATAAGGACGAGGCTTGCAATTGATGGGCCTATCTCCACATGTCTGACATTTTGATGCAAATACGACTGTTGATCTTAATGTTATTGAATCAACAGACAAATCAACCTTATTTATTTCTTTTTCTCTTACACCAAAAATATAAGGATATATGGTTTTACCCGTAGCAAAAGCGACTCCAAGAATAGCACGGGAAGGCTTCTTCCCTTCTTCTTCCTCTTCTTCTGGGGTATCATAATTTTTATAAGAACAAAATTGAATTTGTCTAAACGTCATTATCCAAGGAACTGCCACAATAGGAGATTCTATTGTAACATAAAAATAATTTTGACCTATAGAATCAAAAAACTCTTCATTTATTTCTCCGAAAGCTGGTTTTGCTATGTTAATAATAACAGAATGAGATGATTCATACTCAGGTCTATCAAATTCAACTGGTACTATTCCAAGAGGGGACCATGTTTCAACATCCTTCCAAAAAGAAACACGAACGTAATTGGTAGACACAGCATCCATTATGCCATCTACCTTTCCAAGAGCTTCAAGATAAAGAACTTTGTTCTCATCTTTATAACCTTCTATGTCCCACTCTTCTGGTCTGTTGATTCTGATAAACCTGGCATTTGTCATTACATTCCTGACAAATTTCCATACTACAAATTCAGATGCGAATCCAATATTAAGCTTATCCCCAGTAGGATTGTTAAATGTAGCATTGTTTACATACCCTTCAAATTTCCAATCAGTTTCATCTATACCAGTATCCGAATTTTTATATATCATATCTTGCAACTTCTCAGAAGCTTCAGGCCAGAATTTTTCAATACAATATCTTGGACCATTCTTAGATCTGTACTGATTGTTTATGACCGTACTGGTAGATCTGCCGGCTCTCCAATCCCCTACACCATTTATCTTTTGACTCCATCCATCTATATGAAGGATGTAACTTCCAAGAAGATAATTATAATTTTGAAAGTTATTATAATCGGTTCTTGACACAGTAGGATCAGAACAATAACTCTCAATATAACATCCACATGTACAGGGCATGGTATCTAATACGTATATAGCATCAGATACAGTTTTTAAAACAGATCCAGGTTGTAAATATGGATAAAACTCAGAACAAAGATGTTGATTGCCATCACCTGATATGCTGCCAGCGCTATATCCAAAAAATGCTTCCTCCATCCATTCAGATAAAGAGTCCATTGTCTTATAGTTAAACAACACAGAATACTTATTCTGATTCTCTCCTCCTGTGGTGTATAGATAATCTGTAGAGACATGTTCCATTTCACTAAGAACCTTATAGATATAATCTTCCACAAGACCTGTTATCAAAGGAACTGGAGCAGACAATATAGATTCTTGACGATGGGGAACTTCGCAGTCTCCTTCCATTTCTGGTAACCCAATATGATCAATTGGTTCCATATAATCCTGTGCTCCGTCTTCTCTATAATTGGTAGCTATATCGCATATCTGTCTTTCATTGTCTCCATTCTCCTTATTGTTACAAGCTACAAGACCTATATTTTCAGACAAATAATTTATCGGAGTTCCTACAATATCATCATAATCGATAATAAATCTTGATTTCCCTTTAAAAGTAGCGAAATTGCTTTCCACTATAACAGTTTGACCTACGGTAGCCGGATTATTACACTCTTTCTGTTCTTCATCTATAACAACCGCATCGTCGTCAATCAATACCCCATCTCCTGCCGTATTGCTATACTGCCATACATATTTCCTTTCCACTCCTGAACAATCCGGAGCATATGCGTTTATAGACTGGTATGGGATACTGTCTTTGTTCATTTCTTCTCTTGCCTTATCAGAAGGAGGTGGAATAAGAACAAATGCTGGAGTTTTATATCCGGTGGATGTCTTAAACGAGATAGAAAACGGATACACTTCATTTCTCATATACCCTACATACAGCGAACAAGCATTTCCATCTTTATACAGATCTTCATGAGCGACAGATGCCTGCCATTGAAGGAAATGTCCCATAAGAGAAACTACAGGCTGCAAATTCCATTCTTTTTCTGCCGTAAGACCATATTGAAGAAGACGGTTTCCAACCGAAACTATTCCTCTTGATGTGTTGTACACAGCCCTTTTCAAGGAAATATGCTCAAATGTAGTTCTTTTATTATTAAGGTCAGAATAATAATATATAGTCTTTTCCGTAATAGGATGAATGCCTTCTATAAAATAATCAACTACCGGCTGCGTTTCCCCATTGTATCCTACTGTATTTTGAATAACGGCTACCTTGTAATGACTGACCTGCCTATCTAAGTTAGACACCTTAAGTCTTATACCAAGATTAGTCCTTTCTCCCCATTTACCATCATTGATTCTAATATATTGTTCATCGAATACATGTACAGGATTAGTCAATGAAGTATAGTTAGTTTTCTCGTTACCAAATTCATCGCACAAGGCCACAGCAAACTGATACACGCCGGCGCGTAGGCTGCCCCCGTACTCTATCTGTACCGGCTCTACGCATGGCTGGTCCAGTAGCGGAAACACCCTAAGTTTCTCACAAGCCAGAAAACATCCATTCTCCTGCATGAATTTATCCCTATCATATTCTTTATCGCATATCTTATACCCATGATAATGATACCAAATATCTCCTTCATCATCCGGAGTCAGAGCCTTGTCTACAATAACATACCTGGGAGGATTGTAATCGTCAGTCCAATAAATGCATTTTCCACATTTCTCTGTCTTTATCTCTATAGTTTTTATAGGATGGTAGATAGAGAATTTAAGGCACGAATCTTGCTCGTTGTCTTCAAGCAAAGTTTTCATGCCAGAACACAACGACTCCGATCCTTCTACCATAGATTCTATATCAGAATCGGATAAGATACTTGTATCGGATTCAGGCTTGAAATAAGTTATTTTAGATACGCCTGTTTCAGGATTTGTTATAAAAAAATAGATATTGCCTGAAGTAAGATCATTCTTGTAACCAATAACTTTAAACCCATCGAAATCAATGCATTTAAGATTACTATGCTCGTTAGATCTCATCCCAACATTACCGTCCTCGGATTCGATGTTGGCATTCAAGGCAAACGTATAATGCTGATCCGTAAGACTCGACGGATGCAGATCGCGATTCATACCTGTTTGAGGAACCGCTATGTTTCTGTTATCTTCTAATGCCATGTTTTTAACTGTTTGTCACAAAGATAGCAAAAGAGAATTAATCATGCATTCTTTAAGGTATCAGCGAAAATAACTATATCCTGGCTAATTGTATCGGATTCGATTTTATTCATTAAATAAAATAACCTGATTGCATCTCCAGGATCGATTTCTGTTTCCACATAATGATAAATAGCTCCACCACCAGATCTTTGTTCCTCAAAATATCTTCTCCTACTCATAATAATACTCCTTCCGATAATAACCGATAAAACTAAAACCTTCCGACTCCTTCCTCAAAACATCATGCTTATTCCAATACTTTTCTAAGTCGAAAGCCTCTCTTTCAAATACGATGTTATGATATGCCTTATCATGATCGCGATATATGCACAACCTAATCAGGTACTCAATCAAATACCATGCATAGTATAAAAATATCGGAATAAGAGACAGCCACAGCATCCACCATCCTACATTACCAAATAAGAGACATAATCCTATTGTAAGCAACGATATAAACATACCAAAACAAAACATTGTATGATACTGATTACAATGCGCCTCTTCATGATATTCGGCCTTCAATGATATAGCATCACGTTCGGTAAATACGGCTCCAAACAGCATAATTGTTTTATAGCCGTCAATGAACGTAAATAACTTAGCTATTTTTGATTTATAATATATTTTCATTGCCAAAAAATATTTTATGCCAATTGCACAAAGTTAAAAACTCTATAGGAGAATTAACCCCATACCATTCCCATTCCTTAAGGTAAGACTCTAATCTACTCCCATCAATACCTTCACACCCATGAAGAAAAACCAGATGAGGCATAAATAATTCTCCCCCTTCCAAAGATTTGTTAAACTTACTAACCAACCTCTTTCTGAACTTAGGACCATACCATGATTTTTCATTTGTGGATCCAAGACAATAGTAAGAATTATTTTTGACTTTAATGCCAAACCATTTACATACATATGGATGATATACCCTATCTGCTAAAAATATAAATGGCTTATACCATAGGCAGTGCCAGAATGTACTACACTTGCCACCAAACTTCTTAAACGCCCATCTGAACCCTCCAGAGAAGTACCAGTTGTTAGCACCTCTCTTAACCTTAACTTTGTATTTAAGATTCTTATTCCGGTTACTAACCCTATCCCACGGCTTAACCTTATCGGTGTCCATATCAGGAAGGAATGTCCAATGATGAAGCAAGGCGCTGTAATAAGGATTGTATATCTTGTGTCTGTTTCTAATAACGTACTCAAAAATATCGTATCCTACTTGCCCGGCTTCTTCAAATCCTTTTTCTGACAAGAAAGCTAATATAGGAGCCAGATTCCAGATCTGATCTTGTGAAGTGAATGGGAAGAAGCATGGATCTTCGTCTTTTAACTCTATACCATTAGTGTACCCGGAACTTATCTTGGTAAGACCGAATTTGCTTGCATCTTCGCTATGGATATCGTCTCTTAAGAAAAATCCTTTTTCGAATTTGAAATAAATACCTTTGTTGTTATTAAAAAATAGATCATAAGTAGTATCGGCAAGACGGGTAAGCACCAGTATGGCATTACGAACATCATCTTCTGTCTTATTACCGAGAATCATTTCCGTATATACAAACTGAAGGTACTGAGCCAGGTTGATGGTTCCGTCGCCGACCCAGCCTGCCCTGTTCTTCACCGACGACAGTGGGATGCACGAGGCCTGCTCTGTGTAGCTGGAATCATAAACAAAATCCCGGTAAAACACCTCCTTAATCCTACTGTATTTATCCCAAAGACCTTCCATCGCCTTAACCTATAACAATAACACAATCACGCTTTTCCTTATTATAAACCATCGTACCCATCTTAGTGTACAAACCTTTTATATTTTGGTAATTGGTTTCACCATGAGCCGAAACGTTAGTAGTAATGCTGTCGGAGTAAACTTCCGTACCTCCTTCATTAATGAAATTAAATCCTTGTTTAACCATCTCTCCTCCAAGGTAGGCTGTAAAAGACACAACAACATTTCCTCGTCCTCTATTTCCATACCAATTACCATAGATGTCGGCATTGATATTAGGTTCTGACTCGTCCATACCTGGCGCTGACAACAAGGTCTTCATCTTAATAAGCGCTCCTTCAAGACCAGACTGCATGTTATCACCACCATAAATAAGGTAATCACCCACCTGTTGTTGGGTGGTAGCCCACTGCTTACTCCATCCCACAAACTTATTATCTACTTCTGATATGCCTGTATTTGTAAAACCAGTTGCAGTATCAAAATCGGAGCCGTCTTCTGATTCCCATCCATACCTAAGAACAAGATAATCGAACTCAGGAATTACAACAACCTGCTCGCCGGCAGCTTGTGTTATTGTGACGTTCTTACTCTCTCCACCAGCCGTTACCTTAGCTACGCCACGGCGATCTTCGGCTACCGGATTAGGTCCGGCTGTGAAGATGATGTTTGCCGGTCCTATGCCTCTCATTTTGTCGGCGGTTACTATTTCGCTTGCTTTAACCTCTAACATCTTATTTCATTTTAAATATTTCAAATACATATATCCAGCTCAACAAAAATACTACCGGGCAGTACATTGTCTCTACCAAACTCGCATCTCCTTTAAATTGCCTGATTGACCAAACAATCATAGATGCAATAACGCCAGACAAGTATATAAATAAAACTACCTCAATCATACCAATTTAAGTATATTATCAATTACAGGATATGCCTTAGAATAAATCTCAAACTCGGCATGACGCCGCCTAAGAGGTTCGTACATGCCTTTTAATGTCATACCCATCATCTTAAGTTCGGTCTTAGCATTTTTCAGCTTAACCAAATCTTGCTGTGCATACAACTTAAACAAATCGGCTGCTCCTTGCGCTTCTCCATTATACATCAGTTCCTCAAAGAATCTCATCTTTACAAAATTATCCACATAATCCAATACCAGACCTTGAGGCGTGTCTGGTATAATTATATTAGATTCTCCGTCAAATGGAAGAGACCGGTACTGCATGTAAATAGGACCATCGAAATTAGCATACAAGAATCCGTTTACGATATTTATCTCATACGGACTATCCTTGATTACCTTATTCCGGCATTTACTCAAACAAGAATCACGAAGCATAGGCTTAGCAAGACCTAACATTACCGGCCGGTCATAATAGCAACGAACTTCATGATCGCGATCATGAACATTGATATAAAATTTTTCAACTATCACTTTCTCGCATTCGTCTTTACAACATTCATCGCAAGAACACCACCTATAACTTCTTTCGGTACGTTCTTTCCAAGCTATTGTATTTTGAAGTTCTGATATCACCTTGTCACCTTCCGGCACCTCATATCCTTTAAAATCGCATTTAAAAGCCAGAATAAGATCAAAGTAATCACCAGGCATACGGGCCTGCCCTCGCTTGACATCCACTACCGCTTCTTTACGCATAGTAATATCGCCTCCAAACTTCTTCAGGGCAATTTCTATCCATTTGTAGATGGATACCTCATCTATCAGATCACGCTTGTCAAATGATCTTAAAGACGATTTTAACTCTATGATATAATTTTCGACTGTCATCTCTTAAAAAAAAATGGAGGACAGGAAACGAACCTGACCTCCACAAAGATATGAATAATATGTATAACGCCATATTTTGTGTTTTCAAAAGTTAGGATCTTCAAACTTGCCGTACTTCAAGAAAAGGCTCCTACACTTTTCCTTTATCCCCTTAAGTGTGACTTCATATCCGGCACCAGTCATGTAGATGGTTTGCTGATTAACTCTTTCCCCAGAATATTTGTCAACAAAATATGATCTGTAAACACCAAACTTATTTTTGACAATATCACTGTATAGCTCCCATCTACCCTGCCCATTTCTGAACATAAACTTGACTTCCTCAAGAAACAAACGAAGATTCTTTTCTGCGATGATGATTCCATTCTGCTCAAGCTTCTTCGCCACATCTCTGATTAGCCACATGTTTTCATGATCCCCCTTCTTTTCTTCTAACGTATTTACAGCTATTTCTTTTTCCATTCTTTCTTGCTCCGCCCTTTTATGTTCAGCCAAAGCAATAGCTTCCGCTTGCTGAGCTCTACGATACTGCTTAGCCCATTCTTCGGCTGCTTCTGCCGGATCAGTAAAATTTGGAATAGAAACCAAGTTTGATGTTAAAAATTCTTTTATCTTCGAGTTACACCATAATCTAAAATCAGTATCCAACCATCTCGCAAAATCTATGGCGAGATCTTCAAACATCCATGTACCTCCTCCATTTTCAGGACTTCCAAGCATAGTTGTAACTATCTGATTCTCAGAAAGGTGGGAAAATCCCACCATTGACTTAATTAATTGATTTACAGACGGCAACCTTAGATACTCGGCAGGTTTCTTATTGAATGCTTTTGCCATCTGTGTGGCATTTAATAATATACCATAAGAAGTTTTTATAAAAGAAACATTATGGCCATTATAGCTAAAAATTTTAGATAATTTTACAGATAAATCCATTTCGTTGGATTCTGACGTCAAAATAATGTTACTATCCTTCGCATTGTTTTGAAAATTGTTTATCTTTGTTCCCATAATAGGAATGATTTTTTATATCCGCCAGCCTGAGAAGGTAGACGGATATGCAAAAGTAGCGATTATCCTGTATCTACAAAGGGTGATCGCTACTTTTTTTCTACGACTTTCTATGTCCTAATTCTTTATCTTCGAAAACTCTCTTAATCTGGAAATCTTTAAACACTCTTCTTTTAGCAAGTATTTCATTGTACATAAATCGATATCTTCGTCCTTTATTCATTTTAACCCTCAACTTCTTTTTCAAGCTATCTTGTATTACAAAATGGTAATATCTTTTGGAGTCTGCGAAATCCATAGCCAAGTGGTTATAGAGGTAGCCGTTGGTGCCGAGCCTGCTCACGATGTCCAGGTCCCTCCTGACGGGAAAGCGCTGGCCGGGTATAAGCACATGGCATAAGTAACCCACATTATCTATATAAACACCAGCATCAGCTTCCACATAATGCTCTGATACGGTTTTCCATATAATAGACAACAGTCTTAAAACCTCTCCTCTGTCTCTTATCATGCCTTTCTTAAAACCATTCTTTCTCTTCATAAGACGATGGTAGTAGGCTGCAAAATACGGTGATTGTATTGATGTTCTTTTCATCATTCAAAAATTAAAATTATACATTTCAGATAATTAACATTAGAATGTATTGTTGCATCAAAATACTATTCTATATCTGCAAAGTCTACCGATCCTCACGGACAGGTAGACTTATATTTTACAAAATTAAAATCGTAGTAAAGTTATGAAATCAAATGTTGTTTTACAATCAAAAGATCGAGTTTTGTTAGGAATGAATGTGTCTGTTATGTCTAAAGATGGTTACATATGTATAACTGACGCAATGAAAGCCTTGTCTGCTAAAAGAGAAAAATTAGGTTTGGCTCCAAAACAATTGAGTCATATAATAGAAACTGAATCATTTAAAGAAAGGTGTACTGAATTAGTTAATAAGCTGGAAAATAAGCTTTTATTGAGTAGAAGAAATCTTCTACTCAATAATAACAAATTGAATATCAGCAGTGTAATGGATCTTGGAAAATTAGACCTTGCCTACAAAAAAGGAAAAGGAGTAGATCAAAAATGGTATGTAAATCCATATCTGTTTGTTATGATTGCATTAGAGATGGATCCAGAAATTTACGCTGAGGTGGTTATATGGCTTACCGATGGATTGATAGAAAACCGGAACGAAGCCGGTGATGCATACGTCAGGATGTGCAGCGCGATAAGTAGAATAGTTCCAAACAAGAATGACTTGAAAGACAATATAAAAAGAGTTGCTAAAGCTATTAATTTCATTGTTTTTAATAAACATGAAGATGGGATAAGGAATACTGCCAGTAAAGATGAGCTCAATGATATAATAGCCATAGAGAACGTCATAGCCTCTGTTATTGATGACGGTTTTATTAAAGACTACAATTCCTTGATAAATTACCTCGGAGATAAATGGAAAAGAAAATGGGGAAACCCTGTTCTTGCATTGAAATAGTACAAAAAAAACACCCGGTCGTGGCTACATAGCTATGGCCGGGTGCCCAATAAAAAGAATCACTGAACAATTTGACTTTTCTGATTGGAATCAAGATTCGGATTTTCATCGACAGGAATCTGTAGCCTGAATGCTACTTCCTTTATCGTCTCTGCCACTACGTACTCAATTAACTTAATAGGGCAGATAAATTCGTATTCCCATTCAGACTCACACCCTTTAGGTGTAGGATCGCAAGCCATTAACTCCAGCGCCTTCTTTCTTCTTGTTGTAAAGAACTCTACGTTAATAAGCTCTATATGGAAATCCGGTATATAAATATAGTCGTTTTCTACATAATAAAAAGGACGACGTTCTTTAACGTATTTAGCATACGGTCTTTTTTGTTCATTACGATACGACTTTATTTCAGCGAACTTAAAAAATATAGTGTTATCTACGTTAGTCACCTTAGTAATAGCCGGTCTAAGGGCAGAATAAAGAAGTCCTGGAAGTTTATGCTTTGACCGCATAAGTGTATTACACAACGCAAATTCGGCATCACAACAAACTATTTTGTCAACTTCAATCATCTCCAGACAAGTAACGTAAGTCAGGAGCCGGTGGTCGCCAAGCAACGTCCCATCATCCCATCTCTGGGCTGTATAAGATTCGGCTTTGGTTCTACCGATATTCAATATCCATCTCCGGCTAACATGGGAGTCTTTATCAAGGGCATGAATACCGTTTACAACCCTTGATACAAATTCACCATTTGTAATCATGCTCCCCTCCTTTCTTTTGCTCTGGATTCTCTTGATTTAGCATTCAAGATCCTCATATAAATCTCTCTTTCGCTCATGCCGGATATGGTTTTTATAGCATCATCCAACATAACTTTCGTATATAAAGGTTTAGGGAATCCTTTTATCTTAACCGGATCAGGAACTAACTTCGCCTTCCGATATTCATAAAATCTTTTAGAAGTTACATTAAGATAAGAAACAGTCTCTTCCCCGGTATAATACTTAGCCGGATTAGCAAGCTGCGTCCATGTCTCAAGATCGTTGGCTGTAAGATGATCACATTCCCCGCTTAAAAACATCTCCTTTATCTTATCGCATACCGCCGCACCACTTTTACGCAGCGTCTCTGTCAGAATTTCCTTCATTTTCAAAACATCCTGTTTTAAATCTTAAAACAATAGAGGCAATGATTATCAACAGAGTAACAGCCATAACAGACCACACTACGATATTGTGCTCAATAGGCATCTCAATATTAACCGTAACCCATTCTACACAGATATTAAAAATCATGCTATAGATCAATAACCTATGCCATATACAAAACCTGAACATTCTTGAAAAAGCCAAGAGAAATAGGTCCCATGATAGAGAATGACCTAATATCGGATACAGCCAATTAGTGATACTAAAAGGATAAAACTCATCAAAAATGCTGGCTAACATAATAACCTGCATCAATACAGGATAGTACTTCACAAACGTCACACAGACATTCCTTTGCCCTTTACTAATAAACTTGTTGCTCATAATATGTTGTTGTTATGTTATTAAAATGGGGAAGGCGATCAGTACCTTCCCCTGGTTTTCAATCACTTTTTAGTGCTCGTCTTCTTTCTTTTCATCTTGCCTCCAACACTACCGCCTTGGCGCATTTTAGGTTTGTCTTTCTTATCGACTTCACCACCCTGACGAGCTTTCTTTTTACAAGCCATGATACTAAAAATTTAAAATTGAATGATGTGCAATATTAATCATTTTTATTCTAATAGACAATATTTAAAACACAATATTATAATTCAAAATATTCAAGGGGAGAGAACTAAATTCCCTCCCCTTGCTAATTATGCTGGATTAAGATCCATTTGAGAATAAGTGTATTTCAAAGTACCATTTTCATCACCACACTCAGCTCCATCTACGATAAAGTTGTAAGAAGCAGGATATTCATTATATGCATTGAAAACACCACCTTTCTTGGAGATATTTTGTTTTTCATACTGCCTAACAGTAGCGGTCTTATACAGTTTGCCTTCGTAAGACACGTTTATAGTTCGTATATACCATGTAGTATTTTCATTCTCATCTCCAAAATGAGCATATCCTGCCAATATACCACCCATTACAGCCCTGAAATACGAACAAGAGCTTCCGGGTTGTATTCTCTGGGTTATTGTTCCGGTGCTTATAGTAGCTCCAGATATCTCACGATAATCAGCATCCACCACCTTAATATCACAGGTGTAGATTCGGATATTTCCATTTTCATCACCAGTCCATTCGAATCCGGCAATACACTTACCGGCGCCAGGATTATAAGAAACATTACCCTTCCTATATGTAGCCCAAGAGCCGTTTTTCAATGTAATATGCGCCGGAACAGGTTTAGCCTCTACCTTTCCTTCTTGGTTGACTGTTATGTTAACAGTCTTCCCAGACTCATTTTGCTTCAATGTCACAGTGCCACTTCTGGAAGATGAAGAGCTGTTTGCGGATGAGATTATTACAAATGAATAATCATAACCTGACAAAACAGGACAACTTGCTCCTGATGGTTTTTCTGTAACTTCTGTAACCCAACTTGGCTTAGATGATACAGTGTATCCTATCTTACTTCCATTCTTTTTACTTTTTAATTGAATACATAAATATGAGTTATTTGTACCTCCATTTACATCGGCATTCCAAGTGCTTTGGTTGGCACTAAACTCATAAGTGGCAGCAACAGCCTGTGTAATGTTAACGTTAACAGTTTTCCCTGATTCATTTTGGACGAAAGTAATAGTACCGGAACGAGAAGAAGAGGAAGAGTTAGCTGTCATAGTAATTTTAGCAAGCATACTCGTAGATGTCTGGTCTCTATAATCTACAGAACACCAATCAGGCTTAGATTGCACACGATATCCAATATACGATCCACTTTTGGTACTTGTAATAGTATATTGTATAGTTTGTGCTTCACCTGATCCAGACCATACTTTACCAGTTGTTCCATCTACAAACTCAAAGACATATGGCGCATATCCGCATTTTCCAACTTCATATTCGTATTTGTAGTTGGCATTACCACAATCATCATAACGAACGTATTTAACTTGATCATTCTTACATCCATTTTCTTGCCAAGAACCGTAAGATCCGCAATTACAGCAATTCCTACAATTTACAGAATATTGACGATTTATGCGACCAGAGCAGCTATCACGATAAGCATTATACTGAGTATGACCTACGCAATCTCCTGTTCCGTAATAAGACCAGGCTGTACAAGATTCTCCACCTCCATTAACCCATCTTGTGTTGTTGTAAGAAGAAGAACATGGATTGGTGTCACGTTGTTGCTTCTGAGACGTACAACCGTCGCAACGGGTGCTTCCGGTATCAGACCAAGAAGGTGTTGTGCTATCAGCTACGCAATCACCGTTTTTGTTAGCTACTGCCTGACCTTGGGAATTTACAGCATCTTGAGCCTTCTTATTAGCATCAGCTTGACTGATATTGGACGTAAATGGACCACCTACTTGGTCCTGAGTTACGGTAACAGACGAACCATGCTGACAGCTTCCGCAATTGTTTCTGGTGAAGACCTTACTTGCCTTACCGGTCCAAGTACAAGTTCCCTGCGCGTCAGCAAGAGCCTGACCCTGCTGTTCGACGGCAGCCTGAGCCTTGCTATTTGCGTCTTCCTGACTTACGGTAGACGTAAAAGGACCGCCGGTTACATCATCTTGGTCTATAGTAACCTTAGATCCAACACCTCCATCAGCACACTGTTTTGTAAATTGCTTGCTATATGTTCCGGTCCAGGTACATACCTTATCTCCACCTTCTACCCAGCGTTCATCTGCTCCACCATAACATTCGTTGGTATTGACTTGCTTCTTATAAGATTTACCTCCTTCACATTTGGTTTCAAGCGGTTCAGAATCTACCCATACAGGATCGGTGTTGTCCATTTCGCATGTCCCGTTCTTGTTAGCGTAAGCCTGACCTTGGGCTTCTACAGCTTCCTGAGCCAACCTATCTGCCTCTTCCTGGCTTTCATTAGAATAGAACGGTCCACCCACCATGTCTTGTGTTACGCTCATCGAAACGCCATGCTGACATGATCCGCAATTGTCTTTTGTAAACTGCTTGCTATATACGCCTACGAACCTACATTTACCTTTTTGGTTAGCAATAGCCTGCCCTTGAGCTTTAACGGCTTCCTTAGCCTTATTATCAGCATCCTCTTGACTTACGAAAGAAGTAAAAGGATTGCCTTCAACATCAGCTTCACTTACCTCTACTTCTGTTCCTGAATCCGGTATTTCACAGTCGTTCTTTTGGAACGTTTCTGAGTAATGACCGGTCCAGCTACAAACTTTGTTCCCACCATCTACCCAACGTTCTTGATTGTGGGTTTCAGAACATTCGTTGGTATCATGTTGCTTTTTCTGAGACTTACCTTCATTACATCTAAGTTCTTCCGGAACAACGTCTTCCCATACAGGATCGGTGCTAAGTGGCGTACAGTTGCCGTTTTTATTAACATAGGCCTGGCCTCCTTCTTCTACGATCCTACGAGCTTCTGCGTCTGCCGCATCCTGGCTTTCTGTAGACGTAACAGGACTACCATTAACCATTTCGGCCGTAACCTCCATTTCTACACCCTTATGGCAAGCTTCACATTCAGGAACGAATCTCTTGCTGTAATGACCGGTATAGACCGTCATATTCTCACAATTACCCTTACTGTTAGCAATAGCCTGTCCTTGTTCTTTGACAGCAGTCTTAGCCTTGTTATTGGCATCATCTTGACTTACAGTGGATGTAAATGGGGCACCCACTACATCTTGTTCGGTTACGGTAATCTTAGACCCTACCTGACCTTCATTACAATCGTTTTTGGTAAATTCTTCACTGTATTTACCAGTCCACGTGCAATGTCCGTCCCGGTTGGCTATGGCCTGGCCCTGCTGCTCGACGGCAGCCTGAGCGAGCGCGTTAGCCGCCTCCTGGCTTTCGTATGAAGTAAAAGGACCACCGGTTACATCATCTTGGTCTACTGTTACCTGCGAACCTACGCCTTCTCCTTCACAATTGTCTTTTGTGAATACCTTGCTATATACACCAACAAATTGGTTTTTATCTATGCAAGTACCTTTCTTATTAGCAAGATCTTGTTTCTGTTCTTCCATAGCGGCCTCGGCCAACGCGTTAGCTGCCTCCTGGCTTTCCCTTGATACAAAAGCATCTGGGTATCCGGCAAGATCCTTTTCAGTCAAATCAACGAAGCTTCCGGTCTGAGATTCGGCATCGCAATCATTTTTCTGAACACGAGCCGAAGCCTTTCCAACGAAATAATTTGGATCAGTAACGCATTCTCCATTCAGGTTGGCTTGTTCCTGACCGTTTTTCTCTATATCATCAAGAGCTTTCTGATCAGCATCTTCTTGACTTACGTCTGATGTGTATTTACCAGCTTCTACTGTGTAAGTGTAAGGAGCTCCGATAAAACCATCTTCGCAGTCATTTTTATAAAATACTTTTGACTTCTCTACATTATACCATAAATTTGTTTCACATGTACCATGCTCATTAGCATAACCTGGACCTTCAGCTTCCAAGGCATCCAAAGCCTTCTGATTAGCATCCTCCTTAGAAACAGAAGAAGAGAAGCGGCCGGCTTCTACAACGTACTCTACCATAGATCCAACTTCAGTCACTTCACAATCTGTCTTTTGGAACATTTTGGATTTCCTGTCGTTGTACCATTTTATGGTATTGCAAGTGCCATGAGAATTAGCATAGTCTTGACCTTTGGCATTCAACTCAGCTTCAGCCTTACGGTCAGCATCTTCTTGGCTTATGGTAGAAGAAAATTGCCCGGCTTCGATCGTCATCGTAACCAAACTTCCTTCTTCGGTATCAGGATCGCAGTCGTTCTTTCTAAACGACTTTGATTTCTTGACATTGTACCATAATATGGTTATACAACGACCATGCTCATTAACCCAGTTCTGACCATTTTGCTCAATGTCTTTCATAGCCTTGTCATCAGCATCAGACTGAGATATGATAGACGTGTATTTTCCGGCCTCAACAATATACTCGAGCTCTTCCCCTTTCTCTGTTTCAGGATTACATCCTTCTTTTGTGAAAAGAGCTGACTGTCTTTTATTTCTATAAACTACCTGTTCTTTTTTTTTATGAACTAACGTATATTCTTCAGATACGCTACCGTCCCTGGAAGACACCCTTATCTTGACACTTCTGTTGGCACCAGTATCATTTTCATCAAAGTAAATATTAACCTTACTGTTAAGACTGCCTTCTTTCTTATCTATGTTCGCCCAACAATTACCTACTTTCATTCGCTAATCCTCCATCTTAAATTTTCGGGAGTTGTACTTACGTTGATTACCTCCGGTGATCCATCGGAATCAAGATTAACAACATCCTTGTCCAGGTAAATTTCCTCCTTATCCACAGACTCGCATTCAACTATTTCAATAACATAATCTTTTATATTACTTTCTATACTTAACTGCGTGCTTGTTTCATCACCCTCAATTTGTTCAAATTCCTTATCCAATTTAATGTAAGGAACAACCTTTCCGGGCTGATAGATAGGAATCAGTACACCATTTATAGTTATATTCTCATTAACTTCATTCCCATCCTCATTGCCAGGCATGGAAACAATCATCGAAACCTGGAACGTGTCTTCAAGACCCGGATCACCAGGGAAACCATAATCAAGCCTAATATCATTGACGTCAATATTAAGACCGGAAGCGGTGGTAAATGCTTTTATGACACCCTTTATATCTTTCTCACCCGTAATAAGGGCATTGATAGAAGCGGAGTTGGTAGTAATAAGGACCTGCTTATCTCCACCAGATATAGGGAACTCCAGCCTACTAACCGAGACTTCTGTGATCTTAATACCTTTTTGCCTGAAAGTAATGGCTTTCATACTTTCAGTATCGGATTTCTTCACAATTCGGATAGTGATCCTGTCTTCCCTTCCTTTCCAAGATGGAGCATCGAAATTCATTTTATCACGACCGACACCTTCCTTCTTATCTGAGGTAAGCCAAGAACCATCATCCATCTTATATATTTTCTCTCTCGACATAATTATCCTCCTTAGTTTAAAGTGTCAACTCCCATTCAACTCCATCATCAACAACCACCTGCACCGTAGCCGTACCGCCTGTGGCTTCAAATGTTATGTCAGTAGGAATAACATCAAATATCTCTTGTACTCCTACACATCCTAAGCCACAGATAATGTCCTTAAACCATTCCTCTTTAGCATATTTTTTAAGAACCTCTTTAAAGAACTCACGAAGCCAATCTGAATCAATAGATTCCTTAAGTATGGTTTCTATTATTTCCTTAAGCCAAGATTCGTGCATTTCCTCTTTCAGAATCTCTTTAATAAGCTCGATAATGGTTTCTTTATCTAACTTATCAGAAGGCACAGAGCCATCAACGAGATTACCCCCACATATAAATCCTTTGCATTTTTCTGCCATTTCTCATCCTCCTAAATTAACAATGGAACCCATAAGAACTATTTGCCTCTTCTCGGTAAACAACCCTCACTTCAGCAAATTCGTCTTGTTGACACATATCCCGGCAGAACCTAACAGTACGACCCTGGACTTTATACATATCAGAAGGCACGACACCCCCGCAATAAGATACGAGCAAAATCTCTGCCGGATCTTTCTTTAGAACCACATGAGAAGTACCGTCAAACACTTCCGTATTGACAGATCCACTTACGTTAATAGCCCTTGAAACGTATTTAGCTAAATTAGCCAAAGCTCCGTCTAAAGGCATACCATGATACAAACCAGCTTCTTCTATAGTTTCTCCATCATAGAATATGTTAGAAGAAGGAATATTGCAATGATGCGGGCGTTCGCACCCACCATGACTGCCAAAACAACCGTTACTTGTTATTGCCATTGTTACTCAAAATATTTATTTTTTGTTTTAAAAATTCTATTTCCCTATCCTGATATTCCATACGGCATATCATTGCATTGATTAAAGCCGTAAGATCAGATTTCTGAGCCAGACTGAAGTAGCCAGCGTTGATGCCGTCCGCGCAGTACACGCAGTTCGTGCAGGTGTATCCGTCCGGGCATGGCACCGGCGTTTCGTCCACATGTGGAACATATACGTGTTTGCCACTTAAGCCCTCACCAATTTGTGCACTCTTTTCCATTTTGTAACTGTTTTTCAAGTTGTTCAACCCTTTGTTTTAAAAGCGTATTCTCTTCAACCATCCTATCCAAAAACTTATCTATGTTTTCAAAAACCAGTTCTATATTATGCATAACCTCATTATAAGGCATACCTGGAGTTAATTTGGATATGAATGTCTTGCATCCTGTATAATGAATGCAATGATCGCTTAAATGACCATACGGGCAATCGCATTCTTTTGGAAGAATCTCGCAATTGTCCGTACAGTCATTACATGGATCAGACCCGATACAAATATTAGATCTCAGAATATCAGGTCTGTCATCTTTACAAGTGTTACAATTCATGACTTTCTTTTTTTTGGTGCAAGATAGTGTTTTTTATCCACACCATCACAAAAGAATGTCAATCTATGTATTCCAGACGGTTAGTACTGCCCTTAAAACGTATCCACATCTGTTTTCTATCTCTACATCAGTAATAGGAAGAATAGCATCTTTGCCATAAGTAAGTTCACATTTTGAAATAAAATTTACTATACCTTGATAATTACCGTGAAATTCCCTTGCAAGTTTCCTGCCTGTAGGAATCCCGTCTTTATTCGTTTCAGGAATGCCTATCAAGCACTTTATCCAGTTCGGCTCATTCTTATTATTGCTTCTTATTTCATAATTTATGATATCAAATACAATACCTTCAAGGTTTTTGACATCAATATTGTCCGCATCCATTTTCTTATCAATACGGATCGTACTTGTTAAATCTCGTAATTTCATGATACTTTCTATTTTAGACATTAATGAATAACTATCACAGTGTTTTAAGAGACCAAAGTAAGAAGCCCAACTTTCGTTTGTAATACACTTCTTTGCGTCTTTGGCCACCCTCTCCCTTATTCTCACATAACCTTTATTGTGTTCGGATACACCTTTGTTGTTACGGTGGAAAACATACCCGCAAAAATCAAGAGGTTTATCCATGTCTGTTATAATACAAGTATGCCTTTTAGATCTTATCTTAAGCTCATACCACCAATAATTCTTAATCCTCCATTTGGTAGTATTAGCATCCTCCTTAGTATAAAAAGCAAGGAAATTATCATCAGCATACCTCAATGAAAAAGGAGCCATTCTCTTTACAAGATTATCGAAATCTTTCATAAGGAGATGATGGATAAAAGGACTTGTAGGAGTACCTATAGGTAGCTCTCCAGATACAAAGCTTACGTCTATTACAAAATCTATAAACTTTTTATTTGAAATAAAGTTCTTAAGCACTTTTCTAAATACCTTATCTTTTGCATGATTGTAGCATTTACGTTGATCTATAACCAAGCAATACTTCAAATCAAGTCTATCATAATAAACATGCTTCATCTTTTTAATAAGAGACTTCGATTTAGACGATGCTGTTATGCCAAATCCTGGCTTGCAATTAAGACCATTCATATTATCCTTCTCATAATACAAAGGACCTAACTTTACTAAAACAAGATGCTGATAGATTCTGGTGGTAAGATCCGGACTGTTTATTTCACGAACCTTACCATTCTTGTTTTCTTTGATAAGTTTGCGATATTTGATTTTGCTAACATAAGTACCATCTAAATACCATTCATACAATTTTAATGAATTACCATCAAAATCAGAATTAAAATTAACAACATCATTCTTTTTAGAATGGTTTTTAAATGCTGATTCACATGCCTCTATAATATCATCCAAACTTACATCTATATAGTTTTTAGATACTTTCAGTTGTGGGCTAATGACGGGCTTACGACCGTCGCGCATCTCTATCATATTTTTATCATATAATCTCATACGCTTGTCTTTTATTTATTCTCCACTCCTGGGAAAGATTAAAAAGAATATACCCAATTTTTTTAGCCCACACAGGGCAAGGCCGCAATTGTTGCGATTCGTATTGGAAACAGCATTGTTGGCATTCATATTACGAGGTGAACAAACCGCGTAATTCGCGTAGCCACCAAAACGAGCAGCCACTTCTTTTTAACCTTTTTCTCAACCGTTATTTACTATTTCAGAGGTCATATCCCAATGTAAGACTTGTTAGTAGACTAACGGATTTTATTGAATAGATTTTTTATTGTTTATAATGTTTTATCTCTATTGTCTTATCACAATGCAAATGTATGTATAATATTTTAAAACCGCAAAACAAAATAATTTAAAAAATTAAAAATTTTGTCTTACGGTTTTAAAATAAGCATTTTAAAGAATACAGGCTGCGCCTTAGCGCTGCGCTTATGATGGCTGCGCCATCAATGGGTTGCACCTATTAAACCTGCGGTTGACTGACGTCTAATAACAACTGGGCAAGGCCGCAAGTGCGGCAATACGAAGCAGAAGCGATGTTATTCGCAAACAGATAACGAGGCGAACAAAAGCCATTGTACGCAATACCGCCGAAACGAGCAGCCACTCTACCCCTTGAACCGATAGCTGAAGCCCAGTAGCAATTGTCCCATGTATAAAAACATTCTCCTGATCCGATACCTCCGCCTTTTTTATCTTTCCATCCAGTATAAGGAATACGGTGTAAAGCATAACTATCTCCTAAATTTTGGGTAGTTGCCGCCTTTTTGTATTTGGACTCAAAATCAAAGACCTCGCCTTTATTAATAGTAGACCTTTTCTCATATGTCCATTTCTTTTGATCTGGCTCTATATAGATATCAATAGTATTACCTATACGAGTAACATTGGGATCATTTATTGTCGTACCCACCTGCTCATATCCTCCTCCACAATATCTAAATACATCTCCGGACAAATTCATGCCTCCAAATAATGACATTCTTAAAATAATTTCCAAATCAAATTCTGCTGGTTCGTCATTTTCATCTAAGGCTGATATGGTACCAGTCATTTCCTTAAACACAATAACATTCATATGACCTTCAGCCATACTCTTGGCTCCCTGGACGTTCTTATACCAGTATTTTCCTCCATAAAAATCAAACTCTGATCCTTCTTCTACGCCTGTCTCAAATGCAAAAGAAGCCGCCATCTGGCTTTCCATGCACTGTTCTTTAGGATATTCTGAATTTATGAGATAAGAAAAATGATTTTTTTTAGTAGGTTCATAATGTATAATAGAAGAATTTGTAGCCCATGATCCATACAACCACGTCTCTTCTCCTTTTTTACGATACTTTACACCTCCGTATTTGCGATAATTGACATCATTACCTACTCCGGAGTTACTTGATATCCCTGATCCAAAAGTATCCGGATTAACCAAGTATTTAGTACCGTACAACATTTCAAGGTATATGATATAAGCATTCAAGGTCAAAAACCCACCTTCAGAAAAAGGATAAGAAGATTCAGGATCTACGTTATTAGCCCTCGAATACTTAGCTATATTGATTTGATTTACATCATTGCATCTCGGATAAGTTCTTCCATTTAGAAACATTGTGCAGGCGTTACCAACCCCGGCTCCGGATTTACAATTTGTTTCTCCTTCATACAAGAAAAAGAAAGATCTTGCCTTGGAGTCTACTGTACATACCGGTCCAGGAGATAAGGCTGTGGGCGGCAGCACAGGGCACGTCTGGCGCAGGTCAAGTCCGTCCAGCATAGGAACCGTGTCTGCGTCGTACACACCAGACCATATTTTCCCGCTTTTACCAACTACCTTATCAGCTACATATAGACTCTTGCTGCATCCTAAGAATATGCTATAATTCTTTGAAGTAGTCTCCCAAGGTCTTAAAATCCTTACCTCTGATCCTGAAGCATTATAAAGTTTTTGACTAATGCCATACTCTTCATAAAAAGCCTTAGCGTCAAATGCTCCGGCATCACAATACTTATTTTTATGACCGCTATCCAAATACAGTTCCACATCGCATTCGGCTCTCATTTCCTCAGTTATACCTACCGTAGGAGCAAAATCTCCATTTTCAAATCTAAGGAGATTGTTCTTACGAAGCTTTCCAACCGGACGTACCTTGTCTCCGGTATTTTGAGTCATGTCTATAAGGTAAAAATCCCAAGAAGGGAGAAGACTCTTGTCACCAACTGATTCCGTGGCTTCTGGAGGAAGCTGGTCCTCAGCCCAAGCGGATGCCGATCCTGAAGCACCTTCTTTAATAACGTTGAAAGTATTACCATCAGACAAAACAAAAGGCTCAGATTCCTCCCCTTTCTTCGATAAAAACTTTTCCCTTTTACCAACTTGATTAACGACGATGATCTTCTTAGCCTTATTCCCTTCATCGGAAATAGTGTAATTCAAAGTCGTATCAAGACCTTCATTTATTTCAGAAAACACCGACACCAGTTTATCATTCTCACCTTCTGTCGGATTAAATTTTACGTTGCTCATTTTCAAAAATCAAATTTGCATTTTTCAACTAAGGGCTCACATTTGGTATTTTCATTAACCCATTTCATGCCCTCTTCTTCCAGTATCTTCTTAGCCTTTTCATTGGCATCATCAACGCTAATGAAAGACGTTACGGTACCGGCGTATATCCTCCTGTATTTCTCAGGAGCCTTCCATCCTTCCTTACAACGTTTACTAAACCAACCATGTTGATCTTCGTTGTAATAAACGGTTTTACATACTCCAGATTCGTTAGCGGCAGCCTGCCCCTCTTGCTCAAGGATCCTCGCAGCTTCGTAGTTAGCTATTTCGGTACTGAACTTAGACCATACACGACCGGCCTCTACCACGTAATGTATAGGCTGTTCTTGCTTTTGACCATCAGGGCAATCATTTTTAAAGAAATCCCCTTCCTGTCTTGTGTTATAATAAACCTCGCAACATCCACCTACTTTATTAGCATACAACGGACCTTCCTTCTCCGCAAACTCTTCCGCTTTCCTATCTGCATCATCTTGGCTTATATCCGAACAAAATTCAGCTTCATGAACGATAAACGTTTCTTCAGAACCAAGATCTTCCGGACAATTCGATTTCTTGAAAGCTTTTCTGTATTCTTTGTTGTAATACATCTTTTTCATGACAAGATCTTATTAAGTTCTTCTTTGAATTTCTGAATCTCGTCCGGACACAACCCACATTCCCCTTCACATACGATTCTTCTCATACGATCTATTTTAAGAACCGTATCCATATCAGGCTTGATACCTACCTTATACTTATGATATTGTAGATACTGATCAGCCTTACATGCTATAAAACGATCAGCACACTCACATAAGTAAGATGAAGGGAAAAGAATTTGCTGTGTACTTCCGGTAGCTGCCATATCATTTCACGGTAAAATACCTGGCGTATTCTTTATTTATATATTCAGAATAAGTAGCAAGATCATCAGGATCCGGGCACTCATTCTTCAAATTAACAATCCAGCCTCTTACCAGCTTTTGAATATCAGCATACCTTTTACTTACACCTCCTACAAACCTGAACTTGCGATGAAGGTCTATGATTTTCTTGTCCAATACAGCAAGTTCATCGTATTTCTGAATACAAGCCGCATTAGAATCAGCCTTAGGTGTCGTATTCGACTGAGGCTTTATAGCCCGACTTTTATTAACAGAAGCGATGTTGCTTCTTCCGCATCCACATCCCATAATTTATTGATATTTAATTAATTATATTTTACAACCACAATTTTCACAATTATTGATAACATAAATCAATTTAGATGCTTTTTCATATAATTGTTTTACGTTTTCAAAATTCCCTAATCTCATATTAGCTTCAGCCGCAGCCAGAAGAAACTCTATTTCTTTTATTTTGTCAATAACGTCATCATCCTCATGATCACATAACACAGTTGACCTGGCCCATATCTTATCTATGTTAAGACGGATCAGATCGGTTTTTAAATACTTTCTGTTAAATGAATAAGATGAAGGACTACCTTTTATGGTAATATCGTATATACCATCTTTTAGGTTTTCAAAATCATTTCCACGACCGGGATTTATGCCAAGGGTTTTACTGTTGAATACATTCAGCTGATTCTTACCAAGATAATAAACATACTTATTCTCATCTTCAGGTGGCACAATCTCTATAATAGCCGGTCTGTCTGCAAGTATCCCCCATTCCGACTGATCGGCTATGCGAAGCGTTTTAGGGTTGTTTGTACTTACAACCTCAAAATCAAGATGGATGTTGTTCATACTCTCTTCCCACCCCATTCTGGTAAGGGAATCATCGTATCTGGCTGTTATATCAGCTCCCTCTACCTCAGTGCTATTAACACGTACCTCGGTACCATTTATCTTGACTCCTACTATTTGGGCCACCAATGACTTAGCCATACCAAACATAGGAACAATGATTTCACCGTTGTAATCAGTTCCTTCATTTGGATACTGTACTACCTCCGTCTTGTACAGACCATCATTTCTTCTGGCTACTATTCTAATAACCATCTGATTTTCTACATCGTAGTCGGTCATTACTATCCTGACATAGAAAATGTTATTTCTTATCTGTGGTAAAATATCGATATAATTCATAACTTACCTTTTTCCACAAAGATAAGTAAATGGGGTGATAAAAGTTTAAAATGTTGTGTATTAAATAAAATAGGACGTGATTATTACCATATCCGATAATAGATTCCAGCGCCTAAGTAGGGGGAGAAGCCCTCGCGCCCAACCCCATACCCTGCCGTCAGTCCTATGCCCCAGCGCCGGCTCTTTTCGTATATTATTTCTTTTTTGTGGTAGATGATCATCGTGTCCAAATTAGGTCTGTATCCGCTTATAACAGCCCGATAATCATCTGTGCTGTATGTTTTTCTTTGTATTGGAATATTAATGTAAACAGTGTCTTTTATCGTATCTTTTTTAACTATAGCATCCATAGGGAAAGGTATCTCTACCTCCCCTACGTCAACTATATACTGAGGAACAGGAACAGGTTGGATAATGGTATCTATTACAGTATCTATTTCTATATCGTGTATTATTTCTTGTTTCTTGCATGTTTTACCAAACAAGAAAGACATAAAACACAATAGGAGAACTCCTAATACATGCCCTACCCTCATTTTTTGCAAACACATTTCTTACCCTCCTTATCTTCATCTAAAAGTTCTTGTATATCACCGTTGTTAATACCTTCTTTAAGCTCTTCTCCGAATGGAACTTTTTGCCACCAACTTACTTTGCTAAAGAAATACTTAACACCTTTTACTATCATCAAATCAGGTGCAAGGTCGCCGAGGCGTTTGAATGCCATTCCACCGTATAATATTAAGGCGAATATCGTAATCCACTGAAGAAGCATGTCTATAAACTCTGGGGATTTATGCCCTCCCATAGACATAATAAGATCCATTCCGGATATGGTAAACAACCCGAAAGAGCAGGCCGCGAACTCAAGAAGGATTTTCAAAACTCCCATTTCGCTTATGCATGTCAATATCTTAAAAGGCCTCTTTCTCTTTCTTCGGATATAGCAGTGTTTGATACTTTTTATAGTAGCTAACAAAAGATTTATAGCTAATATAAACAATATAGAATATATAAGGTGGTGAATCTCCTGGAAATTCATCCACAATGCTGATAATCCGGAAATGAGAAAAGCCCAGAAACTTTCTAAATTCATCCTTCCTACAAATCTGTAAGCCATATTAGAACATAGTTACTTTCTTGCTACTTCCAAGAGAGTCATATACGTCAATATGGACCCAATTGGTACCTGATTCTAATCTAATAGGACAAGGAAGTAAATCCTGCGACTGAATTATTTTATTCCTTGCCTCCTCTGCCGTCATACCTTTAGCATCGAAATCGATGGCTGCCCCAAGCATATGAGGACTGATATACAACGACCCTGATACGGTCTTTGATTTTACTATATCCGAGATATTGTTCCTAAACCCACGCTCATCAAACCTTCCGCCCGACTTCCAGGTATTAACCGTCATCGGAGTTTTCAAGATGTCTTTCCTTAAAACCAGTATCGTGTGAAGCAATTCAGTTCTTAAATACCTCCAGCAAAGATCTTTGTCTCTACCGTACTCTTTAGGACCAACTAATTCAACAATACTAAAATACTGACTCAATTCTTTTATAATATCTTTTCTTTCCATAACTTAACCTTTTTCACAAAGATAATCATAACCTTACCCAATATTAAAATAAGCAGAGTTTGGATTAAAGAAAAACCCCTGCATAAATAAATATACAGGGGCCATCCATAACATTAACAACAAATTACGACCTAAACAACCCTTACATATCCGGCTGATACAAGATCAGCAAGATTTTCATAAGCTAAAGGAATGCCTGAATCTCTTATGCAAAGATACTTTATTTCTTTATCAATATAATACTTTCCGTTCTCTAAAATAGAATTATATACCCAAGGAATAGGATCGTCTATCGTACCTGAATGCTTTTCTTGAACAACCATATACAGGCTTTCAGCTCCACCTCCCTGACCAGGAACCCAATCGGCTTGGAGATTGTGATCTTGCCTTACTTCAAACAAAGTCCAATCCAAATCAGAAGGTTTGTTTTTGCTACGGAGACGCTGCCCTTTTACAACAGCCGTTCCCATAGGAAGACCTTTGTCGCCGTAAACTCCATCCTTATCCCAAATAGGGTACAATCCCTTTATCTTAAGAGCAAGATTCTGATCAGTATTTTCCAGCATAGCCGGCGTATTGATCATCGCCCTCATATACATAGCTGCAACCTTCTCAGGATCATTGGCTTCAAGGATCTTATTTTTTTCTATTATCTGATCCTTTGTCCTTACTAACTTTTCAGGATAGCCTTCATCCACTTTCATAGACTCAACTTCACTCCTGTCGGTTTTAGAAGCTATTTCCTTTTCTATGGCAGCAGTACGATCATTGCACTCAGATTCATATACATGCATTTCATTCATTGCCGTATTAGCAATATCAAGCTCGTATTCTGAATCTGCTACAGATACGGTATATATTCCGCTTCCTTTTGCTACATCAATATCATTCTTTACCCTATAACGCATATTCTCATTATACCATACAGACTTACCGTCTAAGCTGTATGTTCGAACAGAATCAGAATAAGCATATTCGCGAGCTTCCTTAACTTTCTTTTCTTTGGCTATAGCAAGCAACTCTTCTTCTGTCGGTCCTGGTGGCTCAGGATCAAGCTGCATAGCAATAACTTCTTTTACACTCGCTTTAGGATTGTCTTGATGAAACTGTTTCTGTTCTTCATCAAGTTGAACCCATTTCCCATCCAAGAAATCTTGATAAGAATATCCTACTTCATAAGAAGATGGATCCAAATCATATCCTTCCCAATAAAAACCTTTTATACTCTTATTTACATACAACATAATTCATCCTTTCTATTAAGCATTTTCACCTACTCTTATAACCAACTTATCATTGATATACCAGATACTTAATTCAATAAAGCTATTGGCCGGTATCGTAACACTGTCACCTGACATGCTCTGGAACTGGCCAGTAGTAGGAAGCGGCTGCGTAATGTCAGAACTGGTAGTGTTGTTGACACGAACCTGCCACTCTCGTCCTACATCTGATGATGATACGGACATAGATAAAGAAGTGGCAGCAGATACATTTGCTATAATATTATGACGACCTTTAGGAAGATTTTCCAATGTTGTAACAACAGAAGGAACCATTGTCATAAATTTTAAAAAATCAATGTAATAACCATAAATATCATATTTAAAATCATCAACTGTAAAACTTTTATCCTCATTTAATATGATAAACCTATTGGCTAATTCCAACACATCCCTACTATAAGAATTTGAAATAGAATTTAATGAAATATCGTAAACAACAGAGGATTCAATTGTTGTTTTACATATCGTTATAGGAGTAATTGAGCCGTCAATTACTCCTAAAATAATCTTATTCTCATAAGCCGAAACAACGCTATTATAGACATCATTACTTACGGTTCCTGAACTTCCAGAAAACTGATCAAGATCTAAAAACGTCATTTCTACACCAGTACTTACCATACCAATAGATTCCAAACTCTTAACTCCTTCTGGATCTGTAACCAAAATATATTCATTATATACATTGCCAGTTTCAGTAGAAGCTGAATCATCTTTTACAAGATACATGACGTTATCAGCAGCCTTATCTACATTCGGCAAAACAGCAACAATTTGCTTTTTCCATCCAGCAGCAGAAACAGCATTATCTACGTACTGCTTTGTTATATGATCTCCCCATGTCATGTCACTAAGAAGAGTCTTGCTACCGTCTTGACTTCCGGCAGGGGGAGCCGGGATAAGGCCTCCCTTGCCCGACTCCGAACTTGTTCCAGGAGCGGCCTGCACCACATTCTCAAGTCTGGAATCAACCTCCTGGCCTTCGAATTTACTGTTATAACCTATTTCTGCCATATTTTTATTTTCATTTAAATTAATCAATTCATTTCCTTTTGTATCATAAAACGTTTACACCTTGATAATTTTAACTTCTTGTATGTGATATCCTTCTGGTTTTTACCATCAATATCTCGAACGTTAAAACGACCGGTTTTACGTCTTCCGAATATAAAGTAATAACTGTTTTCAAACATAACCCTATCAAACAAACGGAAACCAAAAACTTCAAAAGGAGATTGATTTAGTCTTTTGATTCCTCCTTTTGGAATCTTTTGTTTGTGAATCTGACGATTATGTCTTCTTACCAATCTTACTTTATAATAATATCCTAACCTTATAGCATCAAAGTTTTTAGAAATAACAAAAGCATCGGAAACATGAGATTTTTCAATGTTGTTATGAATCCTATTGTATTTTGTAACATAACCGAAAGTCATAAAAACTCTGTCATATTTAGACTTTAGTTCTTCATACAACCTCCATTTCATAATTCCCATTATGGCTGCGTCGCGAAGCGACTTGCCTCTTCTGATCTTCAAATCTATATTACCTTTATGGTATTCTTTGTGACAAGTTTCACATAAGGTAATAAGATTAGATGGGGAATCGCCTCCGGTTTTTCGGGATTCAATGTGATGAACATTCAGTATAGAATCTTTTGATTTGCCTTTACAATACTGGCATTTATGACCGTCTCTTGCTAAAATATACTCCCTAACGTTCCAAAACCCAAGTTGATCACCTTCCTGATATTCTTTACCCGATATATTAGGATTCTTGATCTTTTGAGTATCAAATTGAGCTACTTCTATAACAATACGGGATATTGGTAGTATAGAGCAAACATTTTCAACAACACGAATATGGGCGTCTATTTTGTACCGCACCGAAGGTGCTACCCATTCTGGACGCTTGCTTTTTATTCTATTATTAAAACGAGGTTTTCTATACCTCATCCTGTCTCGTCTCGCTCTTCGTAGCTCCCTTCTGGTAGACAAAAGATCTACGATATCATTTCTAAGAATAACTTCACTGCTGTAAAGTTCTTTGCTTTTCGTCGTAGCTGATAGACCAACATGTTTAGTACCAGCATCAACGCCTAACACAATTTCTTGTTTGTAATCAGATGTGACGTACGTTAATTTGATGGTAAACGGACATAGGTTTACAACGACTGCTTTCTTGTCTTTAAGCAGTCTCCTAACCTTACCATGCCTTGTTGTAGGCATCATAGGTTTACCATTTATGTCTTGTACGTACACCATATCTACAAACGTTTTTAATGTTTATTCAACATAAGTCAGGAATATTTCATCCTGTTAGTACCCATCGCCAATGTTATTTAAGGTTTTCGTAAGCAACACTGTTCCTGAATACCAGAACTGTTTAATCACTTACCTTAGAGCTACGAACTTGGGTAAACATCCGTAGGTAACTATTTATTCTTAAATAACGTAGTGTTTGTTTCAACACTTAGGCTAATAATCGGAATAGTTTGAAACTATTATACACAATATAATACAAATATTTATGATTTATATAAGTTGTGTATTATTCGCGATTATATTTATTTCTTGTTAATTTTATCCAACAACTTCTTGACCTGGTCTACGATGTCCATCACCGCACCAACCTTGTTTTTTACGTCCTCAACCTTCTGATCGATCTTAGAATCCAAAGCCTTTAAACGATCTTCGTTTTTACGATACACTAAATACAGGGCTAAACCGATGATTGCTATCGTAAGGATATTAGCCAAAACGCATCCGATTATTATCTGAAACATGATGATTATATGGTAGATAACGCTACCACACGCTTTAATTATTCAACTTTTTACAAATATAGCAATTGTCTCAACCATAACAAGATCAAAGACGCTCGTTATTAACATCGGACACCCATTCTTTAGATGAAAGAACAGATTCAAACTCAGAAGAAGGACTGTCATATACCGGATACGGATATTGAGGATCATCATCAGCCTGCGCGTCTAAAGACTTAAATAGATGGTCATAATGTTCTACGTGTAAAATAACCTTAGAGCCGTCTACGCTCGCTCTTAGGCTACCTATTCCTAATTCACGTCTCTTTTCTTCAGATACGGAATCATATACTTCTTTTGGTATGATAATGAATTTCATATTATTTTGCTTTTAAAGTTTGTAAATAGTTGTAGGCTTTGATACAGTCGTCTTTGGAAAGAATCTGATTGTTGTAGATGCCGAGAAATTTAAATGCTAATTGACAGAAATAAGATGTCTCATTACTTGATGTGCCAATTTTTAATAAACGTTCTAAAGCTCGAATGGTTCCTATTTCAACATGATATTCATTCCATTCGGCATCATATATGGTACCATCTGATGAAAACGCTTTTATAGATGATGTAATCACTCTTAATGAGCTGCCACCTTCACCCATTGTGACAGCTATCGTCCCGGAACCTTGATAATTATACACAGTAAATATATTGCTTGCAAGAATACCACTTGCTACAGATACTTTACCTAAAAATACAGTATCGGTTATAATAGTCCATGTATCTGTAAATGCGATTGATTCAGCACTGACTACCTTATCATCCACCCCATCAGTAACCAGATAGCCAGCATATTCACCTTCTTCATTGTAGCCACTCCCTTCTACAAACCCAAAATTAGACAGTACAAGATCATTACTATTGCCCGTAATGTTGGCAATAGTAGCACGATCTTCGTCCTCGTTGGTTTTGCCGGTGACTGTCCATGCTTGATCAGGGAAGAGCCAGGGATAGGTTTTGACGAAGTAGTCTTTGATCTTGGTCAGTTCTTCTTCGGTGGCATCGTGATCAAGGATGATGAGTTCCCAGATGGCAGCATTGGCATAATTACTTAATTGGCCAAAATAAGTTTTACAAATACACAGCTTATTAGTAGATTTAGATGTTCCTTTTTTTATTATTTGACCATTGTAACTACTTGATGTTTGCCATGTAATAGGGTTATTATCGTCAATATATACATCTGTAAAACTATTATAAGATCCCGTAACGTCATTTACATTTTCATCCTTTCTATATTCAATTAAAAAAGCGCCTTCATCATTTGTGTCAAGATTTGATATTAAAGGTCTTTTATATTGAGTTGCATCATATCGTGTTATCCAATTCCTCAATGCAATAATACTATATCCTTTTTCTTTAGGCAATAATGGCAAGTTGTCACATCCCGCCCAATCGTCTACTCCGTCAAAGACGAGTGCACCGGGGTAAATATCACTAATACCCGATCCTTCCTTCCAAGCGAAATTCTTCATTTGCAAATCATGCCCATTACCTGTCTTATCTACCCATACAGGATTGGCAGCCATCTGCTCATTAGTAAGACCTAATGCTGAATAACGAGCTACAATTCCTTCTATATCAGGAAAAGAATCCACTCTACATGGTAAGTCTGATATCATTTTAGCATACTCTTTAAAAGGTATGGAAGTAGGTACATCATACCCTTTGGATATAAGGGCTTGCCTTATATCCTCTTTGGTATTTATAATCCTCATTAACTTGTCCGATATAGTCCCCATCACACTTCCTCCCCGTTTATGTAATCCAATACCGAACCTATATCTCCGATGTCCGATTTTATTGACTCACCTTGAGAATATATTTCAATAAGTTTCTGATATAAGGTATTATCCCCTATACGATTATTATCTGTAGCCTGCTGCTCGATCTTAGTTATCGTATCAGGATCTTCGTACTTAGTACCATCAGGACCATACCATTCATCCGTTAAATTAGTGTATTTATGACGGACTGGAGTCGGTATAGACTCCAATGTTATTAAATAATATTCGTTACAACTCATGACAATAAGATTTAATGGTTACAACAATTGCATCTACAAACTGTCTTTACATAGCCAGCAGGAATAGCAGCCAGCGTCGTCCCTACGGCTATCGCCGGGTCAGTGCTTTCCATAACCGTCAGTGCCATCTTGTCTATGTCAAGATCGTTGTTGTAAACTATTTCTCCCTCTACGTAAATGCTGCCTGCATCAGAACCATAGCAGTCTTTTACCTGTCTTATATGACGTTGGGTAGCAGACGCAAAATCGCACTCGATACTCAACCATCCTACCGGTATCTGATCAATATTGGATCCAATATTGTAATCAGGATCGGTTGTTTTAAGGACCATATGCCTCAATTCCCTTGTATTTCCGTATCCGTCCATTGTTATATACGTCCGGATCTGAACCTTACCCCTTTCCGTCTTATAACAGTTTTCTACTATTTCTGTATCGGATGTAGTAGCATCAGGGAAATCACAAACAATACGCTGCCATCCTTCTTGTATTTTATTGAATGTGGCACCTCTTTGTATATCAGGATCGGTTGTTTCCATAACAATAAGATATTCGTCCCGGACTCCTATTATGCTATCTACCGACCTATATCCTCCAAGATGTATTTTACCACCAGGAGTTGTATAGCATTCATCTACGGACATGATATGCCTTTCCGTAAGATCAGGGAAGTCACATTCGGTTTTCGTCCATTCGTTAGGTATCTTATCTATTCTCGTCCACTGAGGATAAGCGACGTCCGTTGTCTTAACGATATAATAATACTGTTCCCTTACACCAAGAATAGCATCAATAGCTTGATAACCTTTTATATTGACCTTACCACCATCTGTCTTATAACATTCGTCCACTTCAACGATTTCCCGGTCTGTCATATCTGGAAAATCACATACCATCCTCACCCAATCTTCGGGTATGGAATCCAATACGGTCCCTACCTTAATATCAGGATCAGTTGACTGAAGGACAGTATAAACCTCTTCCCTGGATCCAAGAATATTATCTATGGCTATCAAGCCTTCTACCTGCACTTTCCCTTTTTTAGTAGTGTAACATTCAAGAACATAAGTTACATCTCGTTCTGTCATGTCAGGAAAGTCACAAACCATTCGAACCCAATTTTCTGGAATTAGCTTAAAAACATGCCCGGCAGGGAAATTATCGTCAGTTGACTGAATAACAGTATAGATAGATTCTCTAATGCTTATCTTATCATCTATGGCTTCCAATCCTTCTATTTCAACCTTACCATCCGGAGTCTTATAACATCTACTTACAAACGTAATATCACGTTCCGTCATATCAGGAAGATCGCAGTCGATCATAACCCATTCGTCCGGTATTTTAGCAAGAACCTTACCTACCGGATTATCCATGTCGGTACTGTCGGTAATTCTATGGGTTTCTTTAAGAACATCCATCTGGTCGTTGAGAAGATACCAACTCCATACTTCAACCTTTCCACCAGGTGTACGGTAACAAGTTTTGAAATCTTTGATAACTTTCTCAGCTATGTTAATCCACTCCCATTCGGTTGTAGCCGGAATACCAGAAACAGGGTGCTTCTTACCTTCTTCATCAAGATACCAATAACAGCCATTCAAGGATACAACTACCTGGTAGATCTTATCCCCTATTTTTATACCGGATTTGCTGTCATCTACCGGTTGGGAGGAACCCCATTTTCCAACTATGTTGGTTATTTTGTCAATGCCCCTACCAAAGGCACCGGCTAAAAAATCCACGCCATTCATGTTATGAAAAAATATTAAATTCAATAAAATCTATTACATTTCTTTATAAGTCTAGGAATGCACCTTATTAACAAAATACATTCGTAATCCTTACCGGGTTAAACAATAACCCTCTATCAATTATCCTACGAATTGATTCACAGGAATCACCGACTACTTTTCTCATAATGTTTAATGCTCCATTTACATCAGCATTAATGAGCTTTCCTACCGAGGATTGAAACAATCCTCGTTTTCTCCTTCTTCCTAAATAGTTTTCATGTTTCCCTATCTTCTCAAATGCAAGAGAATCACATTTCGAAGTATATGATTCTTCATGAATAACTATTTCAATACCAACTAATTCACATTTGTATTCTAAGTAACTAATCTCGCAAAAGGGATTTGTGTAAACTTCTGGTTATTCTTTTTACCCATATTTACATTTTGTTTCCATCCCTTGTTGTAGCCTACAATTAATTTTGTTATCTTGGAATCGATAAGTAAATTAACTATCTTTCTACTGATTTTATGAAAGACATCTTCTATGTACTGTTCTCTATCATAATATAATTTCTTTATTCGTCTTGTTGTTCCTTTTATCTTTTGTAAATCTTTGATACTATTTAATTTAGCAAGTGTTTTATTAAATAATTGATTGTGTGATTTAACAAATTTACCACTAAAAATGATAGTAAAATCCTCACTGACAATAGTCGCCAGATTGTCTATTCCTAAATCAATGGAAGCTATTTTCTCTTCTCTACCTTTAGATACTTCAGCATCTTTTACCTCATAAATGATTTCTATTTTATATCCACACGCTAACGGCTTTATTCTAACATGTTTGAAATTTTTTATCAAATCAGAGTACTTTTCATATTGAGGAATATCTATCGAAAGTTCCTTTGAAAGAACAATTTTCCCATCTTTAATCTTACAATTCTGATTCGTGTAATACATGTTAAACTCAGATCCTCTTTTCCTATAACTTGGAAGACCCGGTTTCCCTTTATACTTATTTGGATGTTTTTTGTAATCTTGGACCGATTTGTAGTAACCTTTAATGTTTTTATCAAGAATACGAAGAACTTGTTGTGAACATTGCGCTTTTAATAATTTGTAATTGATATTCCCATCCAAATTCTTAGTATTCTTCATGATAGTATCAAGTTCAAAATAGGATAACCACTTATCTTCATTGGAAAGTGTTTCTCTGAAAATATATAACGCCTGATTGTACAAGTTATTGCTAATCTTACACAAAGATGATATATTTTCATTTTGACCTATGTTGAACTTATATAATAATCTCATAATTTTTAATACATTAAATGTTATTTATTAATCATATGTCTAAGATACATATTCCATTCGTATTACAGAATAGAATCTATTATTTTTAATATTATTTTGTGCTATATGAAACTAACTTATTTCAAATTATTTTATTACAAAAAAGGGGTGGAGGACCAGCCTCCTCCCCCTTGGGATATATAGAAAAAAGGAAAATCAAATCTTGCATGGCTTGATATTTGCCGAAGCAGCTAACAAGTCCATAAGGTCTTGAATACCTTCGTGAGCGCCATACGGTACATGGAAGTGTACTGTAATATGATCATCAATTACCCTACCGAAGCCGTTAGAGTAACGTGCCGGCTTCAATGTTACTGAATAATCAGCATACGGAGCCAACAGGTCTAAGCGGGTTTCTTCGTTGGTAAACATACGTTCCATAAGTTCTTGATGAGTCTTACGGAAGTCGAAGAACATACGTTGTTCGCGTTCCTTATCAAGCAATTCAGCTCCAAGGTGAGTGCGCGGAGCCCAGTGCTGTTTGTATTCTGTGTGGATCGGGTTGAAGTACGTGCTGATAGCCTCACGTTGTTCATCCGGATAACCACCATTTACAGCAATACGAACAGATCCTTCCTGGAATGTCAGACGGTCAATCAAACAGTCAGACGGAGAAATCATATAATCTATACCACGGAACAAAATACCGCATTTGCAATTCTTAGGTAACGGATCGGCAATAATTGTACTATCACCAGCTACAGCACCCAAACGTTTCCAATTGCGTCCACGATAAGATTCTGGGGCTTTCGATACAAAGAAATCTTTGAAAATGTCATCACATTCGTCACAAACCATATTAGTTACGACCGTTGTTTTAAACTTGTGTTGACATCCACCAGGTGTACCATAATCTTCGATTGTCAGATACGGGAATGCCGCCTGTAATTCTGCTTTTGCACTACCACCACATTCATCATCCGGCAACGTGATTTCATAAGCTTCTTTCGAAATCTTACAAGAACCACATGCTTCCCAGCTAACAGTAGTAACAGTAGGATTACTACACATATCTGCTGTTTTAGCAACGAACGTTACTGTGGCTGTCGGATTAGTTTCTACAAATGCATCGATATCAGCCTTCGTCAGTTTCTTGCTTACGGCCACAGTGTACATACCTACTCCGCCATCTTGGGCTGCTGTTTTCTCGGCAGTGCTACTAACGGCATTCTTAATGCTTTCTACTACAGTAGACTGATCAACACCATCATCCTCTAACGTTACGGCATAGATCAAACCGCCATCTACCTTAGTATATCCTTCAGGACACTCTTCGCAGCCTTTCATAATAGAAGACAGCTTTTGAGTATAATCAGCAGGCTTACCGCCTTCTTTCATCACCTGATATTTAGATGTAGAAAGATGACGTCCAACTCTCTTAATGTCCAAACCAGGATAAGCGGCCTTAAGTTGAGCCAAAGCATAAGCATCGCCAGTATCACACATCTCCATACAATAGAAATTCATGTCTGTTTCTACCGGAGCTTTTTCCAATTCATCACAAGAATGTATAGGATGGATTTCAACAAAGTCACCTACCTTACCACCACCTGCAATAGGCTGATTCTTAATACGTTCTATTGTTTTCAAGATAGCGGCCAAAATATCAACATCTTCGCAAGGATCACATTCTGAGCACATATCCTCACGACCTGGACAGTTTTCGAAAATAATGTAATCATCGATATTCACCTCACCCATCGGATAACCACGAAGCTCGAACAAACGTCCTGTCAGCTTAATATGGATAGGAATACGATCGCCTTTTCTTGCTGTAATAGCGGTATTGTCGTCAATTCCGTTATAACCGAAAATAACTTCATCTACTTTAATTTCTTTGCTCTTCGGAGCAGAAGCATACACTTCTATAATTTCATCAATAGCAAACGTAGGTGTAGAGAATGATTTATCATCAGATACACGGTCGTTCACCATCTCATTACGTCCGATTCTGATCTGGAAACGTTGTTCGTCCTTACGATAACCCTTCAAATCAGTCAATGCTTTCAAACCATCTTTAGTTTGCTCACCATCCAAATCATAGATAGCGATCTGACCTTCTTGAAGCAACAAAGAATCTACGTCCGCCAACTTAGCGTGCGGAGGACAGATAATATGTCTGTCATACGGTTTATGGATAGCCATAGCCTTATAATGTTTTAAAATTAATATTCTGTTATCTGCATCAAAAATAATGATAGTCATATAAGCAACAAAAACGATTAGAGATTAATTAATTTCTAATCGTTTTTGATAATATTTAATTCAATACATGTCTTCCTTCTGTCACAAAGGAGATTGGACGTTGTTTGAATCTATTTGATAACGTCCGTATTCGCTTTCATTCAAAGCAAATTGCTTTTCAATCATGTTAAGGATAATACCAATTAATTTGTCATCTAATTCAGGATCTATATCAGTTGAATTAGAACCATCGGATTTAACATACCCTTCAATGTCAACTTCCTTCGGATATCGGTAATACGTAAGATAAACGGTGTCTACATCAAAACCAGACTTGTACACCCTTACCGAATCTTCGCCTATAGTGTAGAACGTTTCCCTAAAATCAAAATCAGGTTTGTTAAAAAAGTCGGCAAGAAGCTCATGCGGGTTTTCGTTCTTAGCCTCCCACATGGTAAAATCAGTGACCGTGCATTCACCTTTGGTAAATACGCCTGATATGTTTGAAAAAGAAAAGAAATCAGAAGGCAATGAAAACAAAGTGCTTTCCGGATTATCTTTATCTCCTTTCTCGTCAAGTTCTTTTGAATACACAACCAACTTTTGGATATAACGTATATCCTCTTCGTTTTTCTTATCAAGGATATAACGAACAAGGCGGTTTTGTTCGTCATTAAAAAGCTGAACAAAACGTGCCTTGTCAAGTTTTATACCACCGTTGGTCATGTTTTCTTCAGCCTTCTGTAAGGCCCGAAGATAACAATCAACAATTCTCATAAATTATTCTTTTTTATCAGCGTATTGATCAATATCAAAGCCTTTTTCGTCTTCCTTTTTCTTCTTGTCAGACTTAGCTCCTTCTATTTTCTTATGCTTGTTCTTTAAAGTATTATACGCTTCCAGAACACGTGACTTGGTTTCTAACATCGACTTATTGGAAGCAAGAGCCATAGACGCAGAGATGGCGTCGGCGCCCAGGAGCTCGCCATTCAGATACAGTCCGTCAGTATTGATAGTGACAGCCAGCCCCTCAATCATTTCCCTGATCATACGATGGAGTTTAATGACTTGCATTCCTTCGGAAGATTCATCATCAGACAAGAACCTTGAGCTTGCTTCTTTATACATGTCAACGTTCGTATTCTTGGCATCAATCCAATTAGTGAATATGTATTGAACCATGCTCTGATCAAGCTCTACGCTATATATGATGTCAAGATACAAAAGCAGATCGTAAATGCTTTTCCTTTCAGCCTCGGAGCCTTTCAGCTTGTTCATGAACTCATATAAAATATCAGCCTTGTCAATCTGACGTTGTTTCCTGATATCTACGGCCGTAGTCTTGTCTTCTACACAATAATAAGATTCGACATACATCGGATTACCGTCTTCCTCTTTAGGAGTAAGAGACTTGGATAAAATAGCTATATACAGCTCAAATAAATCACGAACGTCATTAGTGTAGAACAAACGACCATCATACAAGTCAATTCTGTAAGAATCCCAGAAATCGAAGTTCTTTTGGTCCAGGTCCTCATTGACAGTCTCTTCAAACGGATACCGAATATTCTTAATACGCATATCCATTTCGGCTTTCTTGTCTTCAAGTGAGTAACCTTTATAACATGCTGAATTGATGAAGAAACCGGTATCATACACCCTAAGATCCTTATCCCATCCACAACAAGATACTGTCTTATTTCCGGGGAAAGGAGTCTTGGAAATACCTCTTTCCTGATATCCGGAAGGAGCTTCTTCATCCATCTTACCTGTTATAACATAAATAGAGTCGGAATATATCTTCATTCCTCCTACGGTAGCCAGCAGTTTCTTGGACTCATGGCTTTCTTCAAAAATCTTTTTTCCCATTTTTATATATCCTTAAAAAACAAAATTTGCGGCCGGTTTTAAATCCGACCGCAAGTTAATACTAAAAGTTATGATCACAAAGAACTCGGTAACAATTCAATTGTTACGAACCGGCTGGTATCTTTTACCCAACAAGCCGATACAGAGTGGCACCAGAATTGTTCTGACATACGAGGATGGCTGGATACAATTTCTTGAGCCGATACTCTGGATGACCATCTACCTTGTTCGTAACCCCACCACATAGAACCGATATCAGGCTTAACGTAGAATACATTGCTGTTGATATTACCAATACGAGCTTCGGATGAAGCAGGGATGCCGGCGAATGCGTTAGAGTATTCAGGAGCGGTCAAGTCTTCCATAATACAAGAATATGATGTGATAGGAGTCATGCCGTCTACCAACTGGCTTCTATCTACCATATCAACGTAATCCAAAGAAGGTTCGTGTTCTACAATGACCTTACCAATACCCGGAATAGTAACACCCTTGATCTTTACAGTTCCTAATTCAAGAGCATCGTTTGATCCTGTTACCGGATTATTGATAATACGTTCTGTACCCATAAGCGGAGCCAAGGCACCCAATTGAGAGAAGAACTCATCACGGAAGATTTCAACGATGTTCTTGTAAGCCATAGCGCCTACCTTGAATTTCATTACACGATTTTCAATCGGCATATCGCTACGACCACGGAAAATATAGTCAGCAGCAGCCAGGAAGTGTTCGCGCTTGATACCACCCGGACGAGCATATGAGATAACGAAACCACGGCGAAGTTGATGGTACAGACCTTCATTTTTCATCAAAACACCATTATGACCCTTAACTCTACCTCCACGCATGAACATAAGTTCGTATGCTTCCATCTTAGCCAATTCAGCCAAACAGAACAGAGATACTGTATTGGCTACACGAGCTGTACGCATATCAATGCTTCCATCACCAAGACGAGAACCGATAATGGCATAACTTGCATCACCTCCTCTGATTTCAGAAAGCTGACGAACTTTCTGGTAAGCCTTGTCGATGAAATTCTGCGTACGTTCGTCCGCATAAGCCAAAGACTTAATACCAGCGTACATAGTCGTTTCACCTTCAACACCACGGTGTCCACCAAGCGTAAATTCACAAGTCATAGAACCGGCCTTAGAAGCACCTCCTACACCAGAGAACTGAGTAGAGAACTCACCAAGAACGTTTGTTACCTTCCAGTATTTAATACCGGCACGAAGCATGTCTTTCGGGAAGTATTTAGCACGAGAACGACCCCACAGCTTACACCAATATCTCCAGTTTTCACCTTCTTGTTTCGGAGGGCGCTCTGTAGAGATAAGAGCCTGGCAACCGTTAATCACATCGTAAGTAATAACATCTCCTTGTTTGAATTGTGCATTCAACACAATTTCGAAGAAGCTTTCATCAATACCAGGTTTTGCATATTTCAAAGACGTGTCTTCTACTGTAACCACCTCATACGTTTCTGATACCGGAAGATCATAACGGAATGAACCATTGATACCATTTACGGTAATAGTAGCATCCTGTTTGATCATACCCATATACATAGGCAGAGGATAGTTTGTAATATTAGAAAACAACTCAAGCATACCCAGATGGTTCTTATCCGGATCTTCGTAGTACCAATCTTCTAAAGAGCTAAGATCGTGCTCTACGATACTTTGCTTAACGACTTTAGCGTCGGTATATCCAATCACCGTGTCACCATTCATGGTGGCCGGGAAATTTTTTGTTAAAAGTACATTAGCCATGAACGAAAAAACTTTTTAATCTTTTTTAATCTATACTAATTTCATCGAACTTCACACCTTGAACTTGATCACCTTTATCATCTACCGGAGCTACCCTCTTGTCTTTATTTGTGTGGCTGATGAGCTTATAAATCTTCTTTTTCTCATCAACTACAGCTTGATTTGACTTCTGTTTTATGAACTCTCCTGGATTCATAAGAAACATAATCAAATCTGGCGCTTCTTCCGGATTCATCATCATCTCCCTTACCCTATTAAAAGCTTTGGTAATTCCGGGATTCGATTCAGAAGGTTTTAGGGCAAAATCAAGAGCTTTAGATACCATAGTGTCATTTAGCTGATATTTCGCCTGAATAGAGGACTTAAGATCTTTTTTATATCTCCTAAAATCCTCTGCGTCCTTTGCCTTCTTGTCGGCAGCCTCTTTGGTACGTTGCTGAATAATATCATCCATTCTCTTATCAAGCTCAGCCTTATACTTTATAGCTTTTGCTTCAACATACTCTTCCCCTTTATTAATGATGCCTTTGAAAAACTCATCTGCTTCATCTTTGGGCAACCCAAGAAGATCAACATAATGGCGAACGATCTTTATCTGATCTGCTTTGTTTTCAATATCAAGCTTTTCTATAGGAGCAACATTCGTATCATACTGCTTAAGAATATCAACGATATTGGCGCCTGCCTTATCAGCCTGAATAAGCTTCTTAGTAATATCAGAAACAGAAGTAACATCTATCTTATCTTTAATAATATCCTCTTTCTGACTTTCGAAAATAGTAGACAGTATGTCACACAATGAATCTTCTTTACTAAAATCAAGATCATTAATAGTAAGCTCTTCGCCATTTTCACCGCTAAATACCACATCTTTCAAATCAGGAATAATACCTCTTGAAGAAAGGGTATCCAATACTTTTCTGTAATTGGCAACCGGAACATCTACCATATTCTTATTGCTATCAACTACACCATCTCCTCCTTTTTCATCCACTTTGGGATCAGGAGTAGGATCAACAACCGGATCTTCTTTAATATGAGAACCTTCTTCTATAGGCTTCTCATCTTTATTATCCGGTTCATTACCATTAATAGGCAGAATATCTTCTTCCCTATTATAAACATCATCAACTGGACCAAGACTAAAAATATCGTCCAATTCTACTATTCCATTTTTATCTATCTTTCCCATAGTGCAAAAATATTTAAATGTCTATATTACAGGTAAAAAACTTATAAGTGTTTAATCTTCACTAAAAATTAAATATCCCCAAATTTTATTAGAGATTTTCTAATGAAATTTGGGGATATTTAATCCTTAATTTTTATTGATTCCTGCTACATACCTTTTAGTAGCATCTTCCCTTGCCCTCTGAGCAAGTTCTTTGGATTTTAATTTTAACTCTTCCATTTTTATTTTCATTTCATCATCATGAAGTTTGGAATCGTTTTCAATTTTATTATCTTCTATCCTTTCTTTGCTTTCTATATCAGCTTGCCTTACGGCCTGATCTGAAACAGAAGCCAGGAAATTGAGAGAGGTGGCGTCGCTCTTGGCGTCTGCTGCCCTGCCTGCCGCCTGAATCTTCTCTTGAAGTATCCTGTATTGACCCCTCTTGTCCTCCAAAGCAAGTTCATGCTGACGTTGCTTATCCTTCTCAGCAGCTTCAGCTTGTATCTGTTGTTGATTAAGCTGCATCTGATTCTGTTGCTGCTGTTGTATCTGCCGCTCGTTATACGCACGAGTATTTCTTGCATTCTGAATCAGCTCTACCATAGAATCTGATGTAAATATAGAAGCAAGATCATAAATATCTCCACCAGCAGTATTCAATTGCAACATAAAAGTTTTAAATTTCTCAAGCTCATCCCTTTTCTTGGAATTAGACAATGCCTGCACCCCAAGATGCCTTAAACTAAGACCATCTGTACCTATGGATAAAAATGCTCTGGTTAAATCACTTTTTGTGTACATTACAGAAATATCTTTTCCTTCTTCTTGGCATTGTTGAGCTACAGCAAGATGGAGATCCAAAGCACGCTTCTTAAAATAACCGAAATTATCGAAGTATATCTGTGTTTGTAACATAGATGCCGTAACTCCTTGCTGAACTCCTGTAGCAGTCTCATACCTGTTAGGACCGTTAATTACTTGAGGCGTGATACCAACCATTTCAAAACATTTCATCCTCGACCATTCAGCAAGTTCCATTCTTGTTTTAAGTTGCTCCGTCTGGGACAAATCATAGACCGCAAACTGGTTGAAAGGAACACCACCTTTCGTGTTTTGAGATGAGGTATCTAATGTAAGAGCACCTACAGACTTAGCTACATCAAGAAGGTTTGCCCATATATCAGCCACATCTTCACCCAAATCCTTATATTCACTTGGAATCAAATTAATATCCCCTAAGAAGAATTTACCGATCTCCTTTTCAAGAATATTGTTGATCTGGTTTATGGAGAAATTATAAAATATTTGATACGGCTGAATCCTGTTCACCATAGAAGTACCAATATATCCGGCAACCGGTAGAACAAAGTCATAGATATTGCTATCTCCTTTTATCTGGTGATCGATAGGCTCGCCATCCAGATACAGGTTGTCCTGAGCAAGAGCCCCTCCGCTGATTTTAACCCCGTACCTTACCTGTGGAACGTAATCTACGAAATAAGTATTAATCTCCGGATCCTCCATTCCTTTACTCATGGTTCTGGTAATTTTCTTAATACCATTTTCCTGTAAAAAATCTTGAAGAAGCTCGTCAGTTACCATTTCGGTAGTCACTAATCCAGTCTCAGTTTGGTAGGTAATTACATACACCTGGGCAGGAGATACCCAGTATGATTCAGTTACCTGATATAAATCACTACGAACATGTTCGTCACTTAAACTCTGGGCACGATTATAATAATTACCATGCTCTAAATTTGGCATGAATCTGGTCCTATGATATTCATTACCATTACTATCATATCCGGTATATGTGCCGGCTGGAATACCATAATAATCCTCATAAGCTTTTATAGAAGCATAATCATTATATCCTTTCCAAGGTATTACCTTATTCTGATATAACATCCCTACGCTCGCCGATTTGGATAAACTTACATAGCTTCCATTATCACCATTATTATAAGTACCATTGAAATTATCAGCACCTCCTATAAGCTTTTGCTTGTCTTTTGCCGTAAGAAGATGCCCCCACCTTACTATAATATCATTGGCAGTATAATAATGGACACGACCAATATAATCACCATATTGAGGATACTTACTATCTAACGTCTTCGAATAAAATGTATTCAACGGAGACCATCTCTCCGGCTTATAATAGTCGTATCCTACATGATAATTCCTAAAGCAACGACCGGTAAGAAGATAGTCAATGAAATTCTCAGTATCTATCTCATCCATGTAAAAACGCCCCCTGTCCGCCTCAAGTGTATGAGAACCCCATATAACCTCGGCAGTCTTCCATTTTGTATTCATGAAATTCTCTATCTCAGGAGGAGTCATAGACGTTTTCACCTCTTGTATCTGTTGAGCATAAGCCTGCTTCTCTTCTTCGTTAGCAAAATTATTATAATCCGGATCCAATCCTCTATTTAATAACTCTTGCCTAACCCTTCTGTCCAATTCCTCCTTAATGTAATTATGAAGAAGATTCTCCTTCGTGGCAGAATACTGATTCACTTCAGATTCGTCCAATCCAACTACATTATACTTGTCAGAAAGGTTGCCCAGCCATCCTACAAAAGCGTTTACGATCGTACCTATTATATCATAATGACGTAAGAATGATGGAATATTTACATTGTCCCTTATAGACTGAACATCCTTAAGATAAGGAATTACATCTTTCAGCTCCATAAATGACAGCTTTCCTTCCATCATCCTGTAAAAATCTTTGAACTTTTGGTTCTCATCAAGCTGCTTCAAACCAATCAATTCAAGAGAATCCATAGTAGCTTTAAACCACTCCTTGGTTTTTCTCTTGGTAGGTATCGCCTGTACCGGCAAACCTGAAAATACTCCTCTGGCTGGAAAAGCCTGATCTCTATTGAAATATTCCATCCTATTATCCTATTTTTCACAAAGATAAGGAATTTGTTCTCGTCACCTCATTTTATACGGGTTATGTCTTCTTACCGTAAATCCTTTAACCTGTTCCATCTTCTTACGTTCCCTCTTCTTTTGATTCTCCTTCTGAGTCGTACTTTTAGGCATGTAACCCATATCATCATAATACTTAGCCAGAAGAAGAGCGTGGCCAAAGGCTATGATACGGTCAGTGTTGACCCCAGGGCCAAAGGCTATGATTTCATCAAGAAGCTCTATATCAGGAATACGGTAAATGCCCTTCTGTGTTATTTCATTACCATCATCATCATACCCAACAACAACATCCTCCCAACAATATTGAATAACGGTATTGAAAAGCATGCGCTGGTTTGGAACCGTAGGAGCCAAACCGAGCTTGTTGTTCTGACGGGCGCCAGCACGGATAATCTTACCGGCAAGACGTTCACCGTCTTCCAACAACATAAGTTGCTTATTTCGTCTCGTAAGATAAAATTCATACATTCGGTCAGCATTCTCCATAAGGCACTTGGCTCCATACGCCTCTTGAAGTATTTCACAATTCCGACAAAAATCATCTGATGATGGAGGTCTTGATGCATGAGAAGCAACAATACAGTACGCAAATGGGTCATTTATTTTCACGTATCTTTTAAGAACATAAAAGACACCAACAGAATCCGTATCCGCCTTATCCGCCTTGTATGGGTCAAGCGATGAGACATAAGTATTATCAAAAACACCTCCTTCTTCTGGAGGATCCTCGTATATAACAACAGGAGCATCTATGTTACCACCTTGAAACGGATAATCAGCCAATTGTTTGTCACTAAAATGATACCCCATTTTCATGCCATCTGTCTGATAAATATCCACTATCTTTCCAGGCCTACCTTCTTCAAGAAGACGGCTTTTATGCTTCAACGCATCTTCTACAGGGAACCTATTTACATTCGTATTAAGAAAACAATCATCTATAGACAAAGGGAATGCCATTCGTTCCTGGACGTATAAAGCTCTATCCTTTTTGACAAGTTCGTCAAGACGTGATTTTATTATTCCAGTATTTTTATCAAAGTCTGAAACTTTTATCTTTATCTTTTTAAGACCTGGAGCCTTCTCTACTCCAAGATACTTATCAAGAGTAGTCTCTTTCTTTTCATACGCATGAGACATCTGAGCTGGAACAAAACACCCTGATTTACATATACGCCATGTTGGTTTTGTAACTCTCTTATTTAGAATATCATAATTCATTATAATAAATCCATATTCGTCCGGAGAGTTCATGATTTTCTGGGCATCTTGAGACTTTTCTACATTACCGCCAGTTCCCGACATCAAACAAACGCCCCTCATTCTACCATGCATCATATGAGCCGGTCTACCGGCAAGCCATGCTCCAAGCACCGGAAATTTACCTACCTCATCATATATAGACGTATATGGAGTTCCACCTGCGGTCTTCAATGATCCTCGTGTCTTTCCATCATCAACGTTGGTGATTCTTATTCTGGCATGAACATCACGTTGATTATTGATGCTTCTTGTACCTAAAATAACTTCTTTAGTCCAGTCATTACCCGTCCTGTTTATAGTAAGATAAGGAGGAAGATTATCAAGTCCAAACTCAAGATACTCTCCCATATTGGCAAGGTCTTCTTTACTTGCTCCAATAACATTATGCGTCAAATTGTATGTCATTGTAGCATTACGAGCCAGAAGGGAGCTCATTATAGCCGTATTGTGAGTAACGACGTAATTGGTGGTCAAAAATAAATGAGAATCATTATCAACGGTTATACAGGTGGCATGTTCCTTTCCGTATATTGATATGGATCTTATTTTTAATTCCTTACGATTCCTTGATAGTATAAGTTTATTACCATCTAATTTAGCATACCAACCTGAAGCCCAAAACATACGTTGTACAAAATTTATGACATCCATGTCAATATGATACAACATAAGCTCTTCTTCTCCGGTTACTACGTTTCTGAAAGAACGAATGAAGTTTTCTATGAAATCTTTTTTTTGATCTATGGACGATCTTAGAAATTTCTTACAAACGTATTTATCAAAAAACATATCCCCTCCATAGCCACCGAGATAAGCCGCCAGCATAGAGGCGTAGGCCGACGGCGGAACCGGCAGCTTTGCCGTAGGGTAGTTCAGGGCCTCACCTACTGGAATAGACATACTCTTATAATCTAATCCAGCTATAGCCTTAAGACTCCTAACATACCATTTACCTCCATGATTAACACGCCATTGATGATTTCCACAACAAATAACATTACGACCGTCTTCGAATACGACTCTGTAGGTGGTTACTTTCCCTTGAGGGTAGACACCTACGACCTCGACCAGATTCCCTTTATCGTCATATATCTTATCCCCTACAACGATATTCCCTATCATCTTCTCCCGGTCCTCAAGATAAAGTATCTCAGAGTCAAGAAGAGCTTTTCCAAAACGACGGCAACCGAACATGAATATTCCTTTATTCTCTTCTTCCGCCTGCTTTAGAAATTCGGCAAACATCCATTCATTATCACGAAGCTGTGAATTTCCTGGAATACGATCTTCTCCTACGTCAATCATCATCTTCCAGAAATTAATATGCCAGTATAGCCAAGGATGGATAAATACCCCATTTATGGTAACGCCATTAAGGAGTTTCATAGCCTCATTCTCCCAGAATTGCTTGACATCATTGTCTTGCTCTTCATAAGAATACAGGTCATTCCATAACGGGATATCGTTACCCATATTGATATAAAGTTCCTTGCTGTTTAAATTCATCACATAAAAAATTAAATGAGCTTACTTTTAGCTTCATTCTTCACAAAAGACTGAATACCGGATACTGTTTGACCTCCTTTTAGGCTCTTCTTGTTTTTGGCAGCCTCAAGCTGATTATAGACATCCATTATCCCACACATATTAATATAAGATTCAGTCCACTGCATTAAGCTATCAGACAAACTCTTTTGAAACCTAAATTCCTTCTCCCTCTTATCAGAATCCTCTATTTTATCCCAAGGGTTGTCAGATAGATAACGTTCAGCCTTATCTATCTGATCTCTTAGTACAATGAGTTTCCGATCTACGTAAGAAACATCCTCATTTGTCGGCTTTCTTGCTTTCATTGTTGATAATTTTTAGAAAAGCCTCATATTGGGACTTAAGCATATTAAACCTATCTTCCAAAGAAGAAGGATCAACCCTATACTTACACATATTTTTAATACCTTCTTTCACTGATTCATCCTTGAACATAATAGAATCTGTATTATGATCAACATACATAACAAAATCAGATTCTCCATTATTTACTATCCTATCAAGAACTTTCCTGCTATCATCATCTATATTAAGATTATGACCAGCATTTATAGACAATCTATATACTGTACCTATGGAAGAAGCAACTTTTACCATCTCTTGTTGACATAAGTTAGTCATAAAAGACTTCTCCTCTAAATCTATAAAATCATCTAACTCTATCTTATCTTCTTCCTCTTTCTTCCTAAGTATATCTTTTGTAATATCCTCCATCTCTTCACCTACTTTATCTTGCTCAGACAAAATATGATTATAGTAAGAGATAAGATGCTTTATATCTGAATCAAAATCAATCGTCCTCATTATCAATAACTTTTTTGTCGTAAATAATTACATCAATTGCCTCCATAGATAAATTATAATCCGCTTCCTCAAAAATCTCATTATCAGTTAAAGTTCTTAAAAAAGATACAGATATACCTCTCTTCTTAGCAAATGACCTAAGCACTGCATAAAGCAAATCACCAGCAGAATAATCTGGAAGATCATCACAATATGCCTGCAACATGGAAAATAAGGATTTCCTTTTATCCTCGCATTGTAAATGCCTTGCTTTGCTATATCCTACCATAACACTCTTAACTTTTTTGAATTATAATGCCTTCAAAATTAAACGGAATCTTTTCCTCTTCTTGTGATCCATCTTTTTGATAGTGAACAGTCATATGTTTTACGAATCTTCCTATTCCAAATCCTGCTGTATGTATCTCCATATCGAATTTGAAATGACGGGAGTCAATGATATTCAAATTAGAAGAAGTACAGCCACAAGATGTCTCTGATGCTGTTATCTTAATATCATGCTTTGACTCAAGAACGAATGAAAATTTTATGCTGTTCCCTTTTTCTACCGGTTCAAAAATGATTTCAAATGATTTACCGTCTTTAGATAAGTCAATATTATATTTCTTGTCATCTGTAGAAATAACATTAAATTCATCAGAATCCATTGTAATAAGCTCTAACCTGTTCCATCTTGACTTCTCATCATAAAAATCAATAGAATACTGCCGGTCCATCCACGAAGGACGAGGAAGTCCCTCCCCAAGCGCACACTCTTCCGTCTTGCTCCAGGCCTTTTGCTTGATGAAGCACGTACATACCGAACAACGATTTTTACCTATTTTCTTACTTACGTATAAAGAAAGAGGCAACATAGAGTTAGGAACGTTCTTGGTATTGTATTTACATCCTTCACACTTTTCAAGACGTTCTTTGTACCAATCAGGATAATCTTCTTTTTTTCTTGGAAGTTTTTTTAATATCGTATCCATAAAAGCATCGTATATAACTTCCGCTTGCAAAATCTTTTTCATTTTATTATCTATTAAATTCCTGTTCTTGAATATTTTGTATTTCACTAAGACTATGACCCTTACGAGATTTAAAGATAGATAATTTGTTGTGTTTTATCAACATATCCCCACTTTTTATCTCACCTGAATCATAAGCATCCTTTATCATCCTTATCTTAATATCAAGGCACTGAAGCTCCTTTTCCTGATACTTGGATAATTTTTCTACCTTGGATTTAAGACGCTCAAGATTATGTTTGCGCCTCTCCATCTCATGAAGGTTACAAACCATATCACCTACATACGGGACAGACACAGACACGTTATCAGTGTACGTACATAAGTTATTGGCATAAGAAATACTGGCCCTGAAAACGTCCCGTATTTGATTTCGATCGTAAACGCCTCCAGTTTTCTTCATCACATCATCTATAATATGTGACTCAAATGATATAGGGAAATTATTCTTCGGCATTAGAATCAAAAGTTTTCTTTCTGTAAAATAAAGAAACCAACGCACATTGATCCCTGGAACCTTCCAATACAAAAAGACGGCGCATGTTCTCTATATCCGGACACAAACACCTGGTCCTGTAATTCCCCTCCCTGTCAATCAATATACCTCTTTTCTTCATCTCCGTATCCAAAACCGATACATATTGAAGATCGGTACTGAAACAATGAGAAAACTTCTTCTTGGTATCATAAGAATACCCAAACACAAAATAATAAGCAAGAAGATTTAAATGTCTTGCGTCTATAACATTCTTCTCATTGCCTGAAGCCATAAGATACCCGTTATAAAACAGAAGTATCTTCTTAGCCATATCCACTGTGTCGGAATAAGGCACTAAAAGCCTATAGGCTCTATTACTAACATCTTTATTATCACACTCTTTCATCCGATTATAGTTTTGATACAAAGATAAGGATTAAGAATTTATAAATATAAAATTAACGTATTTTATGACAATGGATTCAGAATTTGCCCCTATATTTGCACTGTAACATTAAAAAAAATGAGACCTTATTATTGGATATTCATTATTTGTTTCTATATTTGCGGTACGTTACAGATATGAGAAGCATGAGAAACAAATTATGATAAAAAAAATATTACTTGTCTTATCATCGTTTGTTCTTATGTTCTTCAAATCTGTAACGGGGTTTTGGGATTTTCCGAACGAAAAAAAGACATGAATCGGATGGATATCCCCAAAAATCCATCCGATTTTTTTTGTTACAGATTATGAAGTTACAGTTAAATAGAAATATAAACATAAGTCTTAGACTTTTGGAGCAGTGGTCAGATGATCCGCTATTCATGGAACTGTATGCTTTATACTGTATGATAAAAATCTCCTTCCGGGATTCGAGAATAAGATTCAAAAACCAGAAAGACCTTCTTCACAAACTTGGAATCGGGTATTCGAAGTTCAAGAACATGACAGGACATCCGATGTTCGATGAGCTGTTCCGTATGACGGATAGTACGTTCGTTGCAAGAAGATATAGGGTTAATGGTGTACAACTTACTCTCGGATGTGGGAAAGTGAATATTCCAAAGAATAGGATTTTAATTAAGATAAAGAAAAATGAAATAACAAACCATGAAAAAGTCCTTGACAGGATAAGAGAAGCGATGTTTGTTAATTTAGTCAGAAACAACGAATCTGTACTGAACAGTGGAGAGCCAAACTCTCAGGCTGAGGTCGTAGACGGAAGCCACTCGTATTATGGATTAATTGATTCGACGATAAGTAACAAAACAATTGCATTGTATTTGAATGTAGGACTAACAAAAGAGAAAGAGATTGTCAGTATGGCGATACAAGACAAGCTTGTAAAAAGGTTCGAAAACATACAATTTATAACATACGTAGATAATCCTCGTGCTTATATTGAAGCAAATGAACATAACTACCCAATAGGTAAGCTGATTCCGGTATATAGACACGGGGCCGTTTTCTGGCAAATAGCAAATACCTGGACCTTATATAAGAAAGGAGCAACAAACAGATGGTATTTTGGAGAAAAGGATATAGAGAAAGAGGAAAAAGAAAAAGTGAGTAAGAAAAACGATTTCAATTTCTTCTTAAAAGACAACACTCATATCCTTAATTTCTTGAACGCCGAAGAAGTTGTTTCCGAAGATGGCGAAATCCTTGGCATAGATCGTAAAAAGACAAAAGAAGAAGAAGCAAGGTCATTAGCTTCTATTATGGCTAAAGAAGCGCACAAAAACTTCTGGGACGGATACGAGCAAAGTACACAAAACCAGATTGTAAGAAAATACTATCGCGCTATCATAGCAGAAGATAAGAAGCGTAGAATGGACATGTTCTTAAACTGTCTTAAACAATCATACGACAAGGTTAGTGGATGGAGCCAGGAGAAGATAGCCACCGTAAAATCCGGCATGGCTGAGGCTGAAGCCTGCTGTGCTGAGGTGGGGACGTCCGTCGCTGGGGTCTGCGGTAGGATAAGTAGGAGAATGAAATCATACAATAATACCGTAGCTGACAAAAAGGCAGATTTTAATGAGGTACGGGATATGTATGCTGAGTTCGCCGGCGAGATGGCTAAAGCGGTTGGTTCGGTAAACGAAGACATTTATACGTATGTTAAGGCAAAACAGTTTAAGGAGAAGATAGAAAACATGGATATAACGATCCGATCACGATCGAACAATAACACAACAGATAATGATACAGAATTAGATGGAGAATCTATATTCAAGGATATACCATTTGAAGAATTATCATTCTGTAATGATACCTATCTTTATCCTATATCTCATTATTCATCATTTCAATGATTGATGCTTGAGAGAGGGGCTGTTATTAGTGGTCGCAGACAGAGCCGAAAAACGATAATCTCGTAGAGTATTGACGGAAATGACCGTTAGCCACTATTATGCCCTAATTGTATTCGCGTGAAACACTATTACGATCTGCTATAAAGCCACTTATTTGGATTATTATCTCTTTTTAATTATGATTAATGTATTTTATGTTTTTGATTTTATTTTATTTTAATACTTTTGTTTTGTAAAACAAAATCAGAAAAAATATGGCGATTAGTTACGACAAAAAAATCATGGAGTGTGTTCTTCGTTCAGTTATGTCCGAAGGTAATGTCGCACAAGGAAAGGCTATTAAGTCTATTTGTAAGTCACCTAAACCGTTGTTTATTACCGGGAAAGGAGGTAGTGGGAAAACAACGTTCCTTAAACGTATCATACCGGCATTAAAAAATGCGGTTGTTGTAGCCCCTACGGGCATTGCTGCTGTTAATGCAGGAGGTCAAACCATTCATTCATTTTTCAGAATCGGAATGCAGCCATATATACCTGAAATACGGAAAGGTGCGTTTATGGATAACTGCGAATATAAATTCAACGGAGGCTCGGAAAAGATTGTACAGAATATAAAGTATCTTATCATAGACGAGATTTCTATGGTTCGCCCTGATCTACTTGATAATGTAGCCGACATCCTTCGTCATGCAAGAGGAGACAAGGATCCGTTTGGCGGAGTGAAGCTTATTATGGTAGGTGATTTATTTCAACTTCCGCCGGTAATTAAGGAGGATTTTTTTAGAGAAATATACGATACATCTTACTTCTTTAGTTCCAAGTCTCTTATGGCTTCAGGAATGGAAATGGTTTCTTTTGAAAAAATATATCGTCAGAAAGATGAGAAGTTTATCAGTATTCTTAATAAGGTACGTGAAGGAGAAATGGATGACGATGTATTTGATATTATAAATAGCAGATGTATTCAGTCTAATAATAACGAAGGATATGTTGAAATTGTTACTACCAATGCCAAAGCTACGGCTATTAACGAAATGAGAATATCATCTTTACCTGGTTCTTTAAGAAAATTTGAAGCTGTTATAAACGGTGATTATCCTAAAGATGCTCCGGTTGAAAAAACTCTTTTCTTAAAAGAAGGATCCAGAGTGATGATAACCAGAAACGGAGGAGAGTATGTCAATGGATCTCTTGGTACTGTATTATCTATAAAAAAAGGAGAGATTGAGGTAGTTCTTGATAAACCAAAAGATGAGGAACATACTAAGGTTGTTATAACACCATGTTCGTTTGATAAAGTAAAATACGTAAGGAATGGATATAAGATAGAATCTGAAGTAGTAGGATCTATTGTTCAGTATCCTATAAAAATAGGTTATTCTATCACAATCCATAAAGCCCAAGGCCTGACATTGGATGCGGCTATGATGGACGTATCTAATTCTTTTGAAACAGGACAGCTATATACGGCTCTTTCAAGAGTAAAGTCTCTTGATGGATTATATCTTCGTCAACCTATTCCTAAGACGGTAAAAACCAGCGATCAGGTGGTGATAAATTTCTATAAAAGGACTCTTGGTAATGGAGGTATTGTGAAACCTGTTCCAATGGAAGAGCTTGAAAAGTCAATGATTAATTTGTCAACCGGATCTGAAATAGATTTTGCAGAATTTAATTTATAAATATATATAACATGTCGAGAGTTGATAAAATATTTCAAGACAATTTGGCTCTTATAATGAGCCAGCCGTGGGAAGAGGTAAAGCGTCCGGTCTACGGTGACGGGACAGGCGTCAAGGTGAAGCGTATCCTACAAGTATGTAACCAGTACGATCTTCGTCGGGAATTTCCTCTTGGTTCACTTAGACCTACTAATCTTAAAAACTCCATAAAAGAAATATTGTGGATTTGGCAAAAAAGATCGGTAGATATCAAAGATCTTGGTCTTCATATATGGGATCAGTGGGCTGATGATAATGGAAAGATCGAAGGATGTTATGGAGATATGGTGAACAGACATGTTTATATGGGAACCGGAAAAGCTCCAGAGGGTATGACAGATATCCATGATGGTCTTTACGGTTTTCTTAACCAAACAGACTTCATTCTTTGGTCACTCAAGAATGATCGTTCGTCAAGAAGAATAGTAGCATCTATGTTCGATCCTGAAACCAATAGTCTTAAGCCTCTTCAAGAATGCGCGTTCCAGATCAATTTATCTGTTAAAGGGGATGAGTTGTATATGACGCTTTATCAGCGCAGCCAGGATGCTATTGTTGCCGGTCTATGGAACGTAGCACAGTACGCGGCGTTGATGATGATGTTTGCTCATGACGCCGGGTTAAAACCTGCTGTTTTCACTCATTTCATCCAAGATATGCATGTGTATGACCGGCACGAAGAACAGGCTAACGAACTTCTTCGTCGTTCTCTTTTCGGTCCAGTACCGCAAGTAACTATATCATCCCGTATGGACGGGAAAGGGTTCTATGATTTTACTCCGAATGATTTCGAAGTTTGGAATTATGAACCTAAAGAACAGATAAAATTCGAGGTAGCAAAATAATGAACGTAAGCATAGACAGGAGAGTTAAGATGATTCCCCTTTCTAAAATAAAGCCAGGGGATGAATTTAAAATTGGTGGTTATAGATATGTTGTTGCATGCGCTTCTCCGTTTAGGTTTGATGAAAGTAGTAGAGCAAGTGGAATCGAGTTTACTATCTTTTCGTATAAGGGTAATAAACTTACCAGAATGATTGACGGTATATTCAAACGAAACTCTATTCTCATGTTTATGCCTGTGGGAGATGCTTTAATATTAGAGTGTTCTAAAAGAGAATTAAATAATTATTTTATTAAAATATAAAGACAATGACAGGAGAAGAAAAATGCAATAGATGTGAGCAGTTTGGTCCCAACGGTCTTACTGATTATCCATGTAAAAGGATTCCTTCAAGGAACTGTCCTTGGTTTATAAAAATATCGGATAAGAAATACAAAAAGATTCTTGCCGATAGGATGAAAAGAATTAAGGAGAATGAGAAACTTAAGCAAGAGATGATGAAAGATCAGGATCTTGTTGAAGAAGTAAAACAAAATACAAAAAGGTTAATGCAATGAAAAAGAAAAATATAAAACCAGAAGAAGTGGAAGTAGTTATTCCTAAAGAAGTAAAAGCTATTAACATATGTGGAGATATCAATAGTTTTATAAAACATATTATATATGTTAGCTTGGATAAGGTAAGCAGTGATAGGGCGTTTGTCAATAATGATGTTCTGTATATGGTTACATACGCATCCATAAAAGGCAAAAATATACCCGTTGGAGTATTAGCAAAACAAAAAGAAGCTGAAACAGAAGATATTGCTATGCCGTTTGAGGATATTGGAAGGGACGTAAATGTCGTGTATCCTATTGAGATAGGAAAGATGTTTAAAGGATTTTACATTCTTGGTAACGGCGCTGTAGCTATTGATTACGAACTTACAGACAATGGAGGTTTTGACAATGATGACAATATTGGTAAAATCGACATGAATCTAAATTAGTGTATTATAACCCCAAATAGTATTAAACTAATATAATTCTATTATAAAAGTTTAATACATCTCTTTCAGAGATCGGGTTATTAGCCTAAGCCTTGAAACAAAGGCTACGTTATTTGAGAATAAATAGTTACCAAGGAATGTTTATCCAAGTTTCTTGCTCTAAGGATGGTGATTAAACAGGAGTAGTGTATTTGACGAAACAGTGTTGCCATTATATAAAACCTCTTATAACATTGGCGATGGGTACTTACAGGAGAAATCCTGACTTATCCCTAACGGGATTTACATCTACCAAGGAGACCGAAAGGTCTCCGAGGAGATGTATTAAAACAGATGAGTAGTTTTAAATATATTTAATAGAATATGGGATATGATACTATATATAGCAGCAGATCCAGGAAAAGACGGAGCCATAGCTTGCATAGATCAAGATAGCAAACTAATATCGAGAATAGCTACTCCAAGAATAGCAATTTCAGGACCGGTAGACTTGACTAAAGAATATGTTTTTTGCCGAGATACGATCGTAGAAAACAATCCTGATAGGGTAGTGTTCGTCATAGAGGACGTCCACGCCCTGTACGGCGTAAGCACGTCCTCTACAGCCTCCCTCATGGAGAACAAAGGCCAACTGCATGGGCTGTTCCTCTCCCTCTGCATGGCATTCCCGGACATAAATTGCTCCGTCCATTTCATAGCTCCTAAAACGTGGCAGAAATTAGTTTGGACGCATTCTGATAAGGTTATGGAAGCCAGTAAGGTAAATACTAAGAGAACATCATTAGCTTGTGCTAAAAGACTATGGCCAAATGATACGTTCGTTAAAAACGAAAGATGTAAGACAGCTCATGATGGAATAGTAGACGCTATGCTGATAGCAGAGGCAGCAAGGAGAGTTGTTTAATATTATTTATATCATTTTAAAACAGATTAAATCAAAATTAGACTTTTAAATTGTATATTTGCAGTGTTAGATAAATCATAATCGTAATTTTGAAATGAAAGTAAGGGTTTCCGGCATATTAATGAATGATAGACTTTCAAATATCTCTAAGATGTTTGAAAGGACGGTAAAGGATTCAGTTACGTCGAATATAAAATTAACTTTATATTTTGATCACATCCGGATACAAGCCATGAACGAACGTATAACATATACGGAGGATATCTTTGACATAAATACTGATATTTCTTGTGACCAGATATTTTCATTTTTAGTAGATGCCGGAACCCTTATTTCATTTTTCAAAAATCATAATCAGGATATAGAAATAGAAATTAAAAATGATTACAGTATCGTTTTTAGGTACAAAAATGGATCGTTTTCTTCAACATGGATTGAAGATAAATCATTCCCTGATTTCTTTTATCCTGTTGGTGATTCGATTCGTGTTTTGAGTTCGTCTTTTATACAGTCGATGAAGAGATCTTTCACTTTTGTTGGGACAGATGAGTTTAGACCTGCTATCTGTACGGTTCTTATTAATGTCAAGAAGAATTATATTGATATTGTTTCTACTGATATGTTTCGTCTTTTTATAAATAGAAAAGAAGTAGAATCAATTAATTCGGTTTTGAAAGATAAGGCTATTATGCTTAGCGAGGTTGCTGCTTCTATTTTATATCAATTTCTTTCTGATAGGGAAGTTGAGATAGTAATCTCTACAGATGGAGTGCGAACATTCTTATGCTTTGATAGCGTTATAATATCAGATATGAATGTTGAACAAAATTATCCAAATTATGAATACGTATGTAACAAATTTGAAAAATCGTCTCGTGTTAAGTTTGATAGAGATTCAATTATTTCTATTCTTAATTCTATGACGTTGATAAAAAATAGCGTCTGTGTAAGAGTAGATGAAAATGGTAGTATAACAGTAATGTCTGAAGATCTTGGAAACAGGAAGATGATTATGGAATCTACTTCATGTGAAATAATAGAAGGTCCTGGATTTAATTTTTCTATTAGCAAGGATAATATCTTATCTTCTGTTAAGACCCTTATAAAAGGAGATGTTATCATGGATTGGTCTGATCAGTATAAGATGATAAAGATGTTCAATCCTAAATACGAATCAACATACGTCTTAAATCAAACATTGTATAATCTATAAACAATTAGTAATATAACCCCAAATAGTATTAAACCAATATAATTCTATTATAAAAGTTTAATACATCTCTTTCAGAGATCGGGTTATTAGCCTAAGCCTTGAAACAAAGGCTACGTTATTTGAGAATAAATAGTTACCAAGGAATGTTTATCCAAGTTTCTTGCTCTAAGGATGGTGATTAAACAGGAGTAGTGTATTTGACGAAACAGTGTTGCCATTATATAAAACCTCTTATAACATTGGCGATGGGTACTTACAGGAGAAATCCTGACTTATCCCTAACGGGATTTACATCTACCAAGGAGACCGAAAGGTCTCCGAGGAGATGTATTAAAACAGATGAGTAGTTTTAAATATATTTAATAGAATATTAGTTATGGCTTTTAGAGAAAATAGAAGTTTTGGTACAACTTATTATTTGTACATTAATTCAGATGGTAACTTGTATGAAAAAAGTAGCGAACCTAAAGAAGGTTTCGTTCAACACATAAATCCTAATAACGGTCAGCCGGCAGGATACTGGAAAGAGTATTATAATGGAGTAGTTGGGTACATCAACTACATTGGGTTAAAAACAATCACTCTACCTAATGGAAATACTGTTACTAATTTCCTTATCGTATTGAAAGATTACGAGCTTAATGAAAACTATTGTGTTTCCATACCTCTCGTAAATCAAAAAGGAAACATCAAGGGTTTTGTTAAGAGCTTCGTAAAATACTACGAAAACATCGATTTTAGTCGTGAGATTTATTTCAATATATTTAAGAAGAAGAAAGATGATGAATTTGGTTCTTCAGAACTTATTATTGCATATGCTGGAGTAAACGGAGAAAACGATCAGCTTATTGAACGTTTTTACAAAAAAGGTGTAAATGGCTGGCCCGATCCTGTTGAAGTTATAGGATTTGATGGTAAGGAAAGCCTTGATTATTCAGCTCAAAACAACTTCACTTATCAGAAGATTAATGAATATTCAAATAGATTCAATGCTTCTATTAAAGATATCAGAGCTGGTATAATGGCTAAATTAGGGTTAGGAGGAAATGTTCAGCAGGAACCTACGACTCCTCAGACTTATACCCAGCAACCAGTAGCACCTCAGCAGGTTCAGCAACCTCAGTCTGTTCCGAGTGCTATTCCGTATCAGAATTACCAACAACCTGTGCAGCAGCCAGCACAATATCAGGCACCAGCTTATACGCCACAGCCGACAGCTCAGCCTACTGCTCCTGCGCCGGCACCTACTACAAGGAGCGCCAAGCCTCAGCACCAGCCTCAAGCCCAGGCGCCTAATTTCCCACCTATGGAAGAAGATGATCTTCCTTTTTAAAAATGTGAATAATCAGCCCATTAGTAAGTTAATTACTCTTGGGCTTTTGAAGATAAATAATAAATAGTGTATAATATTACGAAACAACAATGGTAGAAATAGTTACAAAATTCCCCCTTGTAAAACTTCGTAAGAAGATTACTAAAGAAAGAATTATGGCTAAACATGGGGATAAATTATGTATGATCTACTCAGAAACCATAGGTAAATACAAACAAGGAGATGAGTGGATCGATGATCCTAATGCGGCAGACATAAATACATTATGTGAATGCTATGAGGCAACTAAGGATCTACAAAAATATGGTATTGTTTATTGTACGGTAAAAATTTAAACAAATGGAGGATTTAAAGAATATAGAAAAGCTTCTTTCTGATAACAGTGATAAAATAAATGGATCTGTTTCAGATAAGAATAAATTGAAATCAGAAAATAAGTCTGTAAAGAAGAGCGTTAATAATGATTGTATTTTAAACGGGTATCATAAGGAGTGTCAGGTAGGAATTAAGAAGTTATATCCTGATGTTGAGATACCAGAGTACAAACATGAAGGAGATGCCTGTTGCGATATTCGTGCATATAGGGTGGTGAAGATGATTAACGATATGGGGATTGAAATAGAAGTTCCTTCCGATTTTGAATCAATTACCTTATATCAAGGGTATTCTGTTAGAATCGGTACCGGATTTAAATTAAATATTCCAAGTGGATGGTGTGTGAATGTTGAAGGACGGTCCGGTTTTTCTTTTGATGAAGGTATTGTTGTTTCTAATGCACCTGGTAAGTGTGAATATACTTACAAAGGAGAGTATATGATTAATCTTATTAAGGTCAATAAAAAACCGACTGTAATTCATAAAAACGATCGTATTGCTCAAATGGAAATCGTTCCTCAGTATAAGATGTTATTAGAGGAAGTAGAAGACATAGAGATTGAAGATGACAATGATCGTGGAGAAAAAGGTCTTGGTAGTTCTGGAGTTAAATAATTTTTAAATATTTTTACAATGAGTATGTTAGGTTTTACATTCATTACCGATAGCAAACTATCGATGTATCGTGAAAAGGCTATAAAATCCGAAACGCTCGCAAAAGAGGTTGAGGAAATGCAAGATATGGCTTTTATTTACGAAAAAAGAATAGAAGAGAAGAATAAAGAAATTTCCAATCTTAAATCGGATATAGCTTCAAAAGACAAAGAGATTTTATCTGTTGGTAAAGATCTTTCCGTAGCTAAAGAGGAAATAGAAAGACTGAATAATAATCAGAAAAAACTAATAAAAAGTATCAAGGATAAAACAGAAAAGCTTGAAGAAGCTAATTCTAAACTTGGTAATGCTAATTATAGAATTAGCGACTTAGAAGAGAAGAGAAGTAAAATATCATCCGACTTAAAAAAGAAATCCAATGAGTTGGTTGAAGCTAAAATCAAAATAGGTAATTTAGAAAACGAGGTTTTGGTTGGATCCAAAACAATACAAGATTTAGAATCGAAGCTGAAATTGACGCAAGTAGAATTAAGAGGCTACCAAATAGGTATAATCGGGAAAGATAAAAACAATGTTGCTGAGCCGGAATTAGATAAAGATGAAGAATCAGATAAAGATGTAGCAGAACCGGAGAAATTTGATGAAAATAAGGAAGTGAAATACAATACGCTTCTTGATACAGATGTGATTCAGGAAGAAGTTGGTGATATTGTGGATCCAGAAAACGTAGCTGAACAAGTAAAAGACACTAAAAAGAAGAAGAAAAAAAAGAAATGAGTTATTTTAATGGTTTTATAATATTTTAACCAATAAATACACTATGCTTTAGCAAGTGGATGAATTGATTTGATTAACTTTGGGTCAAAGTTTCAAATAAAAAAAAAAACTTCGGAAGGGCATTTCCGAATTGGAGAGCAAGAGTGATTCCAATGATAGCAATATCAGGGTTTCTTGCGTTTGTATCCAAGAATCCCACGCGCTTTAGGCGTGGGAGTATGTCAAGTTTTAATGTTTGCCATATTGTTGGTTAGTGCTTAACTTTGCGTTGAGAGAGTTTTTAGGATAATTATTGGTTAAAAATTTAGCTGTTATATGCAGGCGTCTGTGAAGGCTCCTGCATATTTTTAAGGTCCTGTAGCTTAGTGGTGAAAGCAGGCGGCTCATAACCGCAAGATCGTGGGTTCAAATCCCTCCGGGACCACTGTCCAATGGTGTAATGGTAGCACAACAGATTTTGGTTCTGTTAGCGGAAGTTCGATCCTTCCTTGGATAACGGTACATATTTTGTGTAAAGTGTTAATTATATCGCTGTTTGTGGTGTGTGAACATAGCAGACAGAAATAGTCTGGTAGTTAAACGGATATAACAGAAGTTTCCTAAACTTTAGTTCCGGGTTCGATTCCCGGCTGGACTACAATATGGCCGATTGGGTGAATGGTTTAGCCGGAGGTCCGCAAAACCTTTTATGGCGGTTCGATTCCGCCATCGGCCTCATATTCGGATCATGCCACAAAGCCGGATAACGAATTTAAACAGGTCTGCTAATGTTTTTGCTGTAGTGGCATGTGGTAAGAACGTTAGCGGACCTTCGCTTTAATAACGTGAATTATCCAGAACAACAAATATTACAAATTCTTAATTGTAGATTGTTAAGTAATCCGATGTATGTTATTAATAATCTTCATATATACGATTGGGAATCTGACTTCCTGGCCATAACAAGATCATTGTACGCTTATGAAGTAGAGGTCAAGATGTCTAAACAAGATTTCTTTAACGACTTCAAAAAGGATAAAAAACATAAGGTTCTTAAAGACGGCATTATTAAGGTAGGTGGTGTCATAAGCTATCCTCCAAACTATTTTTATTACGCTTGTCCGCCTAATATGATTGACGTAAGTGAGGTCCCGTCTTATGCTGGGCTGATTTATGTAGATGTTAGTAAAAATAGGATGAACGTCGTTAAGACCGCACCTTTAATTCATAGACAGAAGTTTGATGTAGTGGGTAGGAGACTGGTAGATAAGTTCTACTATAATATGGTTACTTGGAAGAAAAGAGCTATTTCAAACGTGTATGCAGACCCAGCCAAGGAAAGAGAGAAGGGCGTGCGTGCCGGAGCTGAGGCTGTAAGGAAGTCGGCCTGGGATGCGTTCAGGGCACAGTGCCCGCACATCGCTTTTCCCTATGGAAAAGAATTTCCGATGTGTGACGATCATGAACAAGATCATCCCATGAGAGACTGCATACTTCAGTGTGAAAAAGGTAGAATATTTAAAAACGTATTAAAATAGCCGAAATAACATTAAAATGATATAATTTCATTATAATGTTTTAATGTACCAAAAATGGTCCGGGTATTAGCCTAAGCCTTGAAATAGAGGCTACGTTATTTAAGAATAAATAGTTACCTACGGATGTTTACCCAAGTTCGTAGCTCTAAGGTAAGTGATTAAACAGTTCTGGTATTCAGGAACAGTGTTGCTTACGAAAACCTTAAATAACATTGGCGATGGGTACTAACAGGATGAAATATTCCTGACTTATGTTGAATAAACATTAAAAACGTTTGTAGATATGGTGTACGTACAAGACATAAATGGTAAACCTATGATGCCTACAACAAGGCATGGTAAGGTTAGGAGACTGCTTAAAGACAAGAAAGCAGTCGTTGTAAACCTATGTCCGTTTACCATCAAATTAACGTACGTCACATCTGATTACAAACAAGAAATTGTGTTAGGCGTTGATGCTGGTACTAAACATGTTGGTCTATCAGCTACGACGAAAAGCAAAGAACTTTACAGCAGTGAAGTTATTCTTAGAAATGATATCGTAGATCTTTTATCTACCAGAAGAGAGCTACGAAAAACAAGACGGAATAGATTGAGATATAGAAAACCTCGTTTTAATAATAGAGTAAAAAACAAGCGTCCAGGGTGGATAGCACCTTCGGTGCGGTACAAAGTAGACGCTCATATTCGTGTTATTGACAATATATGTTATATACTACCAATATCCCGTATTGTTATTGAAGTAGCTCAATTTGATACACAAAAGATCAACAATCCTGAAATATCCGGTAAAGAGTATCAGAAAGGTGATCAACTTGGGTTTTGGAACATCAGAGAGTATGTCTTGGCAAGGGATGGGCATAAATGTCAGTATTGTAAAGGTAAGTCAAAAGATAAGGTCCTTAATGTCCATCATATCGAGTCTCGAAAAACAGGAGGTGATTCACCCTCAAATCTTATTACCTTATGTGAAACTTGTCACAAAGAATACCATAAAGGTAATATAGATTTGAAGATCAGAAGAGGCAAGTCGCTTCGCGACGCAGCCGTAATGGGAATCATGAAATGGAGATTGTATGAGGAACTAAAGTCTAAATATGACAACGTTTCTATGACCTTCGGTTATGTCACAAAACACAATAGGATCAAACATGGTATTGAAAAATCACATGTTTCTGATGCCTTTGTTATTTCTAAGAACATTAATGCTAAACGAATCGGATGTCAATATTTAAAACGTTTAATTCGTAGGCATAATAGGCAAATACATAAAATGAAAATTTTAAAAGGAGGGAAGAAGAAAAATAATCAAGCTCCTTTTGAGGTTTTCGGTTTTAGATTGTTTGATAAAGTGTTGTATGATAATAAAATATGTTTTGTTTATGGAAGGAGAAAATCAGGTAATTTCAACATCAGGGATTTCAGCGGAGAAAACCCAAAGGATGTTTCACACAAAAAGTTTAAACTCATTAGAGGAAAGAGGCATCCGATTATATTAAAGTAACGCATCATGAGCACCCCACGTGAATTAAGCAGGATAGCTAATAGGATAGCCACGAAGATGACTGATGATGGATGGGTCAGCCCCGGTAGAAAGAATCTTGTCTCTGATAAGAAGGTCATGGAATTAATAGATTTGATCTTTAATGAAATATGGAGGGAATTAGATGACGGGAAAAGAGTCCATATCATAAAACAGATGATTTTTAAAAAGATTTTTGTCAGTAGGCAAAAAGATAAATACTACATACAATGCATAGAAAAAAGGGACGCCAAATAGACGCCCCTTTTCTTTTTCTGTAAGTAATTGTTATTTCATTACTTTCCTTACCAACTTAGAAACAGCTTGCGTGATAGTCCACCTGATGTTTGCATTAACGTTGATAGTCTGAGGAGTACCGTTTGCATCCAAGTTAATTACCTCCTTGTCTATTTCCAAGAACGGATCACCTGCTGTCTGGGTAATAACCGTATTAGCTGTCTGACCACCAGCGGCCGTCACCTTAAGAGTATTTACCAGATCGTTTACATCAGTGTTCGCAGCAATATCGGAGAATACGATACTGAAAGCAAAGCTCCCTGTTGCACCAGGGTCGTCAGCAATAACAGCGCCGTTGTTGGTAGCCTTGCCTGCCGCCTGATAGGAGGCAGGTATTTTCAACGTCAGAGGATGAGTTTTGTCCGGAGTTAAGGAGAACGTTAACTTAGTTGAGTTACTTGTACCGTTGATTGTTACAGTACCACCTTTTTTTCCTACAGATGCAGTAGGATCTATTTTTACGAACTCAGTTGCCGGAGATTGGTTTATGGTAACACCTTTCTTAACTCCCCCAGATTCGGCACCAAATTCTACTTGTTGCGTGCGTCGTACACGACCTTCGTATTTTTCACCTGATACGGTAACCGCCTGATCACCATCACCTGATCCCGGATTGAAGGTTACAAAACCTATTTTCATTTCTGCCATGACATTTATTTTTTAATTGATTAAGATACCGACAAATATATGATTATTTTTATTCTCTTGTGTCATTGGTTTGTTTTTATTAAATACGTAGCGCTATGGTTTTTTATCGTATTTTAATCCTATTTATTTCTTTGCTGATTATTTATTATGTATGTTTGCAACATCAATATAAAATATTACAACCATGAAAGTAGATTTTTTTAACAGTAAGGATTTTTTAGGATCTAAAACTAAAGAGAGTAAGATCCGGAAATTATCAATCAGCAAAAGTAAGATAATGACTATCTCTGTCGATAATTTGAATTGGATGGGGGTAACGGATGCGGTTGTTATCGGCTTAGAAGAGGGGAAGATATTTGAAGGAGTTGAAAATACGGCCTTTTATCTGGCTGCTTCTGATGTTGAGGACGAGAGATCGTTTAAGGTAAATAATCTTGGTGTAAAATACAAGAGGGTTTACTTAAAAGACCTGCTCGATTATCTTGGATGGGATATAGGAGAAAATTCTTATGCTGTGTATGATATTATAAAAGAAGACAGTAATCTATTCCGTCTTCAGTTTAGGGTAATAAAAAAGAGTAGGAGTGAAAAATGATGAAAGATTTGGATATTAAAAACAAAAGAATACTGCTATTCGATTTTGACGGGACGCTTATAGAAACCGCTTCTGGGAATACATTCGCTACAGACTTGACAGATATGAAGATTAAGATGGATGTGGTGAATAAGGCTCTTGACCTCATGCAGGAGAACGGTGTTAAGGTATTTGCTATCGTAAGCAATCAAGGAGGAGTAGAAGCCGGGTTTGTTTCTGGAGCTGATATTGAAGCTAAGATAGAATACGTACTGAGGTCCGTACATGATCTGGCGGTAAAGAGAGGCATAAGAGGCGTCCTATATGAAAAAAGGTTGTGTTATTCAAATGACGAACAAAATCCGATGAGGAAGCCTAACACGGGCATGATTGATGATATTCTTATGAAGTGTAAAGACACGGTAATGCGTGGTATGAACTTTAGTCAACTTAAGGGATGTTCGTTGATGGTCGGGGACGCCAGTGGTCTGCCAGGGCAGTTCTCTGATTCGGATAAGGTATGTGCTGAGAATGCCGGAGTTGACTATATGGACGTCATTCAGTTTGTTGGTAAAGATCTTGATTTAAATTATGTGTTGTCCAAAGAACATACAAGTGAAGGACTGGTTGAGTTTAGGGACGATTTTGTTTATATTTTTAGTAATCCTTATGGGGTTGATCTTAACATAAAAATTGAATTACAGGATATTTATCGTTCGGAGTTGGTTACTCCTCCTATTTGTAAACCTCCTTTATTTACTTTGAAGGTTCGTATTAAAAAAGATCAGGATTATGGAGGATATAGCGATATTATAAGAATAGATAAAGGAGACAATAATATTACATTTACGAGTTTGTATCATGAAAGTAAAGAAAACGGCGATAGTTTATCATAAATCGGATTTAGATGGCGTTGTGTCGGCAGCCATCGCAACCATGTACGAAAATAGTAAAAACAAGGATGTTATTTATATCCCGTATTCGTATGAAGATGATGTAAAGAAAGTTATTGATAAAGTAGATGAATATGGGGTTGTTTACGTTCTTGACGTGTCTTTCGGAGCCGATTCTAAAACGATTTTCAAGAAATGGCTTGATGAAGGAAAGAGCCTGATGTGGATAGATCATCACAAGGGAATTATCGAAGATAGTAAGACATGGGGGTTCGTAGTTCCAGGGTTGAGGAGAGTCGGTACCGGTGCGTGCGCACTGGCCTCGGACCTGCTGATGGGGAAGGTGCCGGCGATCGTCCGGTGCCTGTCAGACTACGATGTGTGGAATAAAGAATCCGGTTTAGGCTGGGATACGGTAGTAGCCGTCCAGTATGCCTTGAGATCAAAAATAAGACTCAATGTGTTAATAGCATTGTCGTATTTGTATGACCATTTTAAAGAAAATATGAAGGACAATGAGGTGGATTTAATTTTCTATGATCTCGCTAAAGAAGGACGTGCTATAATTAACTACATGGCCGGCAAAAACGAACAAGAGGTAAGTGCGTGCTCGTTCGAAGCTTACGTAGACGAGGTTAAGGTCGTGGCGATGAATACCGTAGAATCAGGCTCTAAAGTATTTGATTCTCTTACACCTGACTGGTTAGATGGTAGAAAAATTAAAGCCCTGATGCCATTTTGTATTATGCCAGGTGGTAAAGTCCGGTTCTCTCTTTATGAATGCGTGGAAGACGGCGTAGATTGCTGTGAGGTAAGTAAGAGATTTGGTGGTGGAGGACATGCTGGTGCTGCTGGGTTTGTTATAGACGTATCAAGTGACCAGTTTAAGGACTTCCTTGAAAACCGAAAACTTACTTCAATACAATAAATAAGGTCATGTTTTAAATAGGATTGGTTTATATCAATCCTATTTTTTTGTGGTGTGTGGAGAGGTGGATGTAATGGATGAGATAAAATGTTTATATTATGAAGGTTAGGCAAAAAGGTTTATGTGATGAGGGAGAGGTAAAAAAATGGTTTGTGTGATGAGGGAGAGGTAAAAAAATGGTTTGTGTAATGGGAGAGAGGTAAAAAAA